AAACCACCGTTCTAACACAGGTCCACCCTCATCTTCGTCTACTATGATGTAAGCCACGGTCTTCTTCACGTTCGCATAACGCCATCCACTGTCGCCGCCTATCTGACCTGAGCCAACCCATACTTTATGTGGATAGTTCTCCACAATGCTCTTGGAGTAGTCATCCTGCTCATTGTTCAGTGAGTATTCAAAGTTATTACCATGCTCCTTCTCGATGAAGTTGCCTATTGGATCTTGTGTATAAGTATAATAGCCCATAAAAGTCCTACCCTTTTTGCGTTAATATGTGTATATTATACACTCTTTAGGCGTATTGTCAACCGTTTTTTATTAGATTTATGCAGTTTATGTATGCAGAATGGTGTCCCTTAGGACCCCAATGAAGGCCATCACGGCCCATATCTCCGGGCACAGCCTGGCACATATTATTGGGCCATGTGTAAGGTTTTAGTTGTGGGTTGTTGTCTATTTGATAACAAAATACTGCAGATTCCTTCATGTAATGCATTTCTGTTAGTTTAATGCCTTGTGAAGCACAAAAATACAGTAAGAATTGTCTTTGCATGTAAAAATCAAACCACATGTGGTTTTCATGCATTATTGTCCATGCTTTCTGATTTTCGTCCTCCATAGAACTGAAGAGTGGTATGAATCCGTTTACTTTGTCTTGATAATCGCTACTACTATCTATGTCGTCTATAGCTGGGTGAAGTGCGTTGTTGTTGAATTTGGTGTCAGAGAATATAAGTTTTCTACCAGGATGTGACCACATAACAACTACTTGGTCAGGAATGTATCCGCTTTCTATAAATGATTGTAGCACCAACAGTATTTCTTGATTATTTCCTCCTGGGTTGCCTAAATTCCAACACTTTTTGCCTAGTTTAGTTGAAACTTTACGAGTCCACACATCAGCATCTGAGACCCCAATACCAAATGTAAAACTGTCTCCTAAAAACATTATAGCATCATCTCCTTTTGACATAGAATCTGCTCTCCAACCTTGTTTGTTTACAGTATAAAGTATATCTTCCTTAGTGTAATCTTTAGTATTTGCTTGCCAATTGTCTTTAAGAATTCGTGTTTCTTCGTCTGTTCCATTGAAATCATTTATGTCAATACCTAATGTCTGTTCTATCATTTGAGGGAACACAGGACTATCCATTGGTATATACTGAATGCTAGTTAAATCGCCAATGTGTTGTACTTTACCATGATTTGCTTGATGTACTGGTGCGAGTTTATCTTTAAGGTGTGGACCAAAGTCAGTCTCTGGTAATATATCTGAATGTGTTCTAAATGGTTTAACTGTGTTTTTCTGTAACACTGACATTACAATAACTCTTTAAAAAGTTGTGCTAATTGTGTATGTGACCTAGGTCCGAAATGCATATTGTCCCTAGCAAAGTCGGGCCATATTTTATATTGTATTCTCGGTATCTTCTGATTACATTTCTCTCTAACAAAATTTAATGTAGTGTCCTCTATAAATCCTTCTATGAGTTTTACATTATGTTTGCCACACAATGCAATAACAAGTTCTCGGTGTACGCAAAATTCTAATAATAATTGTTGTTCACTTTGTAATAACTGTCCTTTGACAGCAGATAAAACATTGCTGGGTAAGTGTCCTGTATCTAAATTTTTCATTGCACGGAATTGAAATACATAGGGTTCAACTGATTCTTTATTTTCTAATATGAAGTCAGTTATTTGTGCATCTACATTCTTTACCTTTTCTGAAACTATTAGTTTTCTATTTACATCGGGCCAAAATACTGCTAATGTATCTGGTACTATGCCTTGTTCAAAGAATTGTTTTATTAGTAATGCTACAGCATCACAACCTATTCCGCCACAACCTATATTAATATGATACATGTCTAACTGTTCTGCGAGTTTACTTCCCCATACTTCGTTATCACTAACACCTATACCATATGTGTGGCTACAGCCTGCTGTCATTAGTGTTGAGTCTGTTTGTATAATGTCAGAGCCTCTGAAGCCTTGCTGATTAACAGTATATAACAGTTGATCTTCTGTGTAATCTACTAAATTACCACCATCTTTCCAATGGGTTGGATGATCCGATGGTTGGTATTGAAAGGAAAGGTTGGTACCAACTATCCCTTTACCACGTATTTGACCATTGGTATCTTTCTGTGGTTGTAGTAGTCTTGGTAGTTGTCCTAGTTCGCTTGAAATAGGTCTTAATGTGTTATAATTTAGATGTCCCATAGTATTATTTATTTATTAATCTAATCCTTTTGCAAATTTTTCGACGTCATTACTCATCATCTTAAGCCACATAGCATCATCTTCACTGAATAGTATTAGTGCTTTTTTATCTAAATAATAGGGCCAAGACATGTGTTCGTGTAAACGTAATAGTATGTTCTTGTGTAAGCCTTCGTCTATTGGAAACTTGTATGCATCATACTTTGGCTTCATTAAGTTCCAACCTAACTTAGTTAACCTAAGTCCACTACATGTTTCGTCACTGAATTGAAAGTTCTTAAACAGCATATAACACACATCTAGGGGAGGGTATTGCCCAAGTGACTCGTGTTCACTTTGCATCTTTTGGGCTATTTTAAATTGTAGACTATCCGTTAACATGTCCAGATTCCATATCATCTTCAGTGATAACATCGCCTGATGTTAGTTTGATTACTTGGAATTCGGAAGTGCTAAACGTTTTGTTTAATTTTTCTGCTAAGTTGAATGCATGTCCACTGTTACTGAATGACACTTTTTTATATTTGGGTCCAGGATAGGATACTAACTTATTAAGTGTTCGTAAATTGATTGGGTTGCCTTGATAAAACACACTGAATATTGCCTCAGCGGCTAGTATCTGGTCTGCTTTGTAAGTGTCTTTGTGTACTGCTTCTAGCAATATCTTTGGTTTTGGTCTTGACATAAGTGTATCTCCATACACTTATTTATCAATAAAACTAGTTTTAATTGGTGTTATAACTATGTTTAATCTAGTAAGACTGCTTTTAATTCACCTGATTCATGCATCTCTGTGATAATATCACAGCCACCTATCAGCTCACCCTTTACAAACAGTTGTGGGAATGTGGGCCAATCACTAACTTCAGGAAGTGTTGCTCTGACTTCGTTATCTTCTAGTATATCGAAATAACTGAATTGTGCTTTATGCTCTTTTAATATATCTACTACAGTAGCACTAAATCCGCATCTTGGTTGATGTGGGTCGCCTTTCATAAACAATATAATATCGTTGTCTTTGATTATTTGTTCTAATTGTTCTTTTGTATTACTCATCTGGAAATCCCTCTTCTACGAACAGACTTAACTGTTCTATTTGTTTGTCCGATAGTCCTGCGGCTTGACCCCACATCATCGTACTGTTCATTCCTATTTTTTCTCTATTTTTGTAAGCATTTAGCCTGCCTGCTATATAGTCTGAACTTTGTCCTGCTAACTTAGGAAACATACCTTGTCCCTGTCCTTGTGCACCATGACATGCGGCACAACCTGCCCATAGTCCTCTGATGTTTTCAAACACATCAACTATGCCTGCTTCTTCTTTGGCTATTGCTATAGCCTTTTGTTCTTGTATTTGTTCTCCAACTGTACCATTGTCTGCAACATACTGCTCGTAGCATTCGCCTGTGCAACTATGATTACTTGCATAGCCTTTGTACTCTACGTTTGGATATATAACCCCTACAAAAAAGACTGTGAATACAGCAATGCCACCTAATACTAAACCTAATTCTCTCATTACTTACCTAAGCCTTCACGCATTACTAATGTTTTAAACTCTTGGTAGCCGCCAATCTTTTCGCCATCAACTATAATCTGTGGGAAAGTTCTTGCACCTGGAAATGTTTCCATTAGTGCTTCTCTGTCAAAGTCTTCGTCCAACATTTTAACTGTTAAATCGTATTCTTTTTGTGTTGCTAAGTTCTTTGCCATATCACAGTATGGGCATTGTGGTTTACTGTAAATTTCTACTATCATATTATTCCTTATTTTTTGTAAGACGGAACCATAATGCATCATCCTCATCTTCAAATGTTATTATCGCATATTTAGTATCACGAACAACATTGAAATGCCATCCATACTTTCCTTTTGCATTAGTATTTATATCGGATAGTAGGGTATGGGGTATGCCAATCTGGCTCCAGTCTTCGTCTTTGCCATCGTAGTATCCTTGTTGCCAAACTAGTTCGTGTTCAAAGAACTTATTGTAGCCACAGTCTTCTCTCCACTCTACATCGGCAGATTGTTTCATACCATTGGTCTGAGGAGTACCACCCAATGCCTTGTCAATCATTTTCCTTAAAAGTTCCACCTGTTACTATCTGTTCCTCTGGTTCATTGTTGCCTTGTTGCTCTATCTCTTTTACTACTTTGTATAAGAAATGTAAGTCGAATACAGTCTCTCCACGTTTCGTTTCTTTAGTTAAAGCATTAACCCTATCTATGAATTGTTGTAACGGAGAGTCCATTACTATGACTTAGATGCTTTACGTTTAATTTTGTTTAATACTTTTAGTCTTAGTTTCAATTCTAACTTAGTCTTGAAAGGACCTTCATAACCATATGTTATAAGTGTATTAAGTTTTGGACAGTTACCGTGCTTCCAACCTTTCTCAAAATTAATAGCATACCAACCTGCCGCATAGTAAACATTACTGTTTTCTGTTTTAGCAAACAATGGAATCTCTTCCATGTAATCCTCATGATCCACTTCAACTGGAACAGGATTAGGATAGTCTACACTATACCCTTTGATATAGAATGTTGCTGGTTGATTAATGTCTAACTCTACTTCATTATCAAATACAAATTGATTCTTAAATGCTTCTTGAACTTCATCTCTGTTCTCGAATAGTATCGTTTCCGTTTTGTCCAAGTATGTGTATTTGTCTTGGACTGTTTTGTGAAGTATACCTACACGTTTCTCGTTATCATTAACGATCCATGCATCTTCACTTATCTTTTGCAACTTTACTTGCTGTTTGAACTTAATCATTACTTTACCTCCTCAGGATTGATTAAAACTCTAGTGCTAGGTTCAGCACCAAATTCTCTTTTGTAAACCTTATCACCGGCTCTCTCAAATATCCAACGTTGTTTCGTTGGCTTCTTAATTTCTTTCATCATCTTATCTATATCTTTATCCAGCTCGTCCATTTAACATTCCACTATATGTCTGAGCATTATCACTCATACGTTGTAAGTTCCACTTAGAACAAAACTTCATAAAGTGTATACCTATGTTAGAGACAGGATCATTGTTCTTGCCTTCGTTCATACGTTGTACACATAACTCTTTAACGTCATCAGGTTGCTTAGTTAAGTCTATTAATGTCATGTTACGCTCAAAGTCTGTGCGAACTCTATGTTCGTCTCCTTCATGGTCGACCCAACGTTGTAGCATAAAGTTATTGTAGTTATAGCCACCTGTGTTTCTGTCATCAAAGGCTTCTCTCATACCTGTTTTGTTCTTAGTACCTTTTACTCTAGCACCAGGGTATGCCGCAAACACATTGTCTGAACTATCGCCTCTAACACACTTCTCAAACAATACCCACTCAGGGACAATTGGAGTCTTAGGTGCATTAGTTTTCTTATCTATAACTTCATTTCCACTCTTTAAATCTTTCCAACCTTCTAATGTAACTACTTGATCCGTTGTGCCGTTGTACTGCGTTACATTGGGTGCTAGTAGCTGATAGAAGTCACTGTCTGTGCTAACTATGTAATGATTATCATCTGGATGTTGTTGAATCCATACAGCAATCATATCATCTGCCTCTGCTGTTTCGCATCTTACTACAGACACATTAGTCTTTTCAGCAAAGAACTGTACCATACTATCGTATGCTTCAAAGTATAGCTCATCATCTTCCTGTTCTCTAACACTTCTACTGTCTGCTATTACTCTACGGTTTGCTTTGTAAGGAGTGTAAAAGTCCTTACGCCATGAACGACCTTCCAAACATAATACAATATGATTGCCATCAAACTCTCTCCAGCACTTGTTAATGCTGTTAAACATAATGTGCATAGCCATACCAATCTTAGTATCGATGTCAGCACCTCTGCCACCAACATGCTTGGCTCTCATAAACATATTCAATCCATCAACAAGTAAATAATTCATTAGTGGTTCCTCGCTCCATCAAATACACATACAAAATACAGTCCCAACTTTCCTGTGTTATAAACTTTATGGAACTCTCCGTCATTAATACAAATAACATCATTAGGCTCGACTTTAAACCGTCTGTGGTCTATCTCCATCTCACCTGTGCCTGATACAAAAAAGTATACTTCTTCCTGTCCTTCATGTCTATGTCCACTTGTTTCTTGATTCTCTCTTAAAAAGGTACTACTTAATACTAAATTATTACCAAATGGGTTGTCTTTTAACTTATAAACACTAGTATCCTTGATAACTTCTCCACCAATGTCATTCATATGAACTTTCTGCATTATGACTTCTCCCTATCTGCTATGCCGCCTTCCATAAAAGCATCAAACGGACTATCTTCTGTCCATTGATTACTTTGTATTTTACGCTCTTTTGCCGCATCTGTCAAGTCTTTCATTAGGTCAATATTCATTACTTTGAAACTGCCTAGTAAGTCTACTATCTCTTCATCTGATAACGATTGTACAAATTCTGCAATACTAGGTACCATATGTTCGTTAACGAACTTGGCTAGTTTTGCCTTTGCTACTGTGTTATCAATGTTTGCCATTACTTTGCTTCGTCATTAATTGTAATGACATCTTCCTGAACTTCTAGTCCGTAGTCTTGATCCTCTATCTCTTGTAGTAAAACTGTTCTACAGATATCATTGAACCATTTGTTTACTACTGCTTCATCAGTTTCACCAATGTAACCTTTACCCTGTAACATAACAACAAACTCATCGTTCCAATCTAGTTCCATGTAGCCTTGTTTAGGATCATCAACGTTCACATCCATCTTTTTAACATCTACCCAAGGAGTTTTGTCAATGATAGCATCACGTTTCTCTGCTTCTTTCGGTGTAATCACACCTTCTTCTAGTTCTACTTTAGTTTCAGCTTTCGCCTTCTCTTCATCAGTATTACACTCAATAATTGCCAATGCTTTCTTCAACTCAATGCCATCAAGTTCATACTTTGCCTGTGCAATCTCTCTTGCTTTACCTTTTGTAGTCAAACCCTTAGGGGTCATTCCAAATGGTATTAATTTATTCGCCATCTTTCTTCTCCGTCTTTTGTTTACTGTGCCAATCATGTGAACAGTATGCATCACAGAACACATGACTTCCATCTGCTGTGTGATATTTTATATCTAGCATGAGTAATTTGTTGCAACTGCTACAATATCTCATACTACCAATGCCTTATGTTTCCTGCTATAATAAAGAAACATGTTATAAAGTTTACTAATACAACTATACTTCGTATAATTGCTACCCTGTCTGCTGTAACTGAATCGTCTGATGCTTTCTCTCCTAGACTCATTGCCCAGAGCTTCCAATAATATTTCATCGATCTCTATACTCCATTGGCTTACAAATTGTAATAGGATGTCCATGCTCTGTAAATTCCGTTGTACAATTTGCATACTGCCAGTACGTTGTGAAACTAAACAATGCTAGTAGTAATAATGATATCAAAACAATAACTCTATTCATTAAGTACCCCACGCATTACCAAACAAACTAATATGCAATCTAGGACTAAACTTGTATCCTGTCTGCATACATGCTTCTGCAACATCTTTCTCTGTGAGCTCTTGTTGTTCAAACGTTGCACCTTCTGGCATACAGTAAATAGAATCTATCTTAACTCCTGCTTTCTTGTATGCATCTACAAACATATCAACTTCATCAAAGTCAGTCTTGTCTCTAACAACAAATTTATTATATAAAAAACTGTTCTCTACTTTGTTCATACTAACTAATGCATCTGGTATAAGTGTATCTTCTAACTTCTCTGCACTAATAGTTAGTTTAGGTGATGTACTCCAAGTAACATGTACATCTCTGCCTTCATTGTTAAAGTATTCAGTCATATTATCTTCACAATGCTTACTGCCATTAGTTTCAAATGTTACATTAACTAATCCATAGTCAGAATGTAATATATCAATAAGGTCGGGCCAGACACGTTGCCACCCTAGTAGCGGTTCACCACCTGTAATCACCAAGTGAATGTCTTCGCCGTGCCGGCCCTGGAATGTGCCATTGGGTAAAAGCGATGTGATGTGATTAACCACTTCACTTACTGACTTTGTCATCTGTAAGTGTTTATACTTCGCCGCCCAACTGGCACTACTGTCACACCCTATAGGGGTAACAGGTAAATCTTCAATGCTTTTATAAGCATTGGGATGGTTCTTGTCTGCACGTTCATCAGTTAGGTAAGGCATACTTTCCTTCGCTATGATGTCTCCACGTGGCTGTCCAAATCCTGCACATTCAAAGTTACAACCAAAAGTCCTTAAGAATATACTTGGCACACCTACCCAACGTCCTTCTCCTTGTACGGAGTAGAATGCTTCGGAGTACCTTAACTTAGGTTCCTTCTTAACTTTGCTGTCAAATTTCTTTACTTCAATCATTATTTCTTCTTTGTATGTATTCATCATAGTCTAAGTCTTTCTTAGTTCTATCAATGTCTGTAAGTATATCTGGTACTGCTCTATGCAATGCCTCATTAACTAATACATGTAATTCTGAATCAAACTCTCTTTCTTCTTCTACTGTTATAACATTATCTAAACAACAGATTCTTAATCCTTGATTCATTAGTTTAGCAAAGTTACCTTCCTGTGGATAAAAGTAATGTCCTTTTGCTACTAGTTTAATGTATACCACTTGGTGTAGGTTGGTTACTTCGATAACAGTATCTTCTGCACCTTTGCCCACGTTTACTAATTGTAATATCTTATCTGTATCCGCCATTGGGATATTAGTATTGTCCGAGTAAAAGTGAATAGCCTCATAGACATCTTCGTGTGTAAGTTTAGGATATATTCTAGTTAAGGCATCAAGTGTTTTACCTTTACCTATGTTTGCACATATAGTATCTACTGGAACTAATCCATTTGTTGTTACGAATCCTGATTGTCTGCGTTCTATCATATTTAACCTTTACCGTTTGCAAATTGCTGTTGAAGTTTAATATTATCCATAAACTCCTGTTGTACTTTAGCCTCTTCTTTAAATGCGCCTTCTAATACAGTCGTTTGTGTAAGACTGCTGTGTGCTTGTACACCTCTATTCTCTACGCAACCGTGTGTGGCTTGTATGTAAACTCCTACATGGTCAGTTACACATGCTTTCTTAATCTCTCTAGCAATATCATTGCATAGTTCTTCTTGTAGTGTTCCTCTACTTGCACACCATTGTGCTATTCTAGTATATTTAGACAAACCTATTAGTTTATCACTTGCAATAACACCTATGTATGCTACACCTTTAACTGTTTGGTGATGATGAGAACACATACTTGTAATCTCACTTCTAATTACAATCATACCTTTGTAACCATCTTCTACATGGTTAGGGAATGCCGTAGCATTAGGGATAGGATCATACCTACCAGTCATTAGTTCATTGATATACATCTTTGCTAGACGTTTACCAGTCTGGTTACTGTTAGGATCGTTCTCAATGTCAATTACTAGTCCATCTAGTACTGCTTCAAACTTAGGAGTCAACTCATCTACTAGTAATTGCTTATCACCTTCATGTAGGAACTCACTGATGTTATCACCAGCCCAAAACTTTGCTCCTGCTTTTTTAATTCTTGCTTTTATTATATCGCTTGTACTCATCCTATCCCTCCAGGCCAATCATCTAAGTAATGTTTGGTTGTTTTTTCTATAATTCCGTTGTTCCAATTTTCAGCACAATCATTTGCATAATGTATACTTTTACCTGGTAACTCTCTTGTTTCAATGAGAACATTATCCTCATACATCTCAACTTGCCAGCAAGTAGTTTCTAATACTCTTGAGCTACGTTCAGTTGTACCTTTAATTTTGTTCTTCATTGTGTTAAAATCTCTATCTATATCCTCAAATAATTCTAATTGAATCACTTCCACCACTCCTCATAAGGAAATACTATCCATTGTTGTCCTTCTACTTCATCAAGTTCTTTGGCAGTAATAGATACTTCACCAAAACTACTTGATAACTTATCAAATAATGTAACATATTTTAAGCCTTCTTGCAAGAAAAACATTGACTCATTTGAATCTTGTTCTATGCCTAAAGCAACACTATGAATACCTGTAAGTGTTTTACCTGTGTCATTAATGTCATCTATAATAACAATATTCTTACCTATGTATTTAGACAAAAGTTGTTCTAATGTTCTAGAATCTTCGACTTCGCCATCTCTTGTTTGCCATTCAAATCCATGGAATGGAACATCATAGTAATGACTGAGCATAACACCTATTGCATATCCACCTCTACCAGGTCCTAATATAACATCTGGGCTATATTTTTGAACTGCCATTTGTTGTGTGATGTTAGACATCATCTTATCAACATCTGACCATGTGTAATATACTTTGCTCATAGGTTTATTATACCGGATTTTGTGGCAAATGTCAAGTAATATCTCATTTATTTCTCCTACTAATTAACTGGAATTACAATCAAAACAGCAAATAAGATTAAGCCTATCCATATAAAGGCTCTTCCCCATCTATCGTTCATAACTACCTCTTCTTGATTTTAGTCTTTTGCCATTTAATTTCATCAAGTATAATTTGATGTATAGAGTTGGTTGGCTCCCACCCTAATAAATCTTGTGCTAGTGTTATATCTGCATGAGTCTGTATCATGTCTCCGGCTCTACTAGTACCCATTGAGGTTTCAATTGGAGTGCCTATTTCATCGCCTACTGCACCTATTAGTTCTTTCATACTAATTGGATTACTATTACCAATGTTTACTGTAATGTTTTCATGTTGGTCAAACATATAGTAAGCCGTGCTTAGAAATGCTCTTGCTACATCGTTAACATGAGTATAATCTCTAACGCAAGTTCCGTCTGGTGTGTTATAATCATCGCCATTGATTACAAACTCGTCTCCATTTAAACCTGCTTGGGTAAGAATTGGCAGTACATGGACTAACGGATCTTTCTGATATCCATACTTGCCATTGTTACTACCTGCTACATTAAATAGTCTAAGGTTAGCATAGTTAAAGCCATACACTTCAGCATAGTCTTTAATAATATTCTCTGCCATTTGTTTTGTTCTACCGTAAGGATTAACAGGTCCACAAGGATCTGTTTCTTTGAAAGAACCATCTTCATTTATACTTGTACCATACACACTAGAACTACTAGCATATATAAAGTTAGGTACCTTAGCACCAACGCAAGTATTCAGCAAACTAATAGTTTGGTATACATTGTCTGTGTAAGTAGGCATAGGATCAAGTACACTCTTAGGTACACTATTATCTGCCGCAATATGAATAACAGCATATGGTTTAATTAGTTCTATTATACCTTTTACTTGTTTGTTATCTATCTCAAACGGATATTGTGTAACACCTGGTATCTCACGTTTCTTCCTATCAATGTTAATGACATTAAAGCCACTCTCTACAAATAGTTTACATACGTTAGAGCCTATAAAGCCACTACCTCCAGTTATTACAACTGCTTTTTCCATATTATTGTCCATCTATCTTACCTCGGATTACTTCATAAAGTGCTTTGCCACTAAAGAAGTTGTGTGTTAGGCTTGCCGCTTGTAAGTCAATCTTACCTTTGTCGTTCTCTCCTAACACTTTTTTAATGTGTGCTATTACTAAATCTTTATTCATCTTATAACTTTCAAAGTCTTCTGTCCATTCACTTGGATATAAAAACTCTCCAGTAAACATCTCTGAATAACTTAGTCTGTCTGGAACCATTGGATTAGCACCTACCAATGCTCCTTCATAACAACTAATGCCTAGTGTTTCTTGTGTGTTTGCACTAAAGACAATCTTTGCTCTACCTAACAATGAATGGTATTCATCCTTTGTTAGTGTTTGTTCCTGACATACAATCCATTCATACTCCGGCATTGTCTCAGCCAAGTCTTTGAATATATCTAATTGTTTCTCAGGAGCCAATCTGTGTGGGAATAAGATAATGTTCTCTTTGAATGCACTATCATATTCTTTTAATTCATGTTGTAGATACTCCATGGGCCAACCTACTATAGCCGCTTTGCCTGAATTCAATAACTCAAACTTCTCATACCCAAACTCTCTACAGAACATGTCTATATGAAAGTCAGTAGCAAAGAAGTTGTTGTCAAAGACTTCAAACATACTGCGTTCAGCATGTCTTACCCAAGGAGCATCTCCAATCAATCGACCAAGAAAATCTGCAGGATCATACGAGCCGGCATGCCATAAGCCGCCAACTTGTATTTTAACTCCTAACAGTTCTGCCATGTATTTAAGTTGTATTACAGTAGGATTCCATGCGTCTGTATAAAGGAAGTAATCGCCATCACTAACTTTACCTTCTGCAAACAACATACTGATAGTTTTTAGTTGCTCTGACTTCCAGTAGTTTGTACCACTAAAGTTTAAGAATGCTCCGGGGGTTGTGTCCGTTGGAGCATCACTAGGACCTTCAATAACTTCGACTTCCAGTCCAGCAAGTTGCATTTGCTCAGGCAAATACTTCTTCCACTGAGCTGTATATCTTGTCTCTACTGGTTCTAATTCAACTAAAAATACTTTCATAATTACATTGCGTTCTTTTTGTCTTGGATTTCTGCACGTCTAGACTTAGCTAGTTTACCTAGTTCGCCTAATGCCTTTCTTGCTCTAGTCGCCGCCGCTTTCACGCCATTGTCTTCGAACTTAGCACTTTCTTCTAGATAGGCTTCCATCTGTGCTTTTATTTGTAAATGTGTTTCACTACTCATAACTTTCTCCTTTATATAAAGTTTGTTTTAACATCCTTCGTTCGTAGATACATCAACATTTCCTTCTTGGAATCTGTTAATAGGTCTACTATGAACTGGATAGTCAATTTCGCAACCGTTTTCATTATCTTCGGCTACTGATATCTTGACAAATCTGCCAGGGTATCGTTTTGCGATTGCAAGATATAAATCCTCTGCAATCATTTCACAACTTTTAAAATTTAGTTGGAGAGTTGCTTCATTATAAAGTTTCTCCAACCATCTTTTAAACTGTATGAATTCAATGTCACGATCATCGTGAAACACTTCTATCCATACTTTAAAATGAAATATATGTCGGTGTGCATATCCTAAGAAACTAACGTCATACTCATCACCCGTTGCTAACATTGGATCGTCCAATGCCGCTGGATACTTATGTATGCCTTCCTTACTAAATGTAACCCAAATACTTCTCATTTTATGTCCTTAAACAATATTAGTTGCTTGTGGTCCTTTCGGGCCTTCTTCGATATCAAACGTCACTTGTTGATTTTCTTCAAGTGATGCATATCCATCTGTTTTAATTGCTGAAAAGTGTGCAAACACATCCTTTCCGCCTTCGTCGGGTGTAATAAATCCAAAACCTTTAGATGTATTAAACCATTTTACTGTTCCTGTTGCCATTCTATCTTCCTATATTATGAAGGGTATTTCCTTCGTTACTTCCAAAGGGTAATTCCTTCAAAATCTGTGTTACTTGAATAATCAAGTGTTATCTCCGTCTCGATAAACAACTCTTTGCTTATCGAATTTGCCTTTACCTAGGTCAGGATTTCTGCCCTTCTCCCAAGGTAGAGGTAATGTCTTGTTCGCTTTACGCTCTGCAATGATATGATTCGTCATGAATGCAAACATGGCTGAGCCTATAACTAGTAGTATTCCTATTAATGTATTAATCATCATACTCCTGCATCTCTATGAGCTTATCTCTAAACTCTGTAATTACTTCTATGACTGATTCTATCTCGTTCATATCTTCTTTAGTATCAATCTCTATATCTATTTTTATCTTCATGTTTGTATATATTACACTAATTCGTTACCAATGTCAACCATTCTTTTTGGTAATTAGTCAATGACTTTATCTCCAACGTATGCGGACCAATCAGTATAGCTGGTCCTGTTTCTTAAATTGTGTATACTATGACACCAAACTCCACCATTGGGACCTTTGAATGCCTTATCATCTATCTTCAATGTAGCATTATAATTAAACTGATTAACATATGGCATAGGTACACTTATCATTGCTACGAACTTGTTGTACTCATCATACCCTGACTCTAATACTTGTTCACAGTATTTTGCATTGAAGTCTAGTGTAACCCAAACATCTGCTTTAATAAGTTCATGTACTATGTAGTCCCAGGCTTGCCAATCTTGTGGAGTCTCTGGATTAAATGTGTAACCACATCCTAAGTAAACATGCTCGATGCCGTTGTCTAACATACGTTGTAGTATCTCTTTAGGATTCTGTTTTCCTACTACAAACAATGTATTCATACCAAACAGCGGACTGCGTTCTACTTCTACACCTATAAAATAATTAGGATTATCTCCAAAATTTTCTCTATTTTCTACTTTCATACTATATGATCCTCACGTTCTTTCTTTGCTGTTCGTTTAACACCTGACTTGCTTGTATACTCATCTGTAATACCTTTTGTTCCTGCAGGAAGTTCTTTTACTAATACATACAAAATCATGAATATCATAATTGATACTCCGATTGCAAATAAAATAAAATCTATTGTAATTAACTCATCCATATTAAATAACTCCTGCCCTTGTCTGTGCCGTTTAGTTTGTTCTCAAATGCTGTCTTGGCATTATCTCTATTGTATGCTTTACACCACATATCAGAAACATTTAAACTGCCACTCTTAATACATTCCCTAGCATATCTCATTGACTCTATAAATGTTTTGTCTCTTGGACTAGGAAATTTAATTGTAATGTTCTTCCAAAGGTACCTACTGAAGTCTATATTGTCTACTTTCTTTTCTGCCGCACATACATAGATGCCGTTCTCATTTACATAGTTGCCTGTCATGTATTGTGGCTTACTGCTATAATCTATAAATGCATCAAAGCCTTCTGTACCTTTTCCTGCTGGCATCTCTAAATGAAAGCCTGAGTGCTTCATCTGAGTAACGTCTTCGTTGTCCCAATACTCAGGATATGCTTTGCCATATACTGTAAAGTTTGTATACCCATTACGTTTTAATGCATAGTGTGTAACTCTTGCAAGAAAGCCTGTGCCTATAATTGCTATGCTTTGATTCTTATCTTGATTGTCTGCATTGTAAACTGCATTAGCAACATTAATGCCACATGCAACTGGTTCTAATATCCACTTAGGGTCTGCTTTGTTTGGTACTTTAACAAATGTTCCTTGTTTGGCATTGTAGTAATCTGCAAAGCCTGGCTCGCCTCTTGTAGCAACCATGTCGCCTACTTTTATACCCATGTTTGCATTAACCAAACTACCAACCTTAGTAACTAAACCTAACCCTTCATGCCCTTGTATCTCTTGTGGTAGTGTAGGAAAGTCTCCATTGTACATAGCAACGTCACTACTACATACTCCAGTCAGTACTGATTTAACTTCTACTTCATCTTTAGCAGGCTCAGGCTTATCCCATATAGTTTCTAATATGTCTTGATTACCTGTTGTATGTAATAATTTAACCTTCATGATATGCCTCCAACTGCTTGTGAATCCATGTATCAAAGTATCTATGCATATTGTAATCTTCTGTCATTGCTTTATGAATCATCTCACCATAAGCATAGTCTGGACATAATCCAAAGTGCCAAATGTATTCGCTATCTGCTGTAATAACTTTAATACTTTGGTCATCGTATCCTGCTTTCCAACTTGCTCTAAGTGTAATTGGAGTAACACTATTCATTACCCAACTCTCTTCTGCAAAGTCGCAAACATTATACACACCATCTGACTTAATCTCACCATAGTCACTGCCGCCATCCATTAAGTCTGATAGTTGCCATTGTTGTGCCATACTGTGACCATTACGTTCTAAACTATCTAATGGAGTTATGTTTATTAGTTGTGTGTATAAGTGTGGGAATAAGTCTAATGCAACTCCTCCCCATGCAGTCTTTCTATTAGTACTCCATCCACCTGGGTTGGGTACTCTGTTTTTGTTTAACCAGTTGATCTCAATACGCAATGGCTTCTCTTCTGAGTCTTTCCACTTTTGTATTGCTCCTAAGTTATTCCTGTACATATTGTTCTTGCACATAACAAACTTAGTCTTTGGATTCTCATCGCATAATGCATTCCACATATCAGCACTAGGTAATCCAGGCTTCTCTACTAACACTACTTTACATTTATCAGCAAGTTGATTTGCTATTAGTTCATGTGAGAAGTTAGGAGTACAAATTACTCCAACTTCAAACTTACCTTTAATATCTGTAGGGTTATTGTAGTCCGCTGTAGCGTCATACAAGTCGCATGTAGTTACATCAAACCCTTGGGCTTGTAGTTGTGGTAGGTAAACGTTCTTACCTATTCCTCCTGTACCTACTAGTATTGCTTTCATCTTATAGTTGTCCAATCCCTTTGTATGGGTTCTTTAAAGTTACACCAGTTACAAGGCTCACCCTTTGCAGTATGAGTTGGTCCAGCGTCTTTGCAAACATGGAACCACATCTTGTCTTCGTGTCGTAATTCATATTCTAGTTCTTCTCTTTTAAAATCTCGGTTCATTATCACTTATCAACTTAACTTCGAATGTATCTTCCTCACTATCATGTTCTACTACAAAGGGAGGTACTGCACCTTCCTGCTCTAATAGTTCCAATCCTTGTGTGAATGTTCTAAACTCGTCCCTAGTCATTTTCATTACAGTTCCTCAATTAAATTATCAAGTGCCTTCTCTTGGATTGCACCAAACTCCTCTTCAACCTGTTGCTCAACTTCCTCATCAAAGAACATACTAGCCGTACTATTTTTAAATGCACTATCGTGATCCTTGTGTTTGTTATTACTAACATCATCTAAGAATGGTCTGGCATCTTCTAATAATTTATAAGGGTCGGAACTTGTGAATAGTTCTTTAACAAATGTATCAAACATTAACATATTCCTAGGCGTGTATAAACTTTCTTGATTAAGTTTCTTACCTTTCTTCTGCCAGTTTCTCCAATCTAATTGATAGTTCTCACATTCCATTGTTGCTAGGCTGTTTGCTTCTTGTACTGCTCTAATATGCATGTATACATTGTGAGACATCAGTAAGCCGTATGTGAAACTATCCCATGAAGTCTTGCCTTCCTTGTGTATCTTGTTCAACATACCAGGAGCATACCAATTAACATCACCAGTTGTAAGTCTACTACCAATCTCACTCTCCCAAGGGAAAGGATTTTCAGATATGTTGCCTGGACTAAAGTGACTGAATGCTTTGTTATCAAAACACTTCTCCATAATGTAACTCATTTGTCCTGATGTAATCTTGTTTCTAGTATACACTAATCCGTTTGCACTACTAATGTATGGACTAGCACAATCAAAACTAACTGTGATATTTGGATTGATGTGTTCTCTTATTTGTCTTTGTATGCTTGTGAGCATTACACCCCATTCAAGTTTACTAGTACCCAAGAAGTGAATCCAGTCCTTGTCATGTAGTAAGCCATCGTCTCGCATAATCATAATACGTTTGAGTACCATATGCATATCACGAATGTTGTTACCACCCATGCCCCAACCTTCTAATCCATCTGGACCTTGGGAGTAAGGCTTAACTGTTTGATACCATTCTTCTGCATCGTCCCAATACGTTCCTTGTAATACATTTAGGAACTTTGTATTGCCTATACGATTATCTTTAAACCAATCTAAGTTATATGTAGTACACTTTAAACACTCATCAAAGTTGTTTAGTCCTGTCTTTTCTCTAAAGCCAGGCTTACATGCCCAACTTGGTACATCAAATGTCATACTCCAATCTGCTGTTCCTTCTAACCATGCTAGTATCTTTGCTCGGACTCTATCGGCATCGCCCTTGTAATTCGCATCGCCTGGTTTCTCAAAGAAGTTTTCCCAGTCAAACTTAATAACACCTTTACCAATTTGGAAACCACCTGAGTCTCCAACAATAGTTGTATTAGTTCTATCTCTACCTTGTATAATGTGTTCCATTACAGCAGACTTATCTAAGTCTAAGTAAGCATGACCGGCACTATAAAGTGCTTTGTTGTAATAGTAGTAACCTTTCTCTTTATCTAAAAAGTTCATACCTTCCATGCCATGTTCAAAACCTTTAGGAACTCTGCTTCTTCCGTCTACTTCTGGAATATATCCTTCTACACTATTACATCTACCTAATAGCTCTGTAAAGAAGCCACTTATCGCTGGCAGGAATGTAGCATAATCGCTGTGTTTTGAGGATAAATCTCTCATTAGGACCTCGCAGGAAGTAAGTAAGTATAAATTCCCATACCACTATCTACTTTAATTTGTAGTAAGCCTTGATTGTTGAAGCTCATAACCAACGTTGAATTGTCTCCAAGTCTCAGAATCTTTAACACAACATCTAAAGGCCATTTCCAATCTGTAGTAATCTCACCTTCAACATTATTGTCAATTAGGATCTTTGTTCTGTCACTGCCGCCATCTCCAACATGGAAGTATAAAGCACCGTTGTCTGTCTTAGGACTAAAGTTGGCTTCATATGCCGCAAGTACTGTATTAAAGTATGTCAAGTCCTTCATCATTTTCTGTGTAGGAATAATGTTTACATCAAACTCAGCACCTTTAAACTTAATATCTTTAAGTTGTTGGTTAATAACATCTGCTAACATGAATCTATAATGTGCATCTGTACCAGTTGCACTAACAAACTCTACTTCAGTAGGAACTATTTCACCATTCCTGTCTTGTGTCTGTACATTAACAGTTGCCGCATCATCATCAAAGTCTGGATACTGCAAGTAACCTTTTAGTACACCCATTCTTGATAACCCAACAGTTGAATCAATAAAGTCTGGAACAGGATTGTTCATGATACCTTTAAGGATAACTGTTTTGTCAGCATCAACAGTCTCAATCTCAGTTGTCTCTGCTGTGCCTTTAATCTTTACCATTTCATAAATGCCTAAGTCATGTGTATGACGAATAACATCTTTCATAGTATCTTTAATATAATTATTCATAATTTCTCCGATAGAATATTCTTTTAAGTATTATACACTTGTTATTTAGATAAGTCAAGTATTTTTTACCGTTTTTCTTTGATTTCTTTTATCAAAATACAACCTTGTATAAGTTTTTCTAACAATAGCAAAGGTTGTAAATACTATTGTTAAAAAGACCGAAGTCTCAAATATTGTTAGTTCTCCCCAATATGCTATGTTCAGTAGCAATATGTTCAGTGGAAAGTTAATCAGTAGAGCTAATCCTGTATCGATTGTAGACTCCTTGAATGCTTGTTTCTTATCATATGTCATCAAAATTCAAAGAACGCATCTAAAGTTTCTGCATTGTTGGCTCTATTCAGATCCCAATTCATAACTCCTAATACGTTTCCTATTTTCTTATCTAATACTGCGGCTTCCATGGCATCCTCATCAAACGGTAAGTCTTTAAACCATTGTGGTATCTTTAACTCATCTGTAGGATAAGCGATACTGGCATAGTTCATAGCATTGTTCTTTAATCTACACACTACAACTTTTGCACCATCCATTATACTTAAACTATAGTTGTCGCTGTTAGCAAACTTCATGTTGTTGTAATTAATACTTGCTCTAACATGTCCTGGAATCATTTTATTTTCTTTCTCACCTTTCAATGCATCTAACTTATGTAATGTTATGCTTGGCCCAGGACCTTTAATTTGATTGTTGAGCTTGTTAGTGTACTTGGTCAAGTTATTAACACGTTTAGGCATACCTTTCTTCCAAGGATCTAATGACTTGAAGTCTGCTTTAAAGTCTTTAATCATTTGTATAACTTGTTCTTCACCTTCACCTTCCAATGTAGAGTCTAGTATTTCTTCTAGGAAGTCTTGTACAAACTCTGGAGTATCACTACGTTTGATATCCATTCCCATTATTTTTAGTTTACCACCCTCTGGTTGATATCCTTCTATGTCTAAACATTTGATAGCATATCTTTTCTTAGTAATAAACAATCCTGACTTACCAACTACTTCTCTACCTGCTTTAATAATACTACCTAATGCCATTGGACAATTAAAGTCCTTGTACATAAAGTCAGGGAACGTATCTGAAACTTGGTCACTGATACGGTCATACAGTTTGATTGCTCCGTCCATATCTAAGGACATATCATCTGGCATAGCCGGTGTGGCTGTGAAATACACAGAGTCTGTATCGCCATAAATCATGCATTCACCTGTATGATCGTAACTTCCTGTGAGCAACTCATTCACTTTTGCTCCCATGTGGCGAGTGATTCGCCTACCCGTCAAAGTTGTACTTTGACCAATTCGTTTATCGAAGAACCTACAGCCTGGATTCAATACCGCACCATATAAACTGTTCAGGTTAATCTTTTTAACTAACTGTCTCTTATCCCAAAATGCTATATCTTCTGGAGTTGTAGCGGCTTTCTTCTTAGCCTGCAACTCTTGTCGTTCCTTATACCAACGTTCAAGTAAGCCTGGAATAACTCCTGCTACATCTGTTTTAAATATTGTGCCGTTACTACTAATGCACCAAGGTTGTCCGCTGTTGAATATCAAGTTATAAACATCTGCTCCAGTAACATCTAGTTCGGAACCATCTTCCATATCTAACTTCATTACATGGTTAACATCTTTGTCCATTACCATTTCATATTCGTTAGTACCAAACTTACCTAACCAAGCATCTGCAAAGGACATCTTCTCTAACTTAATTTTGTTTGTTAGTTCTTCTTCTGTGTAGTCTTGCCTTAACTGTCCTACAATAGTTTCCTGTGCCATATTTAATGCACGGAACACACTAGGGTATAGGGAGTTAATATCCATTGAGCCTATCCATTCATGGAATCCTTTCTTAGGAGTTGCCACAAAGGCACCAGCCGCCGCTGTACTAGTTGGGTCAGGCTTACTACGTTTTCTATCTGGAACACACATGCCACGTCTATGTGCTTCGTTAATGATTGCTTGTTCAGTAGTTGCTACAGCACCCATTGTAGTAAATAGTAATACAGTATTGTCATGTGCAATAGTATTAGCAAGGTCAATGAACTGTAACTTCGTATCCATGTTAGCAATCAACATAACATCTTGTATGTTATATTCTAAAAACTTGTGGAAGTCATGATTATATAATCTATCTAGACTTCCTTCATAGGCTACTTTCTTTTCACCTAACTCCATCTCACCAATAAAGTCTAACCTATAACTGTGTCGTTCTTCATAGTTGAACTTTCTATACAGTTGCATGTAATCTAAATGCACTCTACCTATCAAGTCATAACTCTGTCTTTCACTACCAAAGTTATCATAAGTTCGTTCTTTAGGGAATTGGTCAAACAGACAAAACTTTCTAGTCTCTGCTTTACCTAAGACTTTTATAGTTCTATTAACTGTATAAGGAATATCATAACCTTCACTGTTCCAGCCACTAAGTATGTCTGCATCATCTATTAGTTGTAGGAATGTTTTAATCATCTGTGCTTCATCTCTGAACAACATGACTTCTGGTAATGGCTTTGCAATCTCTTGTGCTTGTTCCCAACTTAATGTCTTAGGTGGTACTGCCAAACATACCATAGCATCCATCCAATCTAAATAAACACCAATAGCAGTAATAGGCATGAATGCATCTTCAGGTGAACTAAATCCTCTAATAGGATCAAAGTCTACCTCAATATCAAAAAATGCTGTATGCAGTTTAGGTTGGTCTACACCTAGGTAATGTTTTGCTAACGTTTTGTTTACAGGCTTAATGTCAGTTTCATATAACTGTCCACTTGCTCTGTTAATTGCTACGTTCTTTTTGAAGTCTTTGTTGTTTCTACAAACTACTTCTGATACAGGATCACCATACACACTTCTGGATCTACCCTTAGGGTCTGCATAATAGAAATTGTATTCTGGTTTGTGCTGAACTAATACACGTTTACCATTTATCCGTTCGGATACATGTATAATGTCTTTAGTCCTGTCGTGGAATGCGTCTACATAACTCACTAATTACTTCTCCTAAACGTGTGAACTAAAGTTGATCTTTGCCGACTGCCGCTAAAATTGTTTCTAGCTCGTCGAATTTATCTGATTCTTCTCCAAAGTTTGCCTTGTGAGCTACTTTAATTGCTTTGTTTAGGATTGCAGGCTTAATTTCCATCTCTTCTGCTATTGCTTTGACGGTTTCTCTAAGTCCTGTTTGTAATGCGTCTACCTCGTATAATACTTGGTCGCCTTCTTGAATGAGTCTTTTAAGTCTTCCGACTTCTTCTGTGTTGAATGTTTTGTTAAATGCCATGTTGCCCTCTGTGTATTGCTGTGTAAAATATATTTATGTTAGTTTAAGTATTATATATTCAAATCCTGAATAAGTCAATAAAAAAGATAAATACACTATATACACAGGAGATAGCAAGATGACAGATGTAGAAAAGAAAATAGTACAAATAGAACTAGAAGTAGACACAACTCTTGTTGATAGTAGTAAAAATAAATATCAACCATGGATTGACTTAGCAAAGGCAATAGATGCCTGGAGAATTTTCCCAAGAGCATTCCTAAGTGTATACATATTTTTGTTGTATTACTCAGTAATGTGGTTTATGGAACTAGAAAGTCCTAGCCTAGAGCAATCAGGATTGATAAGTATTATAGTAGGAGCAGGTGCGGCATGGTTCGGACTGTATGCAGGAACAAGTAAAAAAGACGGTGGATAATAAATTATGGCATTTGTAAAGAATTTTGTTCGATGGAACACAAGAGAAGAAATCGAGGAGGATGATATCATAGAGTATTTTGATATTGTTCAAAGTGTTTGTGCGAGTAAAATTGTTAAAGGTATTACAGACGATGCAAAGAAAGTTGCAATTGATGTAGTAATTTATACAGATGAAGATGAAACCGGCACTATTTTTATTCACGAGATTGTGCTAGATGAAGAAATAGATGAAATCGAAGGTAATGCTATATCAGATGAACTAGCACTAACGTTTCCAGACTTGGAGAACTTTACTTTCGAAGCCTCTATAGAAATATAGCATGGCTAGAGACTTAGACGGCATTCCGTTTCACCCTTCGGAATATAATCCAGACTTTCCCAGACTTAAATGTAAACAATGTGGACTAATGAATAGTTGTTCACACGGTCAAATAGATATGGAACCATGGTACCCAAGACTACCAATACTTATTGAAGGCGGTATGGTAGAAAGTATAGATGATTTCACACTATCCGAATACACCGAATGGAGTTTACAAGCAATAGTAGACTCAGAAATAAACAAAACCAACGGCATGATTGTAATGCAAAACTTTATACATCCAGTTCTTTACACTAGATGCATAGATCATTGGCCCACAGAGATGGACACAATAGATGTTGAAGGTAGATATCAAAAGGATATGTTTTGTAATACTGTATTTGCTACACTATTCCAAAAGATATTTGACGATGAATATATTAAATGTGCAATAGCAGATAAGTTTGGTTTACAAGAAGAATATAAAGCAGACTGCTGGCTCTGGCAAGACACAGAAAAGTTTACAGTAAATGATGTGCATGTAGATTACAAAGAGTTTGACGTAACATTTGGCTTATACATGCCACAGGACAATTCTATTACACAATACGGCACACAATTTTGGAGTCCAAACTGTGAGGCAGACATGGAAGTAAGTTTGGTTAGAGAAGATTGTACACTAATAAAACAATTGCCTTTCCAACATAATCTATGTTATGTTATGCCTAGAAGTAAATACAGTTGGCACTCTAGTCCAATATTAGATAAACCTATGACGAGGAATCATGTTTACGGATATTATAAAACAGTTTGAATCTATAACAGACTCAGTTAAACAATCTGAACTACAGGAAGTTCCGTTCAGACATTTGTTTATAAGAGAAGTTATATCATATGATGCATACAGAAGTATCACAGAACTAAATGCACACAATGATTTAGAGATGTCTGACTTGCATGGTAGAAAAGAATACAGAATTATAGATAACAATGATGCATGGATATGGGAAGAAGAAAGCAATAAACTATTCCAAGAGCTATGTAAGAAATTTAGACTAGGTAAAGTAACAGACGAACAAGTTGGTTGTACTGCTACGTTCTGGGAAGACTCGGAGCAATTTACTATAACAGACATACACACAGATGCATTCTACGATACAGACTTAACTATTAGTTGTCAAATATATTTGCCAAATGATGAAAGTCAAATCAATCTAGGCACAAAGTTATATAGATATGTTGGAGACAATATAGAAGAAGATGCTAATCAGGACGAAGGTACTAAGTATCCACACCAAGCAAGACATGATAAACTAGATAAGTTTGAACATAGTAGAAGTGTACCTTTCCAACCTAACAGTATGTTCTGTACTGTGAACTCTAAAGACAGTTGGCATCAAGCACCTGTGATTACACAAGGTGTAAGAAAGAGTTTAATGCTTAGGTTTAAAGTATAATGTTATTAGTTGGCGGAGATAGTTTTGCAGAGTTCCCGTCAGATCCGCAACATGAAGGCAAGGGTTTAGGTGTTCACTTTCTACATTGGGCACAAATTATAAGTAATAGTAATGCTAAAGCCACAGGACGAGGTGGATATGATTTAGGATTTAGTTCTCTAGAGACATTGTCAGAACTATATAAAAACAATTACAGTCATTGTATATTCTTTATAACAGACTTTCTTAGAACATCTCAACAATTAGTAAACGACAACTTAGCAATATTAAATAAACTATCTACTGGTCATCTTACTACAGACGAATTTTACTCCAACACAATCACCGATCCCTCCACAGTCGCTACAGGTAGGTATGAAAGTCTACAACCAGTTAACGATTTATCATTTTCATCTTTAGGGATTATGAAACCAATAACAGATGATAATAAAATTCATAACTATTTAAAATTACAGCCTGACTTTGAATACATGCATACTAGACTTGGCTATATTAGTTTACTTAAAAATTATTGCAACAATAATAATATAAAAATATTGTTTGTTTGTCCTTTTATGAATGATGAACGTATCAATGATATACAAAAATTCTTACAAATAAACGTATTTGATATATTCCCTAATGGAAAGACAGAGCTATTTGGATCTGAAAGTTTTAAAAATAATATATCACATTTTAATGAAGAACAACATATAGAGTTAGCAGAAAGGTTTAGTAAAGAGTATCCAGATTGGATTTAACTTGCTATAGCTCTGTCAGCCATTCTACGCCAGTTAGTACCATCGTTAAATACAACAGTTGCACCACCAGTTTCATCTACACATAATGCTAAGTCACCTGCCGCTACTGAACTAGGTAAACTTGCTACTGTATAATTAGGTAGTTGAGGTAAGCCACTATCTGTTTGTAGATATCCTGTGTCGCTAAAGTCTGAGCCAAGAGTTGCTACAGTTCCAAAGTCGCTTGTTACAGTTGTAGAGTTTGCAATCGTATCGTAATCAGTTAAAGCACCAAATGATATTGCTGTAACTCTAGCAACATTTTCTGTACTTGCACTAGCACCACTCCAAGTAAATATACCTGTTGAACTATTATACGACAGTTCGCCATCTCCATTGTCTACTAAACTTATAGAGTTTCTTGCTCTTGCACCAGTATGATACAAGTTACTGCCTTCTGATAAGTTGTCTGTGCTATGGTTAGCAATACTTGATACTGTACCAGTTAATGCTCCACTTGAAACATCTAATACTGTTGAACCACTATGCTTAACATCACCTGTAACGTCTCCAGTTACATCTGAAACTATACCATTACTAAATGTTTTAACACCAGCAAAAGATTCAGTGCCTGTTGTATGCATTATAGATGAAGAGTTAGCAAGTTCTGTTTCTATGAATGCTGTTATTCTACCTGTTGTGGCAATCTCACTATCATTGTCATTCCATGTTTCTGAGGTAGTTACATACTGACTTGAAGCAAAGTCTTCTATACCTATTGCACCAGACAATACCAAGTCACCACTTGCATTAGGTAATCTAATGTTCCTATCAGCAGTTGGTTCTACAGTTGTTAAGGTAATTTCATGTGCGTCTGCAGTTGCTCCTTCAAACACCATAGCGTTTTGTACTTCTACTACTGTTGAATCTATAGTTGTAGTTGTACCTTCAACTGTTAAGTTTCCTGTAACAGTTAAGTCGCCAAAGTTTTCTGTAATGATTTTGTTCCAAGTAACAGAACTTCCAACTTTCGTTGCAATTTTTGTTTCATTATTGGATATATCAAACCAAAGGTCACCTGTAGTGACATCATTAGTTGCTGGTGTTGTAGTAGCGCCAAAGACTTTCGCACCTCTCTTTCCAAACTGGAATGACGAGTTCTGCGTTCCCTTGGCATTCATAAAGACTGCCATGTATTATTACCTCTATTCAGTTATTAAAACTGTCTAGGATTACTCCTAGTTAAAGTTATAATACTATTTATCTTCTTTGGCTAGTGTAACGCGGTTACAAAAGGTCTCTTTACATTTAGAGTATTCGGACACTTCATGGCTCTTAACAAAGGCACTAAAGTTAATATGTTGCCCTTGTGCAAGTGTTTCCTTGCCCGTAGAGTCACGATACAAGTCATAGAAGAACTTAACTATGTTATTCTCTGGTGTAAGTACTGCAACTAACATGCTGTTTGAACGATTCATATACCTAGACATAACAATTTCACCCTCGAACTTGTTACGCTTTTTAATCTCACCTTCGTACTCAGATACTTTTCTGAGGGATCTTTCTCTTGAAGACCAGTCATCATGCTTAACATTGTTTCTAAACACACCAGGCAATGAACCAACAATAGGAAGCCTATCATCCTTACCTGAGAGACTAATATCTTCTGCTTTAATTAATGCGGTGATTTTCTTCTCAAAATCTGTAAGGTCACGTTGCATAGCCTTAAAAATAAGACCTTCGAAGTATTCGATAATCTCATCGGCTTTGTCATAGTGAGTATCTTTCAAAGATACAGCGGACTTATCCGGTTCATGCAGTAAACCAAGCATCAGTTTGAAATTAGATTCAATACCTTTCTGCTGATTGGCTTCATGGGCCTTGATATATTTGTTACCTTGGAATTGGTCAACTGCCACTGCGTGAGCTACTAACTCACGTCCAGTGAACACTTTGTTTGATTTAACAAAAGCCATTTATGATGCACTCTCAATCATTGCTAATGGAACATTGTAACGACCTTGTGGTAATTGCACAATAGCCTTTTTAATGTTAACCTTAACAACTTCACCTAAAGTCTTTTTAGTCTTTTGAACCACATAGACTTGGTCACCAACTTGAATGCTTGATTTAGCACTTAATGTTTTAACAGAGTTGGTAAACGCACTTAGTTCGTTCAACTCAGTAAGACTAAAGTCACCGTTTTTGATTGCTTGTTTTATTTCGATTAATGTCATGTAAAACTCCTACGCTTTATTGTTTAATATGTATATATTATACCGGAATTCGTGGTAGAAGTCAACCTTTTTCTACTGATTTAGGGAGATTAATCCCAAAGATTCTCAAAATACTTGCCAAATAGCCGGAAACCGTTGCTAATACGCTCTTGGTATGCTGTACGCCCTTCCCAATCAATTTCAAATGTATCGTTAGGTCCTTTAACCATTTCACTATGACCTTTGAGTTTACCTTCAGTTATTTCAACGAATTGATGATCATGTTCGCCTGAATGGAACTGTTCTTCCCAATCGTTATGTTTGCTCTCAAAGGCAAAGATCATTTCGTCCATTACCCAATCCCAACGCTCAAAGAACTTACTATCAGTCTCACCATTTTTAGTGTATGCTGTTAGTTCTTTCTTAGTAGGACGCAACTCTGAAGGAACATCTTCAGGGTACACATAAGGGCCACCTTGCTTGGTCTCTTTGAGTTGCTTGAGCATTGGCTCAATAATATATGCAAGGGTATGATCCATGCTCCAAGTATCAAAGTCGTCTATATGCACAGATACTTTAGGTTCGTTTTTAATTCCCAACTTATACAGGAAGTTGTGATACCAACGATGTTTTGGGTAATTTCCTATTTTAACTTTCATAATCCACTGTCCCAATCACCAAATACTTGTGGCGCCTGTTCAGCGGCTTGTTCCATGTAGTAATCGCCTGGATAATGCTTTAGGCAACGATATGCTTCTTTCCTTATAGCACTTGGTACCTTAGGTGTCTTCTTAGGATCCATTAAGTCAACTAGAAATTGCCTAGTATTATTTACTGCCCATCTTCGTTCATTAGGCATTGTCATGTTCATTGCTCCCAATAAATATTTTAAGTGTACGGTTACCATCTTGTAGACTGTATTGCACACTTTCTTTTTCATCCAAGTAATGAACATAGGCACGACCCGTTTGGTCTATAACCTCAAGTCGGATAATGTTGTTCATTGCTTCTAGTTTTTTGCTGTCGGTCATACTAGTTTACTCCAATCTGTATCTTCATCCATCATCTGTATCTGACCACCAAATTGTTCATCCTCTTTGAGTTTATTGTAGATGCCAGCAGTACTCATTCTAAGTCCGTAGGCTCCTTTAGGGCATCTGTAGAGTGAACCGCTTTCACCATGGAAATGAATTTCATCTTCACGATCAAACACAAGAGTAATACCACTGTTTATTCTCCACGAGTCGCCATCTAGGTAGCCACCACTCCAACCTGCTAGAACTTTATAGAACGGGAATGTGCCTTTGCCTGCCTTAACTTTTAACACTACCCAACTGTCTGGACTATATTCAGTTATACTAACATCTCCACTAAGTTCATCATTACGGCAGTACCACTTATAGCACTACCAATCATAATTGCTTTGTCGTTCCAACAATGTCCGACGTATACCCAACTGCATGCCGCTAGTGCATAACATACCTGCCCAAGTGTACCAGCGCCTGCACTGATTAAAAATACACCGACCACACCTAGTATAGTTGCAACCCATTTAACATAACTGTCAACAGTTCCTGTGGGTGTTGCTGGCTTTAAGTCATCTACTTCTAATTGCAGTTCTTCCATCTCTTGTTTGAGACGTTTGCGTTCTGCATTAAGTTCCATTGCCAGCTTGGCCCCTCGACCCATAGTAGAGTCTTTGTACTGATCCTGTACTTGTTGACTTATATCTTTTTCAGTTGCTTTATCACTCATACTATTACTTATATCTTTAAACTGGCGAGCTAGTAAGGATTTGAACCCCAATCGCAAGGTTTTGGAGACCTGCATCTTACCATTAGAACACTAACTCAATAAATCCTAGTGAAATGGACATACAAATCACTAGGCTATCTTCCCAGGGGCGTTTCCCCTATGTTTGACTATTCGACCTACTGCTTTCAGTCTATTCAGTCCGTCTCGTGTGTTTACTTAGAGTTGGTTAGTTGTTTGATTGACCATGCAATCAGTCCTATTAATCCCCAAATAAAGAAATTGTTCCACCATGTGGTCACTATCTTCTGTATCCTTCTAGCTCTGCTTCTTCTACGATATGATTATATATCTGTTCCCAATTCTTGGCAACTAATCCATCTACAGGAGTATCCATGTTATGTCCATGTTCTAATAGTATTCCTTTGAAACCAATATCAGTACCTGCTTTTAAGTTATCTGGCTTGTCTTCAATCCAGTAACATCCTTTATGTTTCAATGCCAGTCTCTTTAGAGCAACGTCTTTGTCAGCACCTGTGTCTAAACATATTACTTTGCTAAACGTACCTTCTCCCATTAACTTTGCTAGGTTTCTAGTTCTTAGCTCTTTGGCATAAGGATCTAAAGATAAAGAAGTTAATGCAATAAACTTGTATTGATGCTGTTCTGCAAGTTTTTTAATAAAGTATTGTGCATCACGAAGTGGAGGTAAAAATCCTATCGCGGCAGACTCATTAAATATCTTAACTAATTTGTGTCCAGCATTTCTAGACATGCCATACCTGTCACCAATGGAGTATTGGAATTGATATCCTTCTACCAGTTCGTGACCATGATGTTGCATCCAAACGTTGAACCCTTCTTCCCAGTCGAGAACCACGCCGTCAATATCTGTTATTATGTATTTCTGTGTCATGAGTGTATTATACCGGAAATCTTGGATAAAGTCAACCTTTTAATTGTTTATTGGATCTAACTATATGTTTTAGAACGTTTCTAGTTGCTACTTGAAAATGGTTTTGCATCTCATTTACGTCTGTAAAGTTACAGTTCACAACCTGCTCTACTATGTGTTGGGGTTTCTCATCTATAAGGTCAATGAGCATGAATATTGCATCGTCTGTGCTTATCATGTTCGCTTGATTGACTTCTTTAGTAGTATTAGTAACTAAAGGAGTATCAACAAAGCCAAAACTAATGTTATGTAATCTAGTCTTATTTGTTCTTGGATAGTTAAAACTACTAACGATACAAAAATGTGACATTGATTGCTTATCATTAATGTAATCAGACTCACCGTCACCTAACATCTCTGCAAGGTAGCCTGATATAGAACCTGTGTTAATAATTACTTTAGGCTTGTCGGACCATTCGGCGTATAAGGTTTCACAAATCTTGTTTTGCATTTTAGGATAGTATGCATTATTAAACAATACATCTGGATCATAATCTATAAGTGTCTGGATTATCTTATCGCCATTATCTTCTGCAATATTATGTCCGTTGCTTTTAGAGTATCCTCTAATTTCCCAATCGGGTTCAGTTAAACTTAATGCAGTATCTAATCCTTGTCCGATACCACTGGAGTGTCCTGTGATAGCTATTTTCATTATTCGAAGTGTTTTCCTAACATTTCGGATACATTGCTATCAACAAACTTCTCTACTTTTCTAACATCAACAATAATATTAATTTGGTTAACATTAGAGAAAGCAGATATCATTTTCTGCCAGGTGGCGTTAGGAGATGTTGGTAGTGGGTCTGCTAGTTCGCTATGGTCAAGTTTGGCGTTAGTACCGTCTCGAAATTCGATAATGATACTATCAATCATTTGAACAGGTATCTCCTGTGGGAACACCTGCTTTAACAGATTTTCAAACTTTTCATTCTTTGAATGTTTTGCAACCAATACAATCTTTATGTCATTATTCGACACTTAAAATCTCCTACATTGTAAGTTATATATAACGTTACTTGTTATATATTTATCTGCTAAAGAACTATTACGTTTCTAAAGTAGTCTTTGGCGGTCTGCCTGGTCCTCTCTTAGGACTAAGTTCAGGTGCAAGTCTATATGCTTCTGACTTTTTGCTATCCGCGTCACTTAACAATGCCTTAGCATCTTCTTCTAATAATGATGCCTGTGCTAGTAGATTGTTTGCCACATCCGCTGGTTCACTTCCTTCTGCAATGTCTGTTACAACTGGTGCTGGACCTTTTGCTACATCACCAACTGTCATATTTTCAGTATTTAAAGGTGGGTTACTACCTGCTTCAATTTTTCCAAGTTCTGCATTCACGTCTGCTAACTCTACTTCCTGATTTGGCATCGGAGTAAGTTTTACCATTGCGACTGGAACTTTGATTAGTTTTTTAGTTGTGTGCAAGACTTCTAATAGATTGTTTCCATCAGTTGCTCTTCTTCTGAAAAGTACATCTGAAACACTATTTGATTCTTGTCCTTCTGGAGAATCAATTACTGACATAACGTCATCATGTAATTGTCCTTCTAAAGTATCACTTACAACAATAAGTGCATTTTCTGTGTCATCAGGTAATTGTCTGAATACAACCACGCAAGGTTTGTCTCCATATTTACCAACATGTTTTAATAATTGTGCCATTTTTATTTCTCCTGTGGAGTCTCAGAGACATCTACGTCTTCGGACTCTGCGGCGGCTTTTGCCGCATCTTGTTGTTCTTTAACGTTGCCTAAAAACATCGCTAACTTATCGTACAAAGCGCCTACGACTGTCATTTCATTTCCTTTGTATGCACCACGTTGTGCTCCAAGGTCAATAATCTGTGCAATCTGATCTAAGTCACGTAATGTGATTGACTCGACTGGTTGTGCAGGTGTCTCTGAACTTTCTTCAGTAGTAGGTACTTCTTGTTCTACTACTTCTTCTGAAACTGTTTCTTTCTTAGCCATTAAAATATCTCCGGTTTAATGTTTTGTTATATGCATTTATTTATAACATGTTTTAACTTGTAAGGATTATTTTTGGTGTGTTTTTAGTCAAACACAACGGTATCTTCAACAAAACCGTCAGAATCTAATACAACACCACTAACAAAGCCGCCTTTGCCAGCTCCAGTGTCAGTAAAGATAACTGTTCCGCCAATAGCATTCGTTTCAATAACAACCTCGTTGATGTTACTTTCGAATGCAGGTACTTCACAGAAAGGACTCCTGTCGTGTCCAACAATAACAGTTCTACCTCTTGGGATTGCATCAGTCCACGCATAAGTTCTGTGTGGATACATATTGCCATTCCATTCTATAAAAGGTTTACTACTATCTATCTCACCAAACAACCTAGCTCTGTCAAATTTCTTGTGGTCTATATCATCTGACCAATACGAAGCAGTAAAGCCACCGTGAGTGATATGAGTATCACCAATCACCATGTGTGTTTTCATGTTGCTATAGAAAGACATAAAGTCTTCTCTAACAATTGAATCACTATTCAATGCTTCAACAGTACTAATCATACCATGTCCGATTGTTACGTTATTACCTTTAAGGTATCGTGCAATTTTGTTATCGTGATTTCCTTCTATGAATGTTGCTTTACCAGTTTTGGATAATGTACTTGCAAGAGCAATAGTTGAGGTTGCATGTTTTCCGTAATCTACAACATCTCCCACTGATACAATGTGTAAACCATGCTCTTCAGCATAGATAGAGGCATCCATAAAGAACTTGTATTCATTATGTATATCACCTAAAACTAAATATTTACTCACTGAGTTCTCCTACAAACTATATACATATTATAGCAAAATTCGGGGGTGTTGTCAACCTAATATTGCTCTAATTTGCCTTCCCTAACCAGGTCTACACTCACACAATGTGGGCCTCCTGCAAGGGTTCTCATATGGCGCATTTTGACTGGAACTGGAGTTATGCCATGCTTCTCCATTGCACTCATTAAGTGCGTTTCTTCTTCTGGTACTATGACTGTTTCTGGATCAATACTAAGTGTATTCATGCCTATCCAACTACTTGCTGGAGCCAAGTCTTTGTATGCTTTTTGCCCTACACACATCTCTTCTGTGTACCATATAATATCCCACCCATCAAACACATCAGGGACGGCTAATTTGCTTACCCTACTCGCATTCAACACTACAAGCCCGGGACGTAAGGGCATTATTGTACTGTCTACATGAGCCCAGCTATAGAGATCGTGCATCATATGAACTTTAAATGCGTCTCCGAGGGTGTTCTGTAGCCATTTAGCACCCTTCTCATTACCAGTATTTGATATCAAATACAATATATCGTACCCCATTCTAATCAAATTTGCTGGGTCTAATATAGGTTCTTCATTAGTAATGCTTGGGTCTAGTCCAGGTTGTATCCTAAACAAACTATCATTCAACATAGGTTTAGGCATTGGTAACCATTTAGAACCAGCCATCATCTTCTCTTGGAACAACTTATTGAACAAGAATGTCTCATGGTATCTAGCTCTTAAACTCATTGCACCCTCTATAATAGTATCGCCTATCACTGTTACACTATCTCTAGGGCAGTATGCTTCGTATTGGTCAGTATGCCACTTACCATTGGAAACTGCTGTAGTGAAGTCTACGGCTGTCGTATCGGGTCTATGAACTGTTATATCCGCTTGTTCTAGTATAGATACTAAGTTGTCTAAGTCCTCTTCTGCTTCTTCATATACCTTCTTAGGGTATCTGCCTTTGGGCATATTCTCATATTGTTCTTTGGTTAGGTTGGCATAGTTGGTTGCATGATGACTTAAATCATTCTCTGGAATGTTAGCACCAATGCTAGTGCCTATTATTATTTCTTTTAGGGGGTCCCACTCATTGCATGACCAAACTGGTGTTGTCATACTATCCTCTGGAATTGATTCATACTATCGAAGTCATCGTTGATTATATCATACAGTTGTGTAAATGTGTCTCCGAATGATTGTTCTCTATATTTGTCCATACGTTTCATCCATACTAGAAAATGCTTATATCCATATTCCGAAGTGTTTGGTAGCATCATATAATCTTTTACTTCCTGTCTAGTTATCACTTGGAGTAATTGTTCTTTGATATTATCTGGAAAGTTTCTAATGTTCATGTAGTCTGGACCTTCTGCAAAACCTATCCAAGGTTCTTCTCCAAATGTTTCTCTTTGCCAGTCCATAATCTCTTTTAAGTTTAAAACATTCTGTGTAGACATTGTCATGTTACCAAATATTTTTGTAGGTATTCCTAGTTCCATTGATTGTAAATCTTCTACAACTTCTAAAACAGTTTCCCACTTACCTGGATATCTTAAGTATTCAAACCTAGACTCTATTCCATCTATGCTTAAACTTATGTCAATACTCTTAAAATGTTTCCATTGTTCTCTTAATCGTTCTGTAGGTTTGTTAGTAGCATTTGAATTGTACATAAGTTCTACTTCTTTTGCTCTGCCAGTATCAACTAAGTATTGTAGTATTTCATATTGTGTGATATTTAATAACGGTTCACCTCCAAAGAATTCTAAACGTTCTAGATTCTTTGCAACTGGTATCCATTCTTCCATAGGCACATGAGTTGCTGGAAACTTAGATACAAATGCTCCGCCATCGCCGTACTCTTTTGCATACACTTGTCCTTCTGGATCAAACTGATTACTATCATGAGCACCACAACTTCTACAAGCAAGGTTACATACATTACTACTCCTGTACACAATAACTTTTGGTCCATCTAAGTATTTCTCTGTTTTAATAAAGTCTTCATACACATCAGTGTGACTGTATTGCTCTAGCATACGTTGTCTTAGGCTAGGTTTACCTATTGTTTCTTCAGTAAAACATCTATTGCATTCACTAGCTTTTTCATTGTTTAAATGTTGTTGTCTAAGTTCGTTAAGTTCATCGGCATGCCATTGCTGTTCACCGCTAAGATGTGCATGGGGCCAATCGCCTGCCCCAAATGGGCACGGACTATTCAATCCTCTGACATCTGGTCGAGTCATCATGAATGGTGCTAGGCATAAATTGTCTGGTTTTTTGTCTGGATAATCCATTATGATGCCAACTTTGAATAAAGCCGCAGAATTTTGCTTGGTATATCTTTAGGTATTTTTAAACTCATCAGCAATATTTATCCTATCTATTGCTGGAGCTGGTGCTACTTGTGGTGTATCAAATGCTTGAAGTACTCTTGCTACATCATCTCTTGATTCAAAATATAAGATCCATTGCTCTCCCATATCTTTGAGAACACAATATTGACCTATAGCATTGTTAGTTAACCATTCAACTACAAGAGAATCGTCAGTTACAAACTTATTGCTTAACATAGTAGCAAACTTATCTGTGCCAGTTAGTCCTGTGAATTCTGCTTCTGTTAGTTTATTAAATCTTTTTATTACCATTTTTGATAATCCTTCCATTCTACCATTCTAAAATCGTCTCCATCGAAGGCTACACCGTACAACCATGTAGGCCCTTGGGCGCCTCGATTTATCATGCCTTTGTCAACGCCGCCTTTACCTAAGTCCCCATCATTGATTCTACTTACTATATAGTCTGCCCAATCCATAGGTTCCGCATTGGAGGCAGGACATATACCATATGCATTGATGTCGTTGTTTCTGTTGTTCCATATAATCTCATAGTCTAATGCTCTAAGATTTTTATACATGTGAAGATGTGCAAACTTTGGTCTATGGTCTGCGGCTATTTGGCTAGTGATATAACAGATGTTTCCTTTCCATCCTTTTAATGTTAACCAATTAGTAAGATAAGTTTTAAACCAGAGTTGGTCTCTGTTATTTACCCACCATTCATTATATGTTTCAAATGTCATCTCACCTTCATGCTCTTCAGTGCTAATTAATTCTTTAACCATGCCAGTATTGATATTAAATATAATAGTATCAGGCAATGAAAGTGGTTCTAGTTCTTTATGAATAAATGATTGGATTAAATCTGGATGATAAAATACTTGTTTAATGTTTTTGTAAGGGCTGGCTTCTCGACCAAACGACTCAACAGTACCTTCCAGTTGAGATATTATTCGTTGAGACCAATCTGATGTTGCACCAAAGAACCAAGTTGACATTATTTTTTATCCGCTGTTTCATATGGTACAGTAGTACCAAATGGCGAAACTGGAGTGTTACCTCCGTAGCCTCCACCATGTACAATAAACAATGTATCACAGTAGTTTTCATCACCCCAACTATCCCAAGGGTAACCATCTGTAAACATCACAAACTTCTTAGGCATAATACCTTCTTCCTTGAACCAATTGAAACAACATTCAAAGTCTGTGCCGCCGCCACCAGCTGGCTCGTACTCTAAAAACTCTTCCATGTTATGCATAGTAAATACTTGTGGGTTATGAACTTCTGTATCAAAACAGAACAAATGTATTTTAAAGTCTGTGTACTGATCCATAACACCTTTTGTTTCACTAAGGATATCTCTCATCATAGTATCTGTCATAGACCCTGATGTGTCAATACCAAGTGCAATATCAATTGTTTGTTCTCTGTCCATACCAGGCATCCAAATGCCTTGATCCATTCCTTTACGTGAAGGTGTGTTGAAATTGTAATCGCTTTTGATAACTGATTGTATCTCTTGTGGTAAAAGTTCTCTCCAACTAAGTTGAGGTTGAACTAAACTATCAACAAGTCTTTTAACGCCACTAGGTAAGTTACCTGCACCAGCCGCCCTAGCCGCCTGTATTGTAGCATTCTTAAATTGTTCTTTAATAGTACGTTTTTCTTCAGCAGTATACTTTGCAGGACCTTTGCCATCTGCATCGTCATCTTGATTGCCGTCTGGGCCGGAACCTGAATCATCATCACCGTCATCCATATCTAAATGAACATCTAGTGTTGACATATCAATAACTCGACCTTCCTCTTCAGCCTGCTTAAATAAATCTGCATAAACTTCTTCTGAAGTCCAACGTTGGTATTTCCAATCAAAACATATTTCAACTAATGAAATCTTCTTACCAACATTACCTTCTACTAAATCCATGTTCACAACATAGTCGTTCGCAATGTTCCAAAGTAAAGGATTCTTATCGCCCCTACGACCAAAGTGGTCATAAACACAATGCTCAACTTCATGTCCACATAAGAATACAAGTTCCTCTTGATCCAATGCATCAATAAAGTTTCTGTTGTAGTAAAAGTATTTGCCATCAGTTGCGGCAGTTGGACACCACTTAGTAGCATCTCTAAACTCTAACCTACAAGCCAAGTTACCGTAAAATGGACAATGCAATAGCATATTGATTCTAGCCGCAATTAAACGATCCTCAATCTCAGCCGTTGTCTTAGTTGTCTCTGGTATATTTGCTAAAGCCTTGTGACTAGTGTCATTGGGCGAGCCTTCGCTTACCTTTGGTGCCTTAGTTGCTTGGTGTAAAATTGTCATCGTTTGTATACTCCTCAATATATAAACATATTATACGTTTATTTACCATCAAAGTCAACCTTTTTTTACCTTATTTTGGCCCTAAGGTATGGTAAATATACACATGGACAACACTAACAAAGTGATTATCTGTGGTGATTCCTTCGCTACTATCTCAAAGGATCAAGTACTCGAAGAACAATGGGCTCATATACTAGGCAATATAACCCTAGGGAGAACAGGCGCATGTACCACATATATCAAAGCCCAAGTAAAATATGCTGTGGAACAACTAAATGCAGATAAACTTATCATTTGGTCTACTACACCCGATAGGTTTGTATTTCCTATAACTCCTATCAAGCCTACTACAAATACCAGACCAAACTTTGGGCCAAATGGATACAAGCCAGATGATTGGGCCGATGAATTACAATCAGCAGGACCTATACTAGCAAATACTATCCAAACACATTTAGATGCTCGTGAGATTAACTATGAGTATCCAGACTACAATCCCATGTGGGCAAGTGATATACTATTAAACTTTTCTGTCCCTAGTGGCCCTTGGAATAAACGACAGAAGCATTTAACTGAAGGTCAATACAAAGCCTTTAGAGCCTACTTATTATATCTGTCTGATCCAGAACTACTAAGAACAAACCGTAATAACTTAATGGAAACCATATACTATTACTGTATGAAGTCAGGCATAGAAACTGTTATAGTTGATGTATGGTCAAATGAATCTGACAGCACTAATCCTAATTGGTGGGACGATGTTATAGATGCAGACAACATATCTATCGTAGATGGTTTTCCTAATGATGTTCTAAATCATACTGATTATATATTTGGTCCTACTGCACCTAGTAATCATTTACTACCTGAAGTACATTCTAGAATAGCCAAATACCTACAACAAATTTAAGTCAAAAAAAACCTCCCTTGCCTTGTGAGCTTGGGAGGGTAAAACACGTTATCGTTTGTAGGAGTAACGATGTAGGATACAACAACGAAGTTTTAATTGTTCATTTAAGAACCTGCTGGGAATAAGTATTTCCAGTAACGGTCCTTGAACTCCTTTTTGCCTGCTAGTTTGCGAGGCTTAATATCAATGTCATGGTCACTAAGAACAGTCTTAGCAGAGTATATAACTAGCTCTGGTTCAAAGTTATCCATAATAAAGTCAAAGAACAAATCAACACCTTTATCAAATGCTTTCTCATCATCTCTACTTTGGAGTTCTGCTAGTTCATAGCATAGTCCTACAGCAAAGGAGTACTGAGCTGACTTCTCTTTAATGTTAAGTTTCTTAACTTGCCCGTTGAGGACATCTTCTGGATTAGGTAACTGGCTACTAATCTTTCTGTGTTCACAGAACTTAATTGCCATGCCTTCTCCAATTGCTCCTGCAACTTCCGCCTTCTGTTGGAATGCTGATGCAGTATCAAAACCTTCTGTATTAAGTATTTCACTTACATAGTTCCACGAACGAGGTGTAGCAAACGATTGACTTGATGTCTTAGGATCAAAGTCAAACAAATCTGCTTTACTATATGTAAGGTAACCAATAACATCTTGGTGTACTTTATTGTTAGTAGCCCAAATGCTCCAATCTTCGAAGTTCACTTCCATGTTAATGTGTCTGAACCTGTTGCTCAAAGGACTAGGCATTCTATAAGTAACACCTCTATCAGTCTCTCTGTTACCTGCCGCTACAATTTTAACATTGCCTGGCATCTCATATTGACCAATCTTTCCATTAAGGACTAACTGGTAAGCCGCCGCTTGTACACTTGGGGGTGCAGAGTTAAGCTCATCTAAAAATACTATAATAGTATCATACTCATCTGCCAACGCTTGAGTTGGAAGGTCAGCCGGTGGAGCCCACTCCATTGTGTTGTTTTCTGGATTACGGAACGGATAACCTCTAAGGTCAGTTGGTTCCATTAATGCTAGACGCATATCAATCATATGACATTTGCCTAATTCACCTGAATCAGCAATTTGCTGAACAAGTTCTGATTTACCAATTCCGGGAGGACCCCATAAGAAAATTGGTCTGTTTGCCTTCATCGCTCTAAGAACGATATCTTTTGTGTCACTTGGACGGACTTGTAAAGTTTCCATATATTACTCCTACGTAATGTTATTATGTTATTTCCTAACTATGTATACTATTATACTGGTATTTTAATCAAAGTCAACCTTTTTCTGCAAATCTAACCAAATTTTCTGCAAATCGTCCCTTAATTCTGCCATTTCTTCTACTCGCATCTCTTGATTTAGCCTAAACATCATACGTTCTATGTTCTTTATGTATTCAAAACTTAAATCTAGATACTGCTCACATTTTGTTATGTGGTCATCCAATTCTTCTACACTGAATTCACCTACGAACTCATACTCACTGTCCTTCATAAACAGTTTGTGTGCTAAATCTGGTTTCTCATCAAACAAAAATGATTCAAAATCTTTTCGTTGTTCTGGGCTTAGTTGTCCTACTAGGTCGTCAAGAACCTCTCGGACAATTAAGCCAATCATCCTAGGGTCTTGTTCAGTGTTAGACTTTGTGGGGAAAGGAATGACATTATCTTTGCCATTCCCATCGCCGTCTTTTTTATCTACCATACTCGTGTCATCACCGTAATAATTTCACCAACTTCTGGTCTGAAGTCTCTGTGAACATTTACTCTAGTACCATTTTGTAAGGTACCGGTTACACCATATCCAATAATAACTGGAGCATTATAAGGTACTGTATTAATTACAGTCTCAATTTTACACTCAGCACCTCTTTGGTTATTGTGATCCATATTATTGCCAATCCTATTACCTAATAGTCCTGCAACAATTTTACCTGCATCACTGGCGCCAAGTTCATCTGCAATAGCAACTCCAACACCTGCACCAACTAATCCACTTGTAGAACCAAATCCACGTTCTGTTATTTGTTCAAGAACTCCTTTTGAATTCCTTTTATAACAAACCTTTTCTCTACTCTCTACATCTTTGTAAACAGTTCTAAGACTAGTAAGCTCGTTAACATTGTCAACGGTCATTGTTTGTTGGAATACTTGTTCACTCCACGCAACTGGTGATAGCATGAACATAATCATACCAATTAATATTAAATTTACATACCTGTTATTCATAAAATTACTCCTTTTATTAACTTTAAGTGCTTATTATTGCACCTTTTGTATGTAAAGTCAACCTTTTTCTTCCAAATTATCTGGCGCCACCCTTCATAGGAATCTTAGTCATATTGCTCCTTATCCGTATGGTTTTTGATATACTCTCTAATTGCTGTTAAAACTGCAGATTCTAGTAAGATAGCCACTGTCTCTGGATCTATATCTAATGTTAGTCTAGCAGTACCATCTGGTTGCTCGTCAATTTCAATTACTTCTATGCTCACAGTTTGTCTCCTCCGTGTCCTGTGGGTTGTAATGTCCACCGGTCATGTACTACTTCACATACAGTACACTTCCAGTAACTGATACCATCGTATTTGCCTCGTACTTCAATGCCAATTACGTTTTTACCAAAATGTTTTGGGCTGTCTGGTGTACACCCATACATTGCACCTGACTGTAATGCTTTACGCCTAGTATAGCCTTTACGTTCAAAGTGTTCAGTAATCGTTTCCTCTTCTTCCCATGCAATATTGCAACTTGGACATTGACTTGGACTACTCATATGCTTTCCTCTTTGTTAATTTGGTGGGCCCGGAGTGACTCGAACACTCGACCTGCCGATTATGAGTCGGATGCTCTAACCAACTGAGCTACAGGCCCAAATTTATTGCTCTCTGTTTTTACCCTGGGAGAGCCTTACCAGAATGTGGTACCCGGAGACGGACTTGAACCGTCAAGACCTTACGGTCGGCAGATTTTAAGTCTGCTGTGTTTACCAATTTCACCACCCGGGCATTAATCTTTGTTGTTGTGTACAATAAATGACAGACTCATGTCTTCATAATCATCATCGTCCCATACATCGCTTGTATCACACGGTACAAATTCTATACAACCGTCATCGTTAATCATTATAACGAGTAAGTCTCCAACACTAGCCTTAATGTGTTCTAGTGTAAGTTCTTTATCCATTATAATTGTTCCATTTGGTGCTACATCAAAGTGATAATCTAAAAATTTCACGTTAGGGTTCCTCTTTACATGCATTGTGTTTGGTCCGCCCTCCAGGATTCGAACCTGGGACCTACGGTTTAGAAGACCGTTGTTCTATCCAACTGAACTAAGAGCGGATAATTCCTTTATTGCTTAAGATGTTGTTATAATAACATCTATAGCGGATAAGTCAACATTTATTTTAGATATTTTACCCAAAAAAAAGCACTCCGTAGAGTGCTTTTTAATGTTAAGTTATTAACTTGGTTTATGTGTTGTAAACATATTCAACTGTTACTGTCGCCGCACCTGCAGTGGCTACTGCCGCTGTTGATCCGTTTGACTGTACAACGTCTAACTGCAGAGTCGTCCCTGAAGTTAAAGGCTCCATTCCTAAGTCAAGTACATAAGTACCTGATACTGTAGGATCAGCCTGAGCCGCTGTAACGTAAGTAGTTTCACTACCTTCATTATCAGTAATCTTAAACCCATCTACTGAACCACCTGACCAAGCAGTCGAAACTTTAATCACTGCCTTATTGGCAAAGTAGCTTCTTCCACTTACTGTTGGTATAGCACCAATTGTGAACACTGATGTAGAACTATCTGCTGTTGCAGTTGCTCTTATAATACCATCGTCCTGTGCTACTACTGAAGCATCAACGTATGCTTTAACAGATTGCTGTGTTGGAACTAATGTTGCACTATCACTAGCCATATTGTCTTCGTCGACAAAAGCTGTAATAGATAAACTACCATCACTTAAACTTGCAAAAGTTACAGTACCTGCTTTAAGATTAGCATCATTTAATGTTAAATCACCTGTGCTTGATCCTGTTGCTGATGTTGTTGCAAACTGGAATTGGTCAGCACTTTCGTCCCACCCAAAGAATGCATTATCATCACTGCCTCTTTCAATAACAATACCAGCATCGCCTGACGCTGAGCCAGATCTACCAGTTCCAAGTTCTAACAATGTGTCAGAAATTGTTGTGTTAGTTGAAGAAACAGTAGTTGTTGTACCGTTAACTGTTAAGTTACCTGCTAATGTTAAGTCAGTTGCACCAATAGTTGTTACACCACTTAGAGCACCTGCTGTCATTGTAGCAGTTCCGTCTGTTATTGAACCACCTTGTACTGCACCAGAGAATGTACCTGCGACCATACTTGTTAAAGAAGTGTCTAGGTTTAATGTAACTGCATCGCCTGACACTACTGAAGTAATGTTAGTTCCGCCTGTTACAGTTAATGTATCTCCGCCATCAATTGTAGATGAACCAGTGTCACCAGCTAATGTAAATGATGTAGAAATAGAGGCTGTTGAAGCCGCTGTTATTCTACCCTGAGCATCTACTGTTAGTACTGGAATTGCTGTACTACTACCATATGAAGCGGCACTTACTGCCGTATTATCAAGTGTTACAGTTAGTGTGTTACCACTACCTGCTGTAGTTAAGCCTGTTCCGCCTGCAATAGTTAAAGTTTCTGTATCAAAATCAATTGCTAAACCGGCTGTTGTCGCATCGTCTGTAAAAGCCAATGTGTTACCAGTGTTTACCAAAGTGATTTGGTCATCAACATATTTTTTAACTGATTGTTGCGTAGGAATAAGAGTAGCACTATCGCTAGTCATGTCATCTTCATCCGCAAAACCTGTAGCAGTAATTGTACCGTCACTTAAAGATCCAAATGTTACTGTTCCAGAAGTACTTAATGCACCAGTTAAACCAGTTATGGCTCCACCTGTCATTGTTGCTGTTCCGTCAGTTATTGAATCGCCTGTAACTGCACCAGTGGCTGTTACTGTTCCAGTTCCTACTGAAACTAGTCCACTTAAAGCACCACTTGTTAGTGTTGCTGTGCCATCTGTTAGTGATCCACCTGTAACTGCACCACTAAAGGTACCAGCTACACCACCTGTTAAAGTACCAGAGGCAATGCTTAAAGCACCGTCTGTGATAGTACCAGCAGTTGTAATTCCACCTGCTGTCAGTGTTCCACTTACTGTTGGTGCATTTACTAAGCCAATAGTAATAGCATCGTTTGAAACAGTTGTTTCAATTTCGTTACTAGTACCTGCAAAGTTTAATGTTCCACCAGTTGTGAACGTGTCATTCGCTCCTGAGTCAGCACTTATTGTAAAGTCAGAACTAATACCTGCAATTTCAGTATCAACGTATGCTTTAACACTTTGTTGTGTTGGCACAGCCGTTGCTGAATCTGAAGACATATTGTCTTGGTCTAAAAATGCTGTTATTGTAGCACCACTGGCACCAACAAATGAAGCGCCTGTAACTGCCTGAGCATCTACATCGCCTAATCTTAAATTACTTGCTGTACCTGTGAAGGTGTTTGAGTTTTCTGTAGCATCTGCTATGAAAACAAATTCACTTGCTGAATCATCGTAACCAAAGAAACCTTTCTTTGCCGCTGATCCATCGTGCCAGTTGAATTTAATACCTCTATCTAAGTTGTCGTCTGAACTAATGCCAGGATCACCTACTTCAAAAATAGGATCGTCAACTTGAACAGTTGTACTGTTTACTGTAGTAGTTGTTCCATTTACTGTTAAAGTACCTGAAACTACTGCATCACCAGTAATGTTAACCGTAGCCGATGTAATATCGTCTGAGTTAAGTGTGCCAGTAACGGTCAAATCGTTTCCGATTGTTACGTCATTGGGTAAACCAATTTGAATTTGGTTGTTTGAAACGGTCGTTTCTATCTCGTTGGTCGTACCAGCGAAAGTCATTGTGTCAGTACCTACTGTTACTGTATCATCACTTCCGTTATCTGCCGCAATAGTTAATGCAGAAGAAATACTGGCTGTTGAAGCCGCTGTAATTCTACCTTTTGCATCTACTGTTAGGACAGGAATAGCTGTACTACTACCATAACTTGCCGCACTAACACCAGTATTATCTAATGTTGTTGTTAGGGTTATGTTTTGACTACCATCAAAAGATGTAGCCGCTCCATCGACGTCGCCGTCAATAGTAATAGTTCTGGCAGTTGCTAATGCTGTTGCTGTATCTGAATTACCAGTTACATCACCAGTTAGGTCTCCAACAAATCCAGTTGTTGCTGTAATTGTTGTACCGCCGATAGCCGCTTTTGCACTTCCACCAATAATAGTGCCGTCTATTGCACCACCATCGATATCCACACTATTAGCCGCCTGTGTTGCTATAGTACCTAAACCAAGAGTTGAGATCGCCGCTGTTGCATCAGCATCGTCTATAAGACTTCTACCAAATGCACTTATGTCTGCAGATCCAAATGTATTAGCGCCTGTAGTATATAGAATTTTATCTTGTGCTACTGAACTAAGTCCTGTACCACCTTTTGTTACAGCAATTTCAGTACCTGACCAGGTACCTGCTTGAACTGTTGCAAACTCTACATCTTCCAGAGCTGAACCGTTGTCTTTAAATTGGAATTTATTGTTGGATGTATCGTAAACTACGAAACCTCCAGACTTTCCAAGTTGAACATCGGCGGCTATACCTTTGATTCCAAAGTTTTTAATATTCGCCATCTTGTTACTCCTTAAGGATTATTTTTATCAATATTGATGTACAAGAATATGACTCCCGTCATAGATTTATACAACTATATTTATCGTATCTTAAGGGTTATTGGGGGTTATGCCTAGACGTAGGTAACTGTTATCTTACCTGCTCCGAGTGTTGCTCCGGAGTGTGTAATTTTAGCTCTAAGTGTTAGTTCGCTGTTTTGACTTGCTGGATAAACATAGTTAGGATTAGCAGTATAAGTACCATTAGAACTTAGGTCACTTTCATCACCTTCCATGTAAGCATTTATGTCTGAAGTATCGCCTACTTCTATAATTGGTGTTGTGCCTGAGAAGTTGCTGTACGGTGTAGTTACTTCAACACCTATGTCTACAATTCTTGCTCCAGGTGATATGTTGCCTAGTGTTATTGTTTCGACACCACCAAAGCCTCCGCCTGGTGTTTCTAGTGTGAACGTTAATGTTTGAGCATCAGTTGCCGCACTATCTTGGTTACCTATTTCTACCCATGCACTACCATCATAAACATACATTGCCCATTCGGCATCTCCACTATCAGTAACATAAGCCATGTCGCCCACTTGTGGACTTAGTGCATCTCTACCGGCAATGTTTGCCACCACAGTTGTACCAGCACTTCTAACTCCATGCTCTACATAAAGTCCTAAAGGAAACTGTCCATTGTGTACACTTGTTAATCCAAAGTCTGCAATTGGTGTGCCTAGCTTTTCTTCTAAGTCAATAGCACCACCATCTGTTCTAGTAAGTCTTAATAACTTACCTGTACTTGAAACTGTAGTTGTAGGTAGTCCAGTAATACTGTTGTCTCCTGCAAAAACTACACTTGCCTGTGCATCTGCTTGTACATTAAAAATGTTTATAGCATTACCACTTGCTTCTTCTAGTTTTAATCTACCGTCGCCAAGTATTGTTGTGGTTAAGTTATCAACAGCCAAAGCATCTATAACTGTTTTAATGTCTGTGCCATTAGCAATACCGGCACCATATTGTGCATTACCACTTGGTGCTGTTGTTACGTTGACTAGTACATTGCCTGCACCAGTATTAATATTAGCACTAAATGGAATGTATCCACCTAATAGTCCGTAACTATAATCACTAGTATCCGATGTTGCGTTTGTTGGTACAGGTGCCTCTGTGGCTGTAACAAACGTGTTTGAAGCACTTGTAATGTCTGTTACAGCATTTGATATGCTTGTACCAGTACTAAGTGTTACATTAACACCATTAATTTCCATTACGTTGTTTTGAGTAGTTGTAGCATTAGATATGTTTCCTGTTGCTACAGAGTTTACTGCGTCCTTAATCTTTAAGAACATTATCTTACCTGTATCTGTAGTAGTTAAGTCGCCGTCTGTGTCAGCATATATAAAACTACCTATACTTCCTGGCAAAGCAGGATTGAAATCTATAATTTGGTTTTGTGGTTTAACTTTAAATCTATCTGGTCCTGGACCTACATAACTTACAACACCAATTGTTCTGGATATCGTAGATGCATTTGCTTTTTCATAAGTACCACCAGTAGTAACTACAACAACATCTCCTCTAGCAAAACTATGTCCTGTCTTTGCTAACGGAAAATGTTCTGCTGGATTCATATATTCGAATCTACTAACAATGTTTGGATAAAAATCTGCACTTACAACACTTGCTGGAAGTGGATCTATCATAGGCATGCCTTCACCATTCAGTGTGAACAATACGCCTGTACCTGGTACACTAAATATTGGTGAACCTGTACTACTTCTAAACACATTATATCTATCTACATCTTCTGCAACACAAACAACTGTGGTTGCATTCTTACTTGTAATTGAAACTATCTGGAGACATTTTCCGTCCTGTGAGCCTGATACCCAGTCGCCAACACTTACATCCATGCCGTTATATTTTCTATGTTCTCTAGTCTTATGTGAACCATGTGTATATTCTGTAACTGTGAATGTCAAAGTATATTGATATGGTTTTGCTGAGCCGCCACCTGACCACCAAGGATCACCTAAGCCGTCATTGTGTTCCCAATTCTTATATGCAGATGCTAATGTATAAGACAGTTGTAAAACCTTTGCTGGTTTATAAACGTCTAATGTTGAGTCTGCACTTTTATTAAATATTATTTCTGCCATTGGTCTAGCTACCCATTATGAAGTATATCCAAGCATGACTGGTCTGTCCAAAGCCACTGCTTGATCCTGTTTCCGAACGTGTCAAACTCATTGTAACATTTGCACTTCCTAAACTGCCATGAGGTGTACCAGTACCATCTAATTTTAATGTGGTATTGATAGCACTTTGTATTTGGCTCTTTATGTTATACTCCGTAGTGGATTGGCTGTAACCATATGCTGTTATGCCTAGTGGTGGTCTATTATAATTTCCTGCAAAGTCTATTATAATTTCACAACTGTTTGCCGCTGAATTATTAACTGTGACATTTCCCATATTCGTACTCTTATCACTTATACCGCCAACACCTTGAGCAGTATCAATTGCTCCTGCTGATGTGTAATAGAGTTTGAAGTATTCATAACTTGTTCCAGAGCCACCGCCACCACCACTTATATTAGTATGAGATACATTAGTAATTCTACCTGTTGCATCTACTGTAAATACTGCTGATTTTGTTGAACTTCCGTATGTTCCTGCTGTTGCGCCTGAGTCTGTTATGCTGATAGCACCACTACTAAACGTAATGCCTGTGCCACCGCTTACATAAGCCTCTACATTCGCATCACCATAATTGCCCGATACACTTGCCAGTGTGCTTGTTAAGTCTACGTTTCCTGATTGTCCAGTTAAACTAATTACATTTCCTGATATAGTCATGTCCTGACTATCAGTTTCACTTGTTAAGTATGAACTTAAATCTGGTGGTGTAAATGTATAAACACCTGTTCCGCTGTTGTATCCTAAACCACCTGAACCACTTGCTGATGCTGTGGTAACACTAAAGTCTGTTAGTGCCGTTCCACCACCTGCTGGGCCTGTTGCCCCAATTGGTCCTCTTATATTTCCAACGTTCTGTGTGCTGGAATTACTATAAGTTAATGTTAAATCGTTACCCGCCAATGCAACTGTAGTAATACCGTTGCCGACCGCTCCTGTTGAACCTACGTTACCCTGTGGTCCTGTTGGTCCTACGTTACCCTGTGGTCCTGTGGCTCCTAAACCACTTAAATCTACAGTAGTACTATCATATTCTAAATTACTTCCACTTAATGTTAGTGATGGTCTACTTGTTAAATCTGTAAATAGTCCGCTTGTTCCAACTGTGGAAAGCGAACTTGTATCTGCCTTTGTGGCAATTGAATTTGTTATTGTTGTACTAAAGTTTGCATCGTCACCTAGTGCCGCGGCTAATTCATTCAATGTATCTAATGTGCCTGGAGCACTACTAGTAATTGCCGCTACTATTGTTGACTGTGTTGCAAAGCCTTGTGCTGTTAAGTATGTACCAACATTGCTGTCGCCATAGTTACCACCGCCAGTTGCTATTGCAGTTGTTAAATCTACTGTTCCGCCATTAGTTAATGTAATTACATTACCACTAAGGCTTAAATCTTGTGTATCAGTATCAGTATCTGCTGAATTAATCCATGCACTACCATTGTATTTTAATACTTGTCCACTTGTTGGACTTGTAATTGCTGTATCAGTTAGTTCTGTTAAAGTATCAAATGAAGTTTTTAGTGTACTTAAATCTATTGCATTACCACCACTAATACTAATTGTACTTGTGCCAGCATTCCAACTTAATGTTTGAGTACTACCACCGCTTTGTGCTACCCAGTCATAGTCTGTGCCATTCCAACTTAATACTTCTCCTGAACTTGCTGTACTTTTATTTAGATGTATGTCGACATTTGCATCAGCATAACTTCCGCCACCGCCGCCACTGTTATTGTCTGCCGCTGGTGCCCAACTAGTACCATTGTATTTTAATACTTGTCCGTTAGTTACACCGGATGTACTTACACCTGATAAGTCATCTAAGTTAATTGAATCTAATGCAATAGAAAGATTTTTATCTCCTGCAGAAGTTGTTACTGTAATTTTGTTTCCGCCTCTAATGTCTAAGTCATTACCTGTTGTGGTATATGATGTAGAACCATTAGTAACAACAATATCAGCAATAGAGTTAGATGTTATAGCACTATCTGTTTGTGCTTTAGTATAAACATCTCCTGTTTGGGCAAAGTTTGCCGCAGGTATTGAACCTAAGTTGGTAGCATTAACGGCTATGTCTGCCGTACCCCTAAAGTATGTACTAAAAATCTGTGAATACTTTTGAGTAGAATTACCTATGCTATATAAATTGTTTATTGCAGGTTGATAGTTTGCAGTAGTTGTTACTGCTTGGGCTATATGGGCGTTAAAATCTGCTCTATCTGTTTTGCCAGATATATTTGTTCTGGCTACCCAATCTAAATTATTAGAACCGTCTGTTACTAATACTTGTCCAGCCGTTCCATCTGCTACAGGCATAACCATTCCAGCGAATGTTAGGTTAGTTGTTACTAAACCGTTACTTGTAACTGTGCCATTGTTAATAGTTGTATTTTGTGATGCACCTAGTATGCTTAATGTAGTACCATCGTATGTGATACTGTCTGAACCATTAGCAATATTGCCGTTTGCATCTGCTACTAATATTGTATTTGCATTTGCTGTGCCTAATGCTAAACTTCCAGTGCCTACTACTGCATCAATAGTAATAACATTATCATTTAATGCTATTGTGGCATTTGCACCTGCTTGTAGTTTATAAAATTCTAAATACTGACTATCGTTTTGCTTGTATAAGCCAACTCCATAAGTGCCTACGTTTCTACCTTGTCCAGTTACACTGGCGTTGGCGCTAACTGCCGCTGTTTCATTCTTAAAAGATCCAGTCGCGGCATCATAAACTAATATTTGATTATCAGCTATGCTATCGATATTAAATGTTATGTTGTCGTTAGTTCCAATTGGCATACTTATATCCTGCTATGTTATAGCAGTATTTATCACTTCTAGAAGTTTTTTGCTGTTAAGCAGACATGCGGACATAAGCAATCGAGCCGTAATCCGTTAAGTATGAAGTACCATCACCTATATAAGACCTATCCATCTTAACTCTTAGGTATGTAAAGTTACCATTTATATTGTATGCTTCTGTACCAGTAAAGCCTGCTGTACCAGTTATTGGGAATGTTTTAAATCCACCAGCCGAAACTGATTGTCCACCTGGTATTTGTATTGGAAAGTAATCAGCATCTGTAGGTGTTAAAGACAATGTTCCTTGTATAGTAACTCTGCCTTTAAAGGCGGCATACTGTATTGCAATGGTGTGCATACCATCTGAGTAGCCGTAGTAACTGTCACCTTCTACTTTATCAGTAGTAAGATTCATTTCGGAGTTTGTTGCTCCATGCACTAAAATTGATTTTCTATTAATGGTCATATTTGTATTTATCGCTTTTAGTCATTTTTGATTACAATGACTCGAATAATATTTTTAATTACATTGCCTTTTTGCAGTTTCATAAAGAACTGTACGTCTTCAATATCTTTTTCATTCAAGTATGTGTTTCGTGTATTTGTTTTGCTATCAGCAACACTCATTACATTATCGCCCAAGTCTTCAAAATATTTATACCAATCCCGGCCCGTGGAGTGGTTTCCTCCACCATATACCTCGGCAACGTTGGGCCAATCCCATACAATTTTTGTATCAAACTTTCCAAAGTACTTGCTTGTTCTTATTTCCCATTGCTCTAACGCATGGTTGCTTATGGAATTAACTTTTTGTAATGCTTCACAATGAGACTTACTTATAGGACCCATAATTAAATTTACTGCATCACCAAATATATACATGAATTCTTCAAATGCATCTAATGTTTTAAAATACACATGCCTAGTATAGTTGTCTACTATCTTCATATGTTTGCTACGAAAGTCATCGTGTACATATCTAACAATAGCCGCAGATTTATCTATATCTTCATAATTTATACTGTTACCAAGCAGTCTTACTTTAAAAGGATAATGTGCATAGTATACTTTATCAGAGCCTACTATTTTACAATTATACTTCTTTGGGTCTAGTGGTTTCAATGTTTACTTCTCCATCTATGTCCTGAACAGTAACAAATAAATTTTTCATATCCTCAAATAAAATCTTTTTACTTAAAGGTTTTTTAAGTTCATTCTCGAACAATCGTTTTAATGGTCTCGCTCCCATTGATGGGTCGTATCCTTTATCTACAAAGTAAGTAACTGCACTCTTGTCTAGCTCTATTGCAATGTTTCTCTCTTTTAATTGTTCGTTAATTTCTTCTTCAAGGCGTTTTACAATCTTTTCAACTACACCTTTATCTAATTTGTTGAATCTAATTACAGCATCTAATCTGTTTCTAAACTCTGGAGTGAAGAAACTTTTAACTGCCGCAACATCTGTATCAATTTTAGTATTTTTACCAAATCCAATTTTAAGTTTCTCTGCATCTGCGGCTCCTAAGTTACTGGTCATTAACAATACAACATTAGTAAAGTCTGTCTTTTTACCTGTTGCGCCTGTTAAGTGTCCATCGTCCATTACTTGTAGTAATACCTGCAATACCTCTGGTGCGGCTTTCTCAACCTCATCAAGTAACAATACGCAATTAGGATTTTCTTCTACTGCTGTGAGTAGTTGTCCTTGCCCCATTTTGCCTTCTGCATGTCCAACATATCCTGGAGGAGCACCAATAAGTTTACTTACACTATGTCGTTCCTGATACTCTGACATATCAAAACGTACTAGTTTACTTTCTAATGCTACTGCTAATTGTTTAGCACTTTCTGTTTTACCTGTACCAGTTGGTCCTACTAATAGGAAACTACCCACCGGCTTGTTCGCTTCTCTTAATCCTGATTTAGCAACTAGTATACTTTCAACAATGCTATCAATTGCTTCGTCTTGTCCGTATACTTTTGTTTTAATTCTTTTATCTAAACTTTTATATCCTTGTGTGCTATCAACATCAATAACATCTTTACCAATCTTACTCATCTTGCTTATAACATGTAGAATGTCATCTTGCATTACTTCTGTTTCGCCTCTGAGTTTTGTTCTGGCTCCAGCCGCATCAATAATATCTACTGCTTTGTCTGGGAAGAATTTATTCTTAATGTACCTGTCTGCTAAGTCTACACTTTTCTCTACCATTTCATCTGTGTACGTTACATTATGGAATGCTTCAAAGTAAGGCTTTAGTCCTACAGCAATTTTAATTGTATCTTCTACATTAGTAGGCTCAATATCTATACGTTGGAATCTACGCATTAATGCTTTGTCTTTTTCAAAATGTGTTGCGTACTCATCATTAGTTGTAGCACCCATAGTAAGCATCTTACCTCTTCCTAACACAGGCTTTAACAAGTTTGCTATATCTACATTACTACTGCCGGCACTACCGGCTCCCATTATCATATGAATCTCATCAATAAACAATATAATGTTCTTGTTCTTTTCTAAGTTATCTAATACAATTTTAATACGTTCCTCAAAGTCTCCTCTGTATCTAGTACCAGCAAGTAAGGCACCAATGTCTAAGCTGAATACTGTTTTGTCTTTAAGTGCATTAGGTACTTGACCTTCTACAATTTTTAATGCTAGTCCTTCAGCAATAGCAGTTTTACCTGTGCCTGGCTCACCAATTAGTAATGGATTGTTTTTCTTACGTCTTGCTAAAATATGTACCAAGTCATCTACTTCTTCCATTCTACCTATAAGTGGATCTATCTCACTTTCAGATGCTTTTTCATTTAAGTTAATTAAAAATTCTTCTGCATCTTTCATAGCATCGCCAACACTTTGATTCTTAGTTAGGTGCTCTATAAGTTTAAATCTATGTATACCGTTAAGTTCTAGTAAGTATCTAGCATGTGTATTCTCTTCTGATAGAATACTAACAAGTAAGTCCATTGCATTCACTTGTTCTCTAGCACTGAATATTACTTGGGCAAATGCTCGTTGTAATACACGTTCGATACTAACAGTTTTCTTAGGTCTACCGTCCCATGGTACTTCACCATGTAGTCCATTGTATGCTGTATCGTTTAAGTATTCGTGTAAATCAGTCTTAGCGGTTTCCCAATCACATTCAACTAGTTGAAGTATATCTGTTACGTCAGAATCTTCTAGTAAGCAGTACACTAAATGTTCTAGTGTTACATACTCATGTTTGTTATCTGTTGCATAATTAACTGCACATTCTATTACATTATCTACGTTGCTCATACTACTATTTACATCTCCTTATCAATAAAGTTGCCGAATCTTTGCAACTGTTCTTCTGTTAAATTTGGGGTAGTTACATCTACTATTACAAATAGGTCTCCTACACGCCCTCCTTGGGGGTTTGACATACCTTTTCCTTGTAATTTTAATCTGCTCTGAGGAGCCGAATTTTTTGGAACTTTTACTTCAAACTCTTTTCCATCTAAGTGATGAAACCTCACAACTGTACCAGTGATTGCTTGTATGTAATTTATTTGTACTCTAACAAATAAATTGTTACGTTCCCTTCCCCACTCTTGTGGTTCGTGTACAAACACTCTGCATATTAAATCTCCAGCTGGTATGCCTTGTTGTTGTATTGGACCTTTACCACGCATAACAAACTTACTGCCTTGCTCAGTTCCCATTGGGATAGTTAGTTTATATTTTGCATAGCCTGTATCAATTATTTTCTCTGTACCTGAATATACTTCTGCTAAGTCTACATGAACATCACATACTGCATCTGGGTTACGTTGGGGTCTTCGCTGTTGTCTAAAGCCTCCGCCAAATATATCACTAAATACATCTCCAAAAGGATTACCTTGTCCAAAAGGATCTTGTCCTTGAAAAGGACTTGGGTTATCGTACTGCTGTCTCTTATCAGGATCGCTTAATACTTCGTATGCTTGTTGTATCTTTTTAAACTCTTCTGGATCGCCGCCTTTGTCAGGGTGATGTTTACTCGCAAGTTTACGAAAAGACTGTTTAATCTCCGCTTTATCTGATTGAGGTGTAACACCTAATGTTTGGTAATGGTCCATGACTTAATTATATACTACTAGTTGTAGGAAGTCAAGTTAAAACTATGCTAGGTCGTTTACTAGAGCTATTAAGTCTTTAACTGTCTTGATGTCATCTATATCGTCGTCTGCAATTTCTATATCAAACTCATTTTCAAATGCTAAAACAACTTCTACTGAGTCCAAACTATCAAAGTTTAAATCATCAAAGAGATGTGAATCTTCTTTAATCTTTTCTTTTGGTATGTTTAGTTCTGTTGAAATTACTTTTTGTACTTGTTCAAATATATTCATTATTAATCCTTACTGCCTAATGACGGTAATAGTGATGATAGACTGAATGCACTTTTTGTTTCTTGTACATCTGGTGCTGGTCCAGTCGGGGTTTCATTGTCAGCCTCTGCGGCATCCTTGTCGTTTTGTTGTCTTTCTTTATTCTCTTCTAGCCAACCTTCTTTACCTTTAGGAGCAGTTGCCTCTCTATAGTAATATATTATATCTTTCTGTTGACCAATGTATCGCTTAATCTCTTGTAGGTTAGCAGACATTTTTTCATAGCCTACTGGAGTCATTGCAAATATAACAAAGTCTCCATCTAACATTATTTCGACTTCTACAATCTTTTGTTCTAAGTTACCACATACTTGGATAACACCATTGCCATCTGTTAAGTGTTCTAATTCTACACGTTTGTTCTTTTCATCTCTTTGAACTACTCGTTTTGTTGTACCATCTTCTTGTGCAACTTGGTCGTATGCAAATCTTTCTGTGGTGTAATACCACTTACCTTGTGATAATGTTTTCTTGCCTGTTGCAGGTTTGCATGGAGTATTAGTAATAACTTTCCAGTCTACATCATTTAAGTTAATTGATTGTGGTAAAGGTGGTGCGTATATTTCTACTTCAACAGTTTCAGTAATTACTTTAACTGGAGGTAAAGGTTGGAAGCCAGTTGAAGCACATGATGTCATAAGAAATGCTAGTGCTAGAATTGATGCTGTCTGTATTGTTTTTCTGTTTAAAATATCCATTGTATAATAAGTGTTAGTAGCACTCCTTTCGAAAATGCCATCCATAAGTATGTGTAGTCGTTAATATTGTATTTGTCTTGAAAATCTTCAACCGCGTCTTTGTGCCAGTCTATAATGTCGTTTAATGTTTCTTTAATCATCTGCTCTCTCCACTTCATTTAAATTAGCAACTTCCTTGCTGTCTTGTTCTACTGCTCTAAATATACTACTAGTAGCATCATTGGCTCTACTTTCAATCATGCCAGGTCTTAATCTAGACAGTTTAGTAAAGTTATGGTCACTGAATATCTTCTGAGCTTCTTTTGCCTGTCTTTCCCACTCATTGGATTTAACTGTAAGGTCTCCAATTTGTGCTATTTGTTTGCTGTTACTCTCTTCTAAACCTCTAATAGTTGATTCGTTAATATCTGCCGCACTTTGTAACGAAACGTTGTGTTGGTTAAGTACATTGATTTGAATTTGTTGTTCTTCTACTTGCTTTGTTAAGCCGTTAACTATAAACGTATGGGCTCCATAGGCAAATAAAAGTGCTATCCCTACAAAGGGTAATGATTTAATAAATGCTAACATGGTTTTGCAACTAACACTTGGTCAGTAGCAGGATTGTGGAATACAATATGCTTATTGATTGGAATGATGTTTAACTCTCCTCTCATGCTTTCTAATGTACTCACTAAAGTCTTATCCCAATCGTAATCTATTGCCGCTTCGGATATGCCTGCTTCTTCTAGTGTTACCTTTCCTTCTCCAAATTGTACAAATTCTAGTTGTAATTTATACTTATAGTCTCTAATTGTTAAGACGTTGTTTTCAAGAACACAATCTTTGATAAACGTATTGTTCAGAATAAAATCTTCTATTTCTACTATTTTCATATTCTCATCCGCTTTTGTTTTTTGTTCTTTTGTTTGGTAAGTCTCAGGTGATTGCTTAATAAGTGTTTCGAGCATAGGATCACTTAGTGAAAGTTCTGAATCAGATAGTAAAGGTTTAACTTGCCAATCAAGGTTACCACTTACATTAATAATATCTTTACAAAGGTTTCTTAAGCCTTCTATCATACCTTCTGTTCTGTCTACTTCAACAAACACCATATAAAGATTATCTTCATTTGGGTTTGGTGTTACTTCAACATCTCTGTGTTCATGTATACTCTTTGAAATAAATTTTGCTAAATCGTCTCCAGCATTTTGTTCTGTTACATAAAATCCTATAACTGCAATGTCTTCTTTCTCTCCAGTCTTTGGTTCGAATTCATCTACACTAACTTTATTTGTAACTACACCTTGTAGGTCACCATGTTTTAATGCTTCTTTTATCATTATTATTCTCCTGGATGATCTTTTTGATGTTCTTTCATGTGTTCATCAAACTCTGTCTGAATTTTTGATATTTCCTTTTGTAGGTATTCAATGTTTAAATCTTGTACAGCATCATCAGGTAACGCACCCAACTCACCTCTTGGCCATTTGATTCTAAACTCTGAATTAATCTCTACAGAATCTTGCATTCTAACTGTGTCTAATTGTAATTGAGAAATCTCTCCAGTCAGTGTAAAATATACACCTGCTATAGACAATATAGTAATCAGTATTCCTACTAGACTTTTTATATCTATTGTTAGTTGACTCCTGTCGTTCAACGCTATTGGTTTGATGTCTTCACTCATACTAAAGGTGCCTCCGCTCCAGGTACAGCCATGTTAGGGTCTGGATTAACGTTAGGTTGTTCTAATGCTTGGTCCTGAGCACTTTGCATTGCTTCTAAATCAACATAACTATCTTCTGCCGCTTCTACTTGTTCTCTGCTAAACTCATCTACATAACGTCTTGGCATTTTAATCTCAACTATCCAAATAGGATGGTCTTGTTTTTTTGCAACACGTCTTGGATTCATACCTCTAACTTTAACTTCTGTGTCCTCTATGCTTTTGATAGGTCTCGAAGTAACTAATGTATCTTTGTACATTTTAACTTCACAGTCGTTTTCTTTTAAACGTAATAGCCCTTCTGGATCAGGCATTCCCTTATGCTTGTACATTAAAGCAACTTCTACAAAGTATCTACCTAACTTAGGGCCAGCAATTACTTCGCCTTGATCCCAATTCTTGTATGCATATAAGTCAAAGTTGTCAATTACACCTTCAAACTCGCATAACATATCTAAAAGAGTGTTAGTATCTGATATCTTTTTTACGTTATCGTTAATAATTTTAATAGTTTGCATTTTATATATTTCCTAATTACATGTATTTATGCAAAAAAGATAAACTCCAGCCGTTTTTTAAAACAGGTGTTTAACATTTTACACCTGATGCTAAATATTTTATGTATTATGATAATCAACCATATAAAAAGTTGTCGACAAACATTACATCCAACATATACCGTGATGGGGCAATCCATTTACGGTTTTTTTATGGCTCAACCAAGGAGACTATTATGTCAAGAAGTAAAAGAAAAGACAAGAAGTTTAAAACTAGATTCAAGGAGAACGCACATTTGAAAATAATCGCAGGCGGTCAAGTCGAGACTATAAAACGACAAACCAAAGTAAACATAGTTCCACGTAACTTTAAACAAGACGATTTATTAGGATTGTTATCCGATTCCACCAAACCCATTGTATTCGCTACAGGACCAGCAGGAACTGGTAAGACCATTGTGAGTACATTATATGCTATCAAGCAATTCAGGGAAGGGAAGTGTGATAAGATAATAATTACGAGACCAGCAGTAAGTGTAGATGAGCAACACGGATTCTTGCCCGGTACATTAGTGGAGAAGATGGCTCCATGGACACGCCCTATAATGGATGTGTTCGAAGAATTCTATCACCCCAAAGAGATTGAATATCTTGTTGAGGAGAACAAGGTAGAAATAGCACCGTTGGCATACATGAGAGGTAGAACATTTAAAAATGCTATCATACTTGCAGATGAAATGCAGAATGCTACAAAAGAGCAGATCAAAATGTTATTAACAAGGATAGGAGATAATAGTAAACTTATTGTTAATGGCGATTTGAATCAGCACGATAGAGGTTATGAGACCAACGGCTTAAAGGACTTTCTGGCTAGGTTAAAGGAAAGTAGTTCTAGTATGATGGGTTTAATTGAGTTTGACCACAATCAAATTGAAAGGCACCCGGCAGTTAGTGAGGTACTTAGGATTTATCAATCCGAGTAAGTAACTCTCTTAACACGTTCTGACACAGTTCACCGAATTGGGAGTCTTGTATATCATATAAGTCTCTCATTCGGTCTACTGCACTTTGTACAGCTCTTAACGGATCTGGATTTCCACCAACAACATGTTTCCAAACAAACCCACCTGGCTTAAACTCTGGTTCTTTTAAAATTTCTTGAACATTGTCCAATTTAATTTAATACTGATGCAATATAATGATTACCATCACCTTGGTCAATCAATGGAGTAATCTCTAAGTTAAGTTCTCCAATTGCTTCGCGTATCTGGTCTGTGTTGTAATCTACTGTAATTATTCTGCCTGGTCTTCTTAATAAGCCTGACAGTTCATACATTGTTCTGTTTAATATTTCCTGGTATTCTGCATCCTGCATATCACCTTCTGTAGGTACAACAAACGGTAAACTACAAAATATAAGATCTGTTTTGTGCGTTAGGTCGTCCCAGCCCTCTGGACTTAACACATTATGTGAAATAGTTATATCCTTATATTCAGCATAATCTTCCCATTTTGCTTGGAATATTTGTTGTCTGAAATCTTCAATAATTGTAACTTTTTTACCTAGGTCTAAATATTTTTTTGCAAGGGCACCGTTGCCTCTGCCAAACTCTACTAGAGTGATGTCTGTTGCATCCTCCATATAGATGTCTAAAATGTTGATTATACTGGATTCATAGTTTTCGATTAGCATTTATTGTCCCTCATTAATGCATGTATTTAACTTAACTACTCACTTATCTTCTCTAGAATTGGTTTAAATAATATTGCTGGTTATAATTGTAACTGGCATTTAAGGGAGAATAAAATGGATATACTTAAAAAGATTAGCGATTGGGCTAATAGTTTAACACAAACAGGTTTATCCTTACTAGCACTAGGTGTAGTATTAGAAGTACTATTCAACGGAGTCGGAATTCCATTCTGGCCCGACATTAGTGTAGTCGGAAATATAATGGGCATACTGAAAGGACTATCCTCAGAAGGATTGCTTGGTCTCGTAGGCGTTGCTGTTTTATATCATCTCTTTACCCGTAAGTAGGTGAAGTAGGTAAAACTTTGAAAGGGTCATAATGGCCCTTTCATTTTATAATACATACAACACAGACTTCCTTAAATTATAACTGCTTAAAGGGGTAACTATGTCTAAGCATAACAGGAAGGTAAGTGCCTTCAAAACATTAACGTGGCGTATTGTCGCATCAACTGATACATTCTTAATCGGGTGGCTTATATCTGGTAGTACAAGTATTGGATTAAGTATAGCAAGTATCGAAGTAGTAACCAAATTAGTTCTATACTATTGGCATGAAAGACTCTGGGAGAATCACGCCAGAAAGATTTAGGTTATAGGAGTGTAAAGCATTACGGAAGTGCAAGTGTCATAGGCATAGCGGTTGGGTTCGACTCCCAATACACTCCTACTAACTTATAACGTCATCAAATATGTCTTGAAAGTCTTGTGCTGTAAATGGAACAGGATGACTGATGTATGCACTATCTCTTACAGCCTGAGCTATAAATCTATCTTGATGTTGTTTTCTATATCTGGATATCAAATCCCATTCAAGAATATACTGTCCGTATACTGCTAACACTTGTTGAATCGGTGTGTGCTGATATGCATCAACATCTTTCTCTAAAGTCTTTGCAATGACATATGGAGCAAATAGTGTGTTAAGTTCTCCATGTGATAAATCTGTGTTGTTAGCAATAGCATACGTGATAGTATGTATGTGTCCTAGTCCACAGTCCATTGCCTTGCTACCTAGCAATCCTACAATAGCCATATCCTCACGCCATTTATAGTTTATTTCGTATGCCGGTAAATGTTTTATTGCTAGTTGTATACCATACAATGCACTACCCTCTGCTATAGGGTTCCTTAGACTGCTTACAGCTCCTTCTAAGCAATGGGTCATGGCGTCTAGGGCAATTACCTCACTTATTCTTTTAGGTAAAGTTAATGCCAACGTAGGGTCTACGATGATAACATCTGGCTGTACACCTATATCATACACACTTTTCTTAGTATGGTCTGGTCTTACAATCATAAAACCTTTTGTAAGTTCTGTGCCAGCATAAGTTGTGGGTACGAGTATTAAGTTAGGTCTATTGGTCAAGTTGAAGTATACTACTGCTTTGGCTAAGTCTATTACACTACCGCCACCTATACCAATAATAGTATCTGCTTCACTTTGTTTGAATGCCTCTATGGCTTGATTAACACTTTCCTCACTTGGGTCTACAAATGAGTCTACATACATTACAGCATTACCAAAACGTGCATTGTCTATAACATGGTTAAGTTTGTCTTGGTCTAAACTGCTTGTAGCAATTACAAATACCTTAGACATATTAAATTCATCTCTAAGGTCTTTAAGAAAGATACTGAATGCATCCTTCTCTATAATTATGTCTACATTCTGTTCTTTAAATCTCGCCATTTTTCTGCAGAGCAATCATAAAGTGGTCTTCTTCAAGATCCGGTCTATCCCAATTTGTGTTAAAGTATTTTTCTGTGCTACAGCCTTTTGCTTTTACCCAACCGTCTACACTACGTCTGATGTTTGCTTTGTTATAGTCTGGTATAAGCATTACTCCGCCTTCTTCTAATGCCCACCACCATAACTTAACTGTTTCTGATACAACCATTTCAACTGTGTTTGGACTTTGCTCTAGTCTCCAAGGCAAATTTACATACAATAAATCATATGGACCATCGTCCTCTATTTGTTTTTGATTTACTTCTAAAGGAGTTGTGTTGTTAAACTGTACACCATCGAGTGATATATCTCTAACTTTTAAATGCTCATGTAAGTCTAGTTTATGTTGGGCACCTTGTGGGTGTAAGTCAAATACATCATGTAAATGTATTTTAACTTCTGTCATTGCCCTAATCTTTTCTACAGTACTTGCTTTAGTCTGCATGAACTCGTTGATTAATATTTGGCTTTCGCTTAATGCACAATAATTCATGAGGACCATATAACTGTCCGTACCTAACATTCTGTTTAGGTCTTTCTCCTCAAGTAGGTGCATTAATATTTCTTCAGTATCTGGAAGTCAAAGGGTTTAACTGTTTTAATCTCTAGAGGATTATCGTTGATATCAACACCTACAATATGTGTTGCAGTTTTCTTTGATATACTCTTTAAGTCAAATACCTTTTTCTTTCTAGTTGTAGTTTGAGTGCCATCTTCTACTTTAGTAATGACCTCATCTTCAAACCATACTGTTAGTTCGTAGTGTTCGACCCATAAGCCGTGCCACCAGTCTTTTATACGTTCTAACATTCTATCTCCTATATGCTATTCATTTCCAGTTCAACAAGTGTAGCGGCTAAATTAATTTCTGGATCTGCCACTGCTACACTTTTAGCAATACCATTACGGATGATAACTATTGCTTGGTCTTGTTTCATATCTGTGTCACCCCACAGATTAAGGTTGCGGTACATAAACTTGTACACTTCTTCATATTCTTCAGGTCTTGCCTGTCCAACAATCATTCCTCTTGCTTCTTTGTATTTACCTGCTTTAAACAACTCTACAGCACTGAGCATCCAATCCGATGTATTACCATCACCAGCCTGTGGTTTCTGGAGTACGCCATCAAGTACATTCTGCTGAGTAAGATTAATTGCTTTACGCAAGTCTGGGTATGTTGCTTGTACATAAGTGTCTAGTGTTTCTAAATCTACTTCAACACCTTCTTCAATACAGATAGTTGCAATACGAGCCGTGAACTCGTTGGTGTCTAGTTTCTCAATATGAAAACCCTGGCACCTACTATGAAGTGCCGGGATAATCCTTTGTGGGTAGTTACAAGTTAATATGAATCTACAACTTGTGTGATAAGTTTCCATAACGCCACGTAGAGCCGCCTGTCCATTAGGAGTAATATAGTCTGCTTCATCTAGTAATACATACTTCATATCACCAAACGGCATTGTGCTACTAAAATTAGTAATCTTACTCCTAATAATGTCTACGCTATTTTCATTAGATGCATTAATCTCTAGTATGTCCATACTATCAACATCTAATTCTTGCAATAACACTTTTGCAAGTGTTGTCTTTCCTGTGCCAGGGGCTCCGCTGAATAGTAAATGAGGTAATGCCCCATCTTCTTTCCAACCGTTCACTTGTCTGCGTTGTTGGTCATCTCTAAACACATAGGTGTCTATGCTACTAGGACGATACTTTTCTACCCACAATTCTTTCATTAATTATATTCCAGTGTTTAGTATAGTTATTGTTTCTACATCATTGTATTCACCATTTTCGGTAAACGAACGTGTAGTTGTAATTCTTTTAACCATGCCAGTAGGAAGATTTTCCATACTAATAAGTTTTTGCTCCATTAGTCCAGTTCTTGGTTGCTCAAATACAAGGTCATTCTTGTAGTCTGAGATAATTCTTGCAGACTTAGTATAAGTCCCTTTAGTTTTATAATCAGTTGTCATGTACTTCTCCATTATTATGTTTTCATTATACATGAATGTAACTAGGAAGTCAAGCACTTTTTTGATAAATAATACTGAACGCATGACTGTAGGAGTTAATAAGTGGCAAACGAATATAGATTTGGACAAAAAGGTGTTTCAACTGACCTTCAATTTGGAAAGAGAGGACCTCGATTAGTAGCAAATGCTACTACATCCGCATTACAAGTAACAGCAACAGATGGAACTACACTCAACAATGTAAGAATTGCTGATGGTGTAATAGCCAGTGACGCCGTTACTAAGAGCCAACTAGACGCCAGTGTTGCTAATATTAGCACAAATGCTTATAACATTACACTAGGAACTGGTGGTGACGGTGATTTTGTCAGCCCAGGTAGTGTAACAACATTAACAAGTTCAACTACAGTATCAGAGTCCATAGATAGATTAAACGAGACTATGGAAAACATAAGAAACAATACTTATGTTAAAAGTGTAGACGCAACAACTAATGTTAGTTCAGGTGGTAATCCACTTACAGTAACTTTAACAATTAGTACTGTTGGTACTTCAAATCAATATGATATAGATTGGGGAGATGGAAGTTCAACTACAGCAACTTCAGATAGTACTCCAAGTCATACATATACAGATAATTCAAATTCACCATATGATGTCGTAATTGTAGCAAGAAATACAAGCGGTAGTGGTGAAGGTTCTAGTGCTTCAATCACTAAGAGCAACTTTATAACATTGTACACAGCAACTCCTGTTGCAAACTTTGGTTTATTTACTGCCAGTTCAGGCGGTAGTGCATTAAGTGGTAACAGTAGAGAAATAGATGCTGGTGAGACAATGTACTTAGAAAATACAACAACAAATTCAGGTTCAGCAACATGTACATACGAAATTAATTGGGGAGATGGCGGAGCCAATACTTCAGTAAGTTCAGGTGGTACTGGTGATGTTGGACAAGCAAGAGCAAGTCATACATACTCAGATGATAGTGGTACGTCAATGTATACTATTACAATGCAACAGACTGCTCATAATACAGCAGACCCAGGTGAGGTTGGTAGTACAACAAACAATTCATTAAAAGTTTATGACGCTGGAATAAGTGCTCCAAGTGGACTGAGTTCTAAAACAATTTCATTTAGTGAAAGTAGTTCAGGTTCAAGTCCAAGGGCGGCAGTTGGATTCACAGATAATAGTGCAGAAGATACAGTTGCTAGTGGATCAAGTGTTATAAGAATAACCAATGCAAGTGCAGGTTCAAATACAGATTCAGATACATTAAGTAGTTTTGCTTATAATGGTGATTCAGGAACATTAACTGCAACAATAGATGCTAGTGCCGATGGTGCTATAACATTTACAAATTCAGATGATAGTGGATCAAATGATGGTCTAACAATTACACAAGAAAACGATTACCAATTCTTAAATGCAAGTGGCTCTACTGTATCATTTAGTAGTTCAGTATATAGTCCAGGACTATATCAAGGCTTTAAGGCTAAAGTAAGTAAATCAACAACAGGATTAGCAGTAGGTTCACATAGTTATAAACTAGGACATAGTGCAACTGGCGATACAAACATATTAAGTTTTATAAAAGACGATGTTACAAGCACTCCAACAACTGTTATGGCTAACGTTGTTATTTCAGAAGCAAGTGCAGGAACATTAAAACATATTTCAGGTGTACCTTACTACACTAACGATGCTACACTAACACTTTCAGGTGTTGAAGTGTACAATTGGATTGGACAATGTTACGCAAGTACAAGTACTCCTCTCCAAGTAACAAATGGTACCAACCAAGAATCAACAAGTGGTAGTGCAATAGGTTCACAGTTTTATTCCTATGCAGACATTGATGGTTCAACAAGTTTCTTAACAGGTGGTGTTCCAGAAGCGAACACTGGTCCTAATAGTAGTAGTGCTTATACACTAGGTTCTTTAACAGTTAATGTTAATGGCGGTGGAATAGGTATTGAACAACTTAAAGCAAGAATGTTTAGTGTGAATGGCAATGGTAGTTACCAAGAACTAACAGGAAAATACATTAGTGCATTTAACGGTAGTACAGGAATTGACGAAGAAAGTATTCCAGTAAGTAGTAGTTTAGGTGCTGGCTTTAATGATAACGGAAAAAGAATTACAGGATTTAGTGGCGTAGCAGATACTCCAGCATTTGATAATACAGTTAATAACTATACAGCAAATGTATGGACAGGTTCACAGACTATAGCAGGTACTCCAGAAGCAGTAACAAGATGGGGTGACGTAACTCACTTCACAACAGATTTAAGTGGTAGTGCATATCTACCAGCAGGTCCTGATTTAAATACAGGAAGAAGTGGAGCTCAGTACTTTACTTTTGCATTTAGAAGAACTACAATGGCTAACTTTACAGTAACACTAAGTGGTAAGGTGAGTGGCTTCTTTGTAGCGGCTCCAGGTACAACTATAGACAATGCTAGTACATTGAATGGTTGGACAGATGCAAGTATCACATACGGTGGTGCAGGTTGTCCGGGTGCTAACACAGGAGCAGGTGGTAATGGTTCTAATGGTGTTGCATTTACTTCAGGTGATAGAATTGCAGACGGAACTACATATAATTCAGATAATTTTACATTGACACTTGGTGACCAGAATGGAACAGGTGCAACAGGAAACAACATCCTGATAAGAATTAAACTAGAGTCCGGTGACGAACTCACAGCATTGAGTATAGCATAATGGCAATATCAGATTCACAAAAAATTGATTTACTTTGGAAGAAGATTGGTTTTGGTAAAGCAAAAACTGATACTAACTCAAACAAGAAGGCTCCTAACGAACCTAATGCAAGTAGTTTAATTATTAAAGATTCCGATATTTGGAATCAAAGTTCAAGTATTACAGGCATTATTCCTAGTGCTAATTCAAGTATTGCTAATGTCTATTTAGATAGTGTTAGTGGTGCTTTACAAACAACTGAAGATGGTGCATCTAGTGATAACCGTACATGGAGTACTGGTACCACTAATTGGATTGCTCCTAGTTTTGGTGCAACATATCAGTTAAAAGTCTATGCCGCGGCAAGTGGTACAGCAAATCCTCAATCAAACGGAACACAGTTATTTGAAACTGGTTCAGGTTCAAGTGATGAATGGTACTTTGACTATCAGTCAGGTATACTAAACTTCATTGGTGACAACCTTCCAAGTGCAATAGGCACTTCAAGTGGTAACGTAATTTTTGTAGCTGGTGCAGTATACACAGGTAACACTGGTGTTACTAGTACTGGTTCTAGCATGGTTTACAGAACATACGCAAACCTTACAGCCTTGTATGCCGCTAGTGATATTGAAACAGGTGACTTTATTAAAGTTACTGATGGCGGAGACGGTGAGTATAGATTATACATAGCCGGACAAGCAGATCCAAGTCAAGCAAGTCATTTAACACTAATTGGAACAGCCGATAGTGCTGTTACTGATGCTGGTACACTTACAACAACTATTACACATGAAAGTGGTGCTAGTGTTGTTATTGGTAATATTAGTAGCGGTAAGAAAGTTACAAGTGTTACTGTTAATGTTACAACTGCATTTGATGGTAGTGCACCAACAGTTACAGTTGGTGATGCTAGTGTTAATAACAGACTGCAAGAAGCAGATGATAATGACCTAAAAGAAGCATACGCATACGAAAGCACTCCAAACTTTGTTTATAGTAGTGCTACTGATGAAAGTATTTTAGTGTATTTTAATGCTGATAGTAGTACGACAGGTACTGCTGTAGTTACTGTAACTTATGCTTAATCGTTAGCTGAACGTCCGCTTTCTAAACCAACACCCATAAGTAATAACATAATACTAGCAAGTATCCACCATGGATTTAATGCATTAAATACTACGCCTGCTAGTATAATACATCCTGCTAAACCTAATGTGGATAATCCTGTTCTATTGTTTGATTCTGGAAATTTCATATTAACCTTTAATTGAGCCGTCCCATTTAGCCATTCTAACTAAGTCGCCGACATTTGTTGCATTTGCAGTTGGATTGTCATCTGATATAAGCATACATGCTTCTGGATCTACTTTCCAAATTTTTGCGCCTTCTTCTAGTCTATCATCTTTAACAGTAAATCCTTCAGTCCATCTACCATATTCTACATATAGCCATTGTCCTGGTGTTACCCAATCAATGTCTGGGCCTACGTCAAATGCTTTGAACCATCTAGGTGCAATACCTTCATCTGATCCAATTGTTGATTTGATAATAATGCCTGAAGCAGTCTCTTTGTCTCCAAAGTCTCCTTCAACGCATAGTATGTTATCCTTGTATGCTCTAAGAGTTGTCATCCCAATCATCCTCATATACTGGTACCATTTCAATATCACCGTTAGGTAATTCTACTTCTTTGTAACTAACAGGTTGTCTAGTTTCTGCCATTACTGGAGCATCTTCAACAGCATTCATGACACTTTGGTCTTGTTCTGTTCGTTGTGCTTCAGCAGTTTTTAGTTCAGGTTGTGCATTAGTATCTGGTTGGATTGGTTGGTCAGGCGCAGGGCCTTTTAGAGTTGTTTGTGCAGTACTGCTCAATGGGTTATCTTGATAGTATGCTCTTACTCTATCTTCTGCTTTCTGTACTATCTCGCCATTCTTTCCTAGCACATCACCGTTAGCATTCACACCCATATTACCTACAGCAGGTTCATCGCCTTGGGCGGCGATAAGTGCCTCCATATCTACGATAACACCTCTGTTTGATTTCTTTTCTGTCATGTTTTCCTCTACTTTAAAAACTCTTTAATGTCTAAGTTATATGTTAGACTATTTATTTTATGTACATCTAAAACGTACAATACATAACTAGCAACACTACTGCCTCTGCCTACACCCCAAACTAAGGAATGCTTTCGCATAGTGTCCACTATGTATATTAGTATTTGTAATACAGGAAATAACTTCCTTTCCTCAAACATAGCTAGTTCCATTTCTACTCTTGCTTTTGCGTTGACAGATATATCTGAATCTCTGCATTTGCTTTCAACTAACTTACTAACATACTCCCTTACATCTAACTCTTTGTAGTGCTCTGGAATGTTATATGTATTTATACGGTCGAAGTCCTCACCACCTATAATTTTTAGTAAATTTAAGTCCATTTCATGAGCAAACTCTTGAAACTTAGCAATATCTTCGTTTAACGTATATTCAGCATTAGATAATTCTTTACCATGATAAAGCATTTCTACGCCAGTATTTTCATCACTAATGTATCTATTGTTTTTATCTAACATCTTCGTATTGTACTGCCTTTGTGAGGTGAAGTCAACCTTTTTATACTAACTTTGGTTTCCACTTCTTTTGTTTGGTTTTAAAGTCTACTTCTACGACTTCGCCTTCTGGAATAAAGCCTGCTTGACTCATTTGGCTTCTTACTTCTTGTTCAATCATGTTAAAGTCTGCATCTAATACATCCTTTTGTTCTGCAAGATTTTTTCTAATAAGTATTAGTTCTTGTTCATCTAATGCATAGTTATCGTATGTGCTGATGTCATCACGTTCCCACCATACAGTATCGTATATGCTTAAATCACCCATAAACTCTGATTGGTAAGGAAGGAATTCTGGTACTTCGCCTTCTTCATCTTCGTAGTCATACGTTATACCTGTCTCTAGGTCTACTACTCCAATATTGGAAACTGTTATATGGTTCTTACATATAGCATTAAACTTGGCAAATAAACAATTAGTTAAGTATGTTATATTAACTTCTGGAGTTATCACAAATACATTGTCTGTAGAAGCAAAATGATTTTCTATTGTTCTTAGTGCAAACTTGTCATACCATAAACTGTCATGTAAATAGTATTTAATAAAATGCTGAATACGTTGATAACTGATGTTCTGTTCTACACTTAAATCGTTGACGTCTTCAACAGTATCATCAAACGTTGCATACATACCAAACTTAATAATGTATCTGTTCGACTTAATTGCATCTATTTCTAACCCATCATCTCTTCCAAATACAGAGATAATATTTACTTCACATTCGGACTTTAGTTTAACTTTCTTCGCCATTTGTCTTTTTTTCCTTATAAGTATCGACTACTGCTTTAACAAATAACTCCGTGTCATCCATATAGTCTGGTGTATATGTTTCGGATTCTATTGCACCGATGTCTATTACTTGTGCTGGGTTTTTAATGTTTTCTTTATGCTGAGCAATGTACATACGTTCTTGGTATTCCATTGTGCATTGTTCTCGTAAATCCAATATGTAGTTATACAATGGAGTTGAACTGTCCATTTTGTATAATTGCTTTGTGTATTTTTGATTTTCTTTTAACAAATCATCTGTTGTCATTAAAGTAAAATCTTTGAATGGGTTACTCATATAGATAATCTAAATAGAAATGCAAACTGCTCATCTTTAAAACGTACTACGTTTCCTTTTATTTGATAATCAAGCATTTCTTCTAGTCCGTGTTTGTCTGTAAAATTCTTTGTAAGTGTTTTAGTATCTATATATTCTAGTTCTAACTTATATCGTTGAATGCCTTTGTGTAACTTTGCTGGACGTACTACTTGGTTTGGTTTCCATTCGTCCCAAAGGTTACCAAAGTGTTCTGCTCTAGTTTGTAAATCAACCTTAGTTGTACCAAATACTCTTTCTAATTGATGTTCATTAAGTAAACTGTTCACTTTATATAATTCATCTGCGTTATACAATACTGTTAAGTTCATGATTTTCCAACTCGTTATAATAAAAAATAGAATCTTCATTAAGCCCATTATGGTTATGTCTTTGGCTAATAATTAATTCTAAGTTAGGCAATGCTTCTGGAAAGTTCTTCTCTAACACATAACTTTTATCTTTGCCTGCTATGTTAAACTCCCAACCTCTTGTAACATGCTTAGGTGGTAAGTTCGTATTCTTTTTGTAAATGTCTGCAATAATTTTCTTTTGTTCTTTACTAATCTTAGGACTGCTGAAACCTTTTGCTGTTAATAATGCAGTTAAATCTACTATGTCATCTGTTTTAAATACTAATGTATTAATTTTAACTGGATCCTTGTTTACATTCCACATGATATTAAATCTATTATTATCACATACTGAAGTAATATAGTTAGGACTCTTTCTTACAACTCTAAATTTTAGTCCTTCATTAATGCTGTTTACTGTATTAATATTACTACAGTTAAATACTATTCCAGCAAAGTAATCTAATGGAGATTCGACACCAGCAACACCTACTGTAGTAAAATGTTTATCGTAAGTAGACTTAAATTGTTCTACAGGGTATGTGTATATATTTACACCTTGTATTTTAGCAACATTAAGTCCTGTTGTATCACAATGTAAACTGCCATCTAGCGAGTTTGTTGCGTTAAAACCTATGCCACTTAAACCCGTTGGTATATCCAAGGAGTTAAGTAGTATGACACATTGATTAACTGCCCACATACTAGCCTTTCCATTTTTGCTCACACTTATTTGGTTAAACCCTAAGCCAGTTAATTGAATGGTTGTGTCTTCTACGTTATGAGTACTTGGGTTAACATTGTACTCTATAAAATTAAGCTCTGCCATTCGCTCTAACTGTCTCCTTCTGCTGTGTCGCATTGCTGACAGCATTCTGGTGTACCACACTTATCGTGAACTACTTCTTCTGAAAGATCCTCACCGTAACGTCCACGTTCTCTATTGCCGTCTCCGTTTAATTCGGTTGCATCTTGTTGTATTGCCTTAAAATCTTTTTTAAGTGTTACTCTCTTTGGCTCCATCTTCATCCCTTGTGTTAATTATTTCGTCTGCAAGACCCCAGTCCAGAGCCTCTTGTGCAGTAAGGAAATTATCCCTATCCATCCCTATCTCAAATTCTTCGTATGTTTTTCCTTTACTGTTATGCTGTACATATATCTCAGTAAGTTCTTTTTTCATACGTTCAATCTCATGATACTGAATTGCAATATCCGATGCCATTCCTCTAGCACCACCACTTGGTTGATGTATCATTGTTCTAGCTCTAGGCAGTAAATACCTTTTGCCTGCCGCACCTGCTTGGGATAGTAAACTTCCCATTGATGCCGCTTGTCCCATTACAATAGTTGAAACGTCTGGTTTAATGTATTGCATTGTGTCGTACATTGCCATACCTGATGTTACAACTCCTCCTGGACTATTAATATAAAAATTAATGTCTGCATTTGGATCTTCTGCTTCTAAGAAAAGTAACTGAGCACAAATACTATTTGATACTTGGTCGTTTACTTCACCGTTTAGAAACACAATACGTTCCTTTAAAAGTCTGCTGTAGATATCGTAACTACGTTCTCCAGCACTTGTTTTTTCTATTACATATGGTACAAAATTCATGTTATCCTCTTATTAGTATTTATATTAAACAGATAGCTCTTTAAGTCTAGTTATGAAACTATCTACACCTTTTAAACGTTGATATGATACTTTAGCAACGGTTAAAAATTCATAGTTGTCCATGCTAATATTACGGACGTCTTCTATAGTATGTAGTTGTGACGTTATAGCTGTTAAAAGACCTTTAACAAAGGAACTGTCACTATCAAACACTACGGTATCTTCTTTTAATATTACCCACACACGACTTTGGCAACCATGCACAAGATTATCTTCATGCTGTATTGCTTTATTGTTATCTGTCTCTGATAGCTCTATAATTGCTTCATAGAAGTCCATCGGTTCCAGTTCATTTAAATAGGTTATATCCATAGTGCTTATTATATACTCGACTTATTGTAAAGTCAATAGTATTTACTATCTATGGTCTTTGTAAGGATCACCTTTTGGCGCCTTTGGCACCGAAGTGGTAGACTTCTTTTTCTTCTTTTTCTTCTTCTTTTTGACTGGGCTTGAACCCCATAGGCTGTAAGAGCCTCTTCCTACTGAAGGTGTGGGATTAGAGGGAGCATCGGAAGAACTTCCGTCGCCTGCAGACCCTCCTCCTCCACTTGAATCTCCGTGGGAACCATTACCTGAACCGTTGCCAGGACCTGCTCCTCCACCTGAACCAGCACCTGCACCAGATCCAGCACCGCCGCCGGCTCCACCGCCGCCGCCAGCACCACCGCCTCCACCGCCTCCGGCTTCAGCATCTAATCTTTTGCGTTTAACTGCTTCTAAAATTTCTGCAAATTTCATTTAACTTACTTTAAACAACGTATCCGCTGTCTGAAAGTAATGTTACTATTTCGTCTGCATCAGTAATTTTAGCGAGGTTGTCGCTATCACCGTTGTCAGTTTTAAAATAGTCACCTGTAGCATCTTCTGTAAACCACGTTCTGTAGTCTGCACCACTAACTGAATCATCAAAATGAATTGGAGTGTAACCTGTAAAGTCTCCACCACCTTCTCCACCTGCTGTTTCGCTACCAATTGCAGTAAGTTCTGCAACCTTGGCATCTAGTAAAGTATCTGCCGCACCTTTGTCTGAATCGTTTGTAATAAACCATGCACTTGGATCGCCATCTGCATTAGTTCCTTGTTCAAAGTATCCAGCATAAGTACCTGCTTCTGCTATAAGCTCTAAATGAGCTCTTAATTTTTGTTCTTCAACATAACTTGCCATTATTTGTCCTCTTCTGTATACATTGTCCACGCACCATATATAATCATGCCGTAGGCAATTAAATTAACAGGTGCTAATATCATCACGATACCACCACCAATAAGTAAAGCGCCATCAAGTGATGTTCTTTCTTTTAATCTTGCTTTGATAAAATCTATCATGTAAATCTCCTGTTATATAACAGTACTATTTATCGTCTTTGGCTATGACGCCGGCTTTTTCTATATAGTTCGGCATACCGTGATCCGCTACAAAGTCGAAGAATTTAAACTGTTTAGCCGCGGCCCAAAAGCCTCTAAACTGGTCTTTGACTCTTTGCCAAAAAGTACTAACTCGTATCTTCCCGTTATGATTGATATACATAAGTCTTCCGCCGTGTACAAACATTAACCAACTCGGTGGTACTTTAGGCACTATATCGTTGTTATTAACATAACGAATGTATGCACCAATATCGCAACCTTCTAGGTGCTGACGGAATCTTCTATTACCAACTCTTGGTTGCCCATAGGTTCTAAGTTCCTTCACTGGAATACCTTCGTTTGTTAATTGTTCTGCTACTAATACTGCCATTGCTCCACCTAAACTGTGACCAACTACATACACGTTCTCTTGTTTCTTTCTATTTGCTTTAACTGTTTTTAAGATTTCATCAAATACTAATTGTGTATACTCATAAAATCCATGATGCACTCTACCATTACGTGGATGCCTAATTGGATATGTCTTTAAATCTGCAAGTATATCTGAAAACTTTGTAGGTTCTGTTCCTCTACAAGCAACAACTATACCATCATCCTTTGTAAAGAATACCCATGCTTCAGCATCACCGTCTTTAATAAACACGGCTTTTTTACGTTTCATTTTTATTTTGTTTTGTGCATCCTTTAATTCTTCTGCACTAAGATAGGCTCTACCCGCCAACTTTGCCAAAACTTCGGCTCGCTCGGACTCAGAGCATTCTGCTAACCATCCCATAACTACTCCTACATAATTTTAGATTAATTTATTATAGTAGTATTTATCGGATTTGTATAAAAAAGTAGCACTCCAATGTTAGAGTGCTACTAGTTTTTAAGAGAGAACGGTTGTTCTCGAATTAATTGTTAGAATGGTGTAATAATTGGTTTCATTGCAACATACATAAAAACAAAACAGCCGATTAACAGACCAAACGTGAAAATAGATTCACATGTTTGTCCATCAGGGCAGTATTTGTCTTTGAACTCTTTGAAAGAGTTTTTAGTACGAGCTACGAAAGAACTATTATCATTCACTTCATTTGTGATGATAGACATTTCTTTTCTCCTGAGTCTAAATTTATTAGCACCCAATTCACGCCTCCTCTCGAACGACGCTCAGATAAAAAAGTTCCTAAACTTTTATGTATACTCGTATTGTGTTTATTGTACTTTGCATTAAAGCCTATAGAGGATACGCACCTCGACAAAAACAACGACATATACCAAATATCTGTTGTGCAAGTAGGATTGCTATTATACTTGCAATCGTATTTATCTATCGTTCTAACAGGTGTTAAGTTATTGTGGTATTTGCGTTGGAAATAGTCTCTTCAGATACTATTTGTGTGATTAATGACTTACCCCAACCCTGTCTACGTCTAAAGTAGAGCCTGTTGTAGTATTCATCGTCCTTAACATGTTCTAACATATCTATATTATATGCATTTTGACATGTGACTAATTCGTCATCTATTGTATTCATGTACTCATAGAAGTTAAATCCAAAGTTTGATTGGAAAGGATACAGTTTATTAGGATCTGTAGTGTATGCTTCTTGGAACTCCAACAAGTGTGAATACATGTATAAATCTAAATTGCAGTACTCTTGTGTTAAATGCTTGTTTACAAATTGTCTAATCTGTGTGTTATTTCTATGGAAGTCTTTTTGTGCCTCCCACATTAATGTGTGACCACTGAAGCCTTTGCTTTCTCCAGTTTCTAAATAGTATGTAATATGTTGCTTGGCTTGGTCGAATAACTTGCCTACTATACCATCATCTGTTTTACATGCTTCAAACATTTTATCGTATGTTTCTTCATACTCTATGCCTTTGTGTTTATATATTATTCTTGCTATTGCTTGGCTCCATCCAAAGTTATGGAAGTTATTAATTACCCAAGCATACAGCCAACTGTCTATAAATTTATCTTTAGGCATGTACTTGGTTCCGGTTATCAACTCGACCTTTTCAGGTATGTTGTCCTCTTCTTCGAATCCACTTATATAGTTTTCTACAATCACACTAGTTAAGCCATGCTTTTCTTTTTCGCTTGGTACGTTCATGTGTGCATTTTCTAGCAGTTGTGCCAACCAACTTTCAATAGCATTGTGTTGCCCTGCTTTAATTATTTCACATAGTCCAGACTTCCAAGTATCAAATGTCTCTAAAGGTAATCCTAATATAAGTTCTGTGTAACTAGGTATTCCTTCTCTATTACATTTTTCAAATATCATTGTAAGGTCTGACATTTCCATGTTACGTCTTTTAATCTCTTCTAGTACATCCATGTCCATACTTTGCACACTAAGAGTAAGTCCTCTATTGAATCCACTACTAATAAACTTTTTAACAATCTCTAATATCTCATCACTACTGTTCTTATACCATGTAGCATCTACTACTTTAGGATAACCGTATTGGTTTTGTAAGTCAACTAATTTTTCTGTTACTTCCATATCTCTGTCTGTGAATACACCAAAGTTAGCATCTGCAATAGTGACATAGTCTATTTGATTCTCAGCCATCCATGTTAGTTCTTGTATTACTTTAGGTATAGGAAACTGCTTAATTTTAGCATAAGTTAAACTACCCCAATCACAAAATGTACATGCAAAAGGGCAACCTCTATTAGTTTCTAATGTGCCATTAAACACATACCCAGTGTTGTTTGCTATAATATCGTCGAATACGCCAGTTAAGTAGGGACTCGGAATGTTTAAATCCACTAGTCTGCCGCCTTCATAGACGTCTTGTAACGGGTCGTTGTTGTTTATTGATGTAAGTATATCCACAAACATCTCTTCGCCTTCACCTAACACTATGCTGTCTACATAGGGGTGATTATCAAAGAATAGTTCTTCTTGTGGTCTATTTGTAACTTGTGGACCACCAAATATAATTAGTATGCTTGGATTTTGTTCTTTTAAGGATTTTGCTACATGCTTGTTGTATTCCCAATTCCACATGTAATTAGAAAAGAAAACAACCTTACAATCTTGTAGTCTATCTACGACATCGTTTGGTTGTTCTCGTTTGAAAATAATGTCTTTCAGGGTGAAAGACTTCTGTACCCATTCGTATTGATTTGCGTAACTCCATAAGCACCCTACCGAGTAAGGTAGCCAATAACCTACGAAACTGCCACCGCCTATTTTGAAGTTTGGTTGAACTAATGCTACTTGCAATTTACTCATGCAAGTATTTATAGTCTACTTCTTGGAGGCTTTGAGTACTTCGGCAACTAAAACGTCTTTCTTCTTACGTTTGTCTAGTTCAACACCAAATTCTCTTCCTTTAGTTTCTAAATCTGCTTTAGTAAGTTTTGATAAACTTGCTGTAGTTAATTTAGCCACTGTAGGTGCAGTTGCTTTAGCAACTGTTTTAGTTGGTGCTTTTGCAGGTACTACTTCGTTACCATCGCTGGCTCCAAAGAAATCTGCTAACCATTTAAATAAACCCATTATAAACTCCTGTCTAGTATGTTTAATAGTTCAAACCTATCTTTATTAATAGGATGTTCTAAGTTAAAAGGATTCGCTCTTTTGAATGCTGTATTCAACACTCTATCTACTAAAAGTCTGACCTTCTTCGCAGTTTGCTCTTCCGTAATGTTATTTATGTATAAATTAATAGTATTATTGTCTATTCTTGGTAATGAAAGCAATTCAAACAATATAATATCGAACTCTAAGTATGTCATACCTAATTGATCTGCATCACTATTGCTTATTCCTAAGCCGTCTGTGGGCAATGCATCTAGTGTTGCTTGTGGTATGCCTAACATCTTTGCTAACATAGGCACCTCCCAACTTTTACTTAAACTTTGTATAGGTGCAACGTCACCTACATCACCATGTAGTGTCCAAAACCCTGCGGCTAGTTCACTAAAGTTATCTGTACTACCAACACAACCACCTACTTGATGTGCAAGGTTATACAATGTTGTCATTCTTAGCCTTGCTCTAATGTTGCCTTGTCTTTGTAATTCTTTATAAGTCTTAGCATCTGTTAATCCTAAAAACTCTGACATGTTATCAAACTGTTCGCTCAAATCAAAACTGTGTGGTACTAGTTCAAGTGCATCTATGGCTTCTTGCCCTCTATCAGTTTCTTCTTGTTTTTGATGTATAGGTAATGTTACTCCGTGTACTGTCCAACCTGCTTCTTTAAACAAGGCGGCAGTTAAGGCACTATCAATACCTCCGCTCATTCCTATTACAACATCTTCTATAAAGTTATCTGCTTTATATTCTGCTAGTTGTCTCACTATTACAGACAATGTTCTTTCTAGTTTTTGATGATTACTGTATTTCTCTGATTGAATAAGTTTCTTTAATTTAGTTTCAAACCATTCCGTTAGTTCAATTTTACCTGGAGTTACTGCTAGTATCTCATTTATCATTTTTTATATCCTCTGGCGATTTTAATTTAATCATTGCCGCAATTTTTTCTCTACTTACACCTCGACGTAACCAGAATTTTAAATCCTTAACGGGTTTGCCATCTTCTTCCCTAAAGAATGAACCCATCTTACCATGTTGTCCTTTTACAAAGAATGTAACTGCATGACCACCATCAGGTATAACAACTCTATGGAAATCAGTATGAGACCTCCAAGCAAACCAGCCTGGTCCTCTCCACATCATTTCCTTACCTCTAACCTCATAGTATCCTCCCGACAGTATGAGAGTAAAATAACCCCAAGGGTGATTATGTTCCGTAGGTAAATCACTTCCAAGAATAAGGTTTAAGCAAACTCTACCGCCATGGTAATTGCCTGCAATACCTGTCTTATGGATTTGTCTACCTAAGAAAACTCTGTGCATGTATTCATGGTCGGTGTATATGTTAGTTAAGGTCTCTGTGCCTCTACGTTTCGCTAACCACCAAAATATTTTTTGCCACATAAAGTGTTCCTTTGTAAAGTACATATTTATCGCCCAAAAAAAAGCCAAACTGTAAAGTCTGGCTTTGTTATTAAAAACGTTGTGTTACTTAGGTAATATACTCTACACTTATGTTTTTTATTTTTGCTGGAAACGTTAAATTTGCTTTTAAATGGTGTTCTCTTCTAGGTTTAGAATCATCTGCTATACCAACACCTAATAAAAACACTGGTTTATGAGGTATATCTAACACTCTTTGAACTTCGTCTTTATTAATACAACCACAGAACCCTGTAGTATATCCTAATAATGAACTTGTAAGGTTAGCATAACCTCCTGCTACACCAATTGCTTGATGCATATCTCTATCCATTTGTTCCCAAACATCACTTATATCTGTTTTCTTTTCTGCATCTTCTTTATCAAAGTCCCTAGCAAATACTATTAACAGTTGTGCTAAAGTTTGTGGATTAGTAGTAAGGCTGTTTCCCTTTGCTCCTTCATTTCCATCTTTGATTAAAAATCCAGATGTTTGTCTATGCACTCTTTCTATCTTTTCTCTATTTGTAATAAAGTAAGGTTTGAAAAATTGAATGTTCTGTTTACTAGGTGCTCCAGTTATTGATTCTGCAATAATATCAATATCTTCTTGCGGAATTGTTTTTGTGAGATCCCAATTACGTTGAACGTGCTGACTTTCTTTTATAGCTTTTCTTAGCATAGATTTGAACATTTGTACTCCTACAATGATAACGTGTGTATGTTAAACATATTTATCGTATAAAAAGTGTTTCGGCTCTGCACACATCTGCACTCCTACAGTTTCTAATATTTTGCTCCCATACTACTCGTTCAGGCATCCAATCGAACTCATGCGGACCATTGTAGTCTGAACTAGTGCATCCTGTTATAATAATACTACTTACTAGCAATATTAATTTTTTCATCTCGTTCCTCTTTTAGTTTATTGTATCCTTCATCATCTAGATGTGTAATAGCCAACCAAGCATGTGTCATTTCATCGCCTGTTCTACTGCCTCCCATTACCCACATATCAGGATCCGGATTGTTTGGATTGTTAGAAGTATTATCATACCATTGCTTCAGTATAATAACAGCACCCGTTGGTATAAGTGGTGCTACATCAGGTTCATACAAATGACTGTGATGCCATGTTGCACTCCAATTACTTACTTGGCTAATCTGTTCTGTTTGTCCTGTCTCTGGATAGAATATCTCTAGGCTAGCGGCATTCATTCTTAAATGTCCGTGTGGCTGAAAACTATCTAGTCTAACAGGATGGTCAAAACTATGGAAGCCTTGTGTCATGTAGTAGCCGTTGGGTGGAATAGTTATATCGTCCTGGTCGCCTAGGCGATACAAACTCAAATCTTGTTTGTATTTCAATTCTTGGCTTTCCTCTTCGCTGTATAACCACAGCCCAATCTCTACTACGTTGTTTTTGATAACTGATCCTGGTGCCATTGCTCCAAGTCCACCTGGGAACATATGAATATCCCATGCCACTTCTGCGTTGGCTGGTATAGTTCTGCATACTCCTGCAGGAACTATCTCTCCCCACTTTCCCATAGCATACTCAGTTAGCATTCCTTGTCTGCCTCCCTCAGTTATAATACTGCTGTTAGCATGGTGTACTACTGACTTTGCATTACCACGTGGCTTAACTTGTACTGCCTTAATACATCTATCACTAGTTAGCCCTGTTGGAACATTGTGTTTGTGCCATAAGTCGTTACCGGTTGCTGGTATGTCAATTGGTACACTTGGAATGATTACATCTGGTAGACCAAAGTCGGGTTCAAAATTCCATGCTTCTGTGTCTCTAAGCCTAGGGGGAATTCTAAAGACATCCTGGTCTCCGTATTGTGCTCCTTGTTCTACCCAATTATCTATTGTGTCTATGTCTTTAGTGGACAGTCTCCAATCTCCTTGTAAGTCCTGTATACCAATTCCATGGTCATAAGCATACGGTGGCATTTCTCTTGTTAATACCTTTAATTGTATTAGTGGTGCCCACGGTCTGACTTGCTCATAACTTTCAAAACTCATAGGACCTATACCTCCTTGACGGTGACATACTACACAATTATCATTAATAATATCTGCTACTTCCGTAACATAATCTGTAGCCCACACTGAAGTAGACCATATGGCTGTTAGAGCCACGGCTATGTGCTTGTACATTTTATTTTCCTTTTAGATTGCGTATCAACTACGAGTGAATACTCTGATACTTCAATAGTTTTTTACTATTATGTGTATATTTATTAAAAACTAACGGATTTTTTTATTTGTTTCGACTGCCTTTTTAAGCATATTAAGTTTAATATTCTTATCATGTGCATACTTTAAAAGTGCTTCTGTATCTTTGGGGAAACAATGTCCTCCAAAGCCAAGTTCTCCGTCTGGACCTGGTACCTGCATATGGCTACCGCCTATACGTGGATCTCTTGTTAGCATGTCTGTAAACTGTTCCCAACTAACCATACTACTGCCACTGTTATGTAACTTATGTAAGTCATTAAAGAACATTACTTTAGTTGCTAAGTAACTGTTAATAGTATATTTGAGTAGACTCGCTGTTGTTAAATCTGTTTTAAATGTAGGAACAATCTTAACTGAACTGTGTCTAAGATATGCTTTTTCTACTACTTCACAGTCTCTCCATTTACCACCTAACACTTGCATATTAGGATTTTTAAAATCTTCGTTTGCATTTGCTTCTGTGAGGAACTCTGGATTATAAACTATTTTTAGTTCGTATTCTTTTTTAAATTCCTGTAAATAGTCTGGTATAACTGTACTCTTAATTACTACAACACCCTTGTACTGAAGTCTATTAAGCTCTGAGAGTACATCATTTGCTATGGTTGTATCACAACTACCATCTTCTGCAACTGGTGTAGGGACACAAACAAATATTAGTTTGCAATCATGCAAGTCATTTATAGTGTTATCTGTGTACTTAGGGTCTACAATAACTTGCTCACAGTCTTTATCGAATCCGTTTGCTACTGCTGAGCCTACAAATCCTTTACCTATGATTCCTAACTTTAACATTATACGTTGCCTTTAATCCGTTCTATTATATAGCGGTCTTCGTATGGCTCATCGCCAACATACTCTGGTGCATTAACTAATGCCTTATCCACTCTCATTTTAATATCCCATAGTCGACGTTTCATGTCACTGCCGGTCCAGCCATCATTACGTGGGTTCTTCATTTCATGTTCTAGTTCCCATATAATATGTAGGGCTTCGTCGCTGTTAGGGATAATCATTCCTTCTCTGTTATAATATATTCGCTCATTGTGAGCATTGTTTTTATTCACCTACCTGTAAGTTTTCAAAAACTGTATTATGTGTTGACTTACATTGTACAAAAGTTGTACACTTAGATAAATTCTTTAATTTGTCGGCACCAACGTAAGTGCAACCACTACGCAAACCTCCAAGTAAGTCTGTGACAACATTGGTAACTGGACCTTTACGAGGTATTCGTACAATTCTGCCTTCACTTGTTCTATGATCCTGTACTCCACCTGTATTCTCCTGTGCTTGAGTAGTGCTACTACCGTAAAATTCTATTGTATTTGATTCACCGTCTATCTTGCCGCCTTCGTCACAACCTGCCATCATGCCACCTAGCATAACAAAGTCTGCTCCGGCACCAAATGCCTTAACTACATCTCCAGGACTACTACAGCCGCCATCAGCAATGATGTGTCCGCCAAGACCATGAGCGGCATCGGCACACTCAATAACGGCTGATAATTGCGGATACCCAACACCTGTCTTAATACGAGTAGTACAAACACTACCAGGCCCAATGCCAACTTTAACGATATCTGCTCCACGTAATAATAACTCCTCAGTTAAGTCTGCTGTAACTACGTTACCAGCAATAATTGTAAGTTCTGGATACTGGTCTCTAAACCTTGCTACAAAGTCTAAAAATCGTTCGCTGTACCCATTTGCAACATCAATACACACATATTTTATACTGCGTGATAGTTTGATAGTTGCGTCTATTCGTTCTTTGTCTATATCTGTAATGCCTGTGCTTATTGCTATGTTTCTGCATAGGTCTGGTTTGTGTACATGATTGCCTAACCAATTCCAAATGTCTGCTGGCTGGTAGTTTTTATCTAAACATGTAAACATCGGCTTTCTAACAAGTTCTTCTGCCATTGCAAATGTGCCAACGCCTTGCATGTTAGCCGCCATAATAGGAATACCTTCCCATTCTTTACCGCTGTTCCTAAATTTGTATCTACGTTTTAAGTCAACGTCTTTACGACTGCCCACAGTACTTCGTTTGGGTCTAAGTAAAACGTCATTGTAATCTAATTTTACGTCTGCTTCTATTCTCATTTTGTTGGAATTCCTAAGCCTTGTCTAATAACGTCATCTTCTTTTACAAACACTCCATCAATCATCATGCCTTTACGATCCTTGATATCATCGTATGCTTTTTGTAAACATTGAGTAAGTGTTAATTCATTACGTTCAGCTATGTTAATTAACACAACCATCATGTCACCTATGTCATCACTGATGTCTCTTTCTTTGCAAATGTTGTCTGACAACTCACCTGCTTCTTGTATAAGTTTAGCAAATTGTGTTTTGTCATCCGATCCTTCTATAAGGTTTCTATCGTAATGCCATTTAGTAATTAGTCTAACTAGTTCTTCCATTCGAGTGTATCTCCAAATTCTTCAATATGTGCTGATTCCATTTCACCATACTTTTCTTTATAGTCGGGTCCTAAGAAATACATAACTGCTTTACCCTCAGTTGTTTCTGTTGGTATCTTATTGTAAAAGTCTGGATAACCTTCTATAGCATCTAACTGATCCATTACTTCATCGTTTACTAACCAAACTTCGCCTTTAATCTTTTTTGATCCGCCCATAACTACACCTGGAAATGCACCCAAGTCCATCATATCATAATCTGGATATACAGTTGTAGCCATACCCACAATCTCTACCTTGTCTGGTCCAAAGCCATTAAGACCTCTAATTTCTCCGCCACTTTTAAGTGTGCCGTAAACAAATACCTTGTTATTCATATTCTTTCCTACTGTCTAAATCAATAATCTTTGTTTCTAGTGCTTTAATTCTAGCATTCATCCCAGAGATAATAATACTTGTATCCTGGTCTACAATGGTTGAATCTAACGCAATCCTGTCATTTTGTAGATTTTCAATTTCTGTTTGTTGCTCTTTAACGGTCTTTTCTAAGTCAGAACACAATGTTATTAGTTCTGCTTTAGTCATTTGTGTTTTAGATTTTTTGCTCATAGGTTAATTATACTGCATTCCTTAGTTATTGTCAAGTAAATTATTATATATTTTATACTCTGGTGCCAAGTATTCCATAATTGCATCTTTATGTGGCGTTAGTTCTTGTGCTATTTGCTGTTTGTGTTCATCTACAGTTTGGTTTACTTTGAGTATATTCATACCTTGTTTGTTAAACCATTCTGTGAGGTTGTCTGTTTTTACTACAGTTAAAGATTTATACAGCATGTGTTCTGTGATATACAACCAATTTGCTGTATGTCCATCATCATAACTATAATTACCAATTGTGAATCCATTGTCAATGCTGTTTGTATTTGTTCTTGTTAATTGACAAAATGCACTAACATATCTTTGCCATGGATCTCTAATTATTAAAACAACGTCAGTATCTTTCCAAAATGCATTATCGAAAGGTATGTTATCTTGACTTGGTAATTCATTTGGGTACACAGTTCTGTCTATAAGGTAGTTACTGTTTCCACGTGGAGGTACTTTAGGACTTAGTGGGTCTGGATTACCATGCTGGTATATTGTGCTACTAGAGTAATTTTTCCAATCATCGTAATCATTAAATAGATTAGACAAAGACATTAATCCGCATTTACGAGCGGAAATTATAACTTTGTTTTCCTTCTCGTTTAAAAAAATCATTTAGTATTCCAATTTGTCTGTGTCTTTTAACTTAGTGTACTTGTCAAAATAGTCATCTACCATGTTGTCATAATGGAATGTAATCCTATGTAGTACTCTATTTGCAATTACTTCAGGTTCCCATTCTACTCTTTTATGTAGTGTTAGTACTTGGTCTGATATAACAATATCGCCAGGATGCCATTCATGTTCATATATGTATTTGTGTTGGAAACAATGTTCCATTAATAATTTTTTAAGTTCTTTATCTTCGAAAGTACAGTTGTTATGATAATGGAAGTATAAACCTTTCTTACCATTAAAGCCTTCGTGTACCAAAGGCATTGTGTACTTGTGGTCAACTAATCCAAAACCTTTCATCATTTGTAGTTGTGGAGTTGCTACACCTTTTGCCCAATTTTCAGGAGCATATTCATAGTTGCCTATAACACCTTCGCAACGTGCTTTTAATTCATCTGGCATATCATCGTATGCTTTTACAGTATCCATAAATGCTGTATGTGTTCCTTCACTGTGCCAAGCACCTTGTAAAGCAACACCTCTGGCTCTATCCATATCACCATTCATATTACTGTGCCAATCTAGTTCTCCGTTGCCAAAGATACCAGTTGGTAAACCTTTTTCTGTTTTCTTGCCTGTTACTCGTTGTAGTGGGAAGTCATTGTCCTCACCTTCAAATGTAAATGGATCTACATATTCAAGATTGCCTATGTTAGCACCATCTTGTTTCCATAGCATTTGTTTCCAATTAGCAAAGCCACCCATCTTGTGACATAACTTTGCAAATGGTACTGTTTCAAATGGTTGTTTGACAAAAGCAATTAACAAGTTGTCTAAGTATATCTCATTAATGTCTTGATAGTCTTGTTCTGTAAGTTTTGATATGTTGCAGTCTATTAGAACTCCTGCATTTACTAATGGTATTACTTTCATTTTACTCACTTAAATGTTCGACTACGCATCCACTCTTTTCTAAAAAGTCTCTGCCTGATCCTTTGGCGGCATCATATGTATTTTTAAAATATACTTCTGATATGCCTGATTGAAATATTAATTTAGCACATTCTATACAAGGCTCGTGTGTACAAAATAGTACAGCATCCTTACAACTTTCACTGCTTTGTGCTACTTTGGCTATTGCATTTGTTTCTGCATGTAGCACTTCTGGTTTTGTTTTTAATTTGCTCCAAGTATTACCATGTGGTGAACTATGCATAACAGCACCATCACCAATAAACTTGTCTCTCATGTGAGGAATATCATTCCATGTATCAGTAGTTTCGCATTCATTAGTCCATCCGCTAGGCATACCATTGTAACCTATACTAATAATTCTGTTGTCTTTAACAATAATAGCACCTACTTGGGCACGTTTGGCAGTACTAAGTTCTGCAAACTGTTCTGCTACTTTTATATAGACTTCTTTAAATTTATCCTTCACTTGTTATACTCGGTTGTTATACTAACTGCCGCACTTCTTCCACCAAACCCAAATGATGTTTTAAACATCCTGTTGTACTTTGCTTCTTTTACTTCTGTTGGTAAGTTAAAGTGTCCGTCGTCTGTAAACGGATTTGTTAAATTTGCATTAGCTGGTATGAATCCTTCGACCATTGCTTCTGCACCTAATACAATTTCTGCAAGTCCACTAGCACCCATCATATGGCCCACTTGTCCTTTGTTGCCGTACAAGTGACTTCCTTCTGGAAAGTAATCTTTCAACACGTTATACTCTACAGGATCACCAAATGGCGTACTTGTGGCATGTGCATTTAAAACTGTATATTCGTCAGCACTTGCACCGGCTTGCTTTAATGCTTTATCAATAGCAATCCTGGCTCCAGTGCCGTCTAAATCTGGTTGTGTTGCATGGGCTCCATCGTTAGCAATGCCTAATCCATCAACTACCCAACGTATATTTGCTCCACGCTCTTGTGCAAGTTCCAATGGTTCTACTACTAGATAAACACTACCTTCTCCCATAACAAAACCATCTCTGCTTTCGTCCCAAGGAACACTTCTGCCTGTTGGACTAATTGCTCCTAACAGTTGGAAGTATATAGTACTCATTGAACTTGTCATGAAATCTGTTCCACCTACAATAGCACTTGTATAGCCTTCTGTTTGCATATACTTCTTTGCTATATCCAGTGCTTGTAACCCGCTAATACATGTTCCGCTAGTACCCATACTAGGCCCATGTAACTTGTAATGACTGCTTATATGGTTGCTAACGTACTCATGTGAGCTACTTAACAGTATCTGAGGATGTACTTTACGTCTTTTATCATTTAGAATTTGTCCGTACCTTGCTAGGTTTGGTGCACCGCCTCTAATAGTACCAACTATCACTGGTGTGTCTTGTGGTAAGTCTAATCCACTTTGTTTAACTGCATGGTCAACTGCAATCATACTGGTAACTACAGTAGGATCTATCCAACGTTTGTCTTTCTTTTTGATGAGATGCTCAATGTCTACATCGTCATAATTACAATGGAATGCTTTTTCTACTTCTAGTATCCAGTCACTGAAATGACCTTGTTGCCTGTAATCAGTTATGGGTACTTCGAGTGCCTTTAAGTTTCTGATATTTTCAGAGAGTGTATTGCCCAAAGGCGAGACGATACCTACTCCAGTAATTGCAAGTTTCATAAACGTATTTACCGTGAAATATTAGAGGTAAGGATACAGAATTGGTAACCTTATTTTGAATTTAAAGGGATTAAGACTTTTTGATTAATGCGCCTTGCCAAAAACCTGAATTATCTGATTCTGAATTTAAACACCATTCTGATGTCCAATTCTTGCCAGTTAATGTCATAGGGTTCATAGCGGCCCAAAATGCTTCATTTACATTTGGAATGTGGAAGTTTAATATTGCCATAACTTCACCTGTTTCCATCTTATTAAAGATTGTTGCAAACATTTTTGTTTGTGTATACACGTCTAATTCTGGGAAGCCCATGTTAGGTATCCAAGGATTAATAACCCAAACATCAGGATTAAAAGTTCCTGCTGTTGTAGAGTCACCTAGTTTGGTTCCATCATGTGCAACACACAATGATTCACTTGCCCATGTTCTTGTTAACTGTGAGATTTCATTCATTGTCAATGTTGGTACTGCGTCTGCAAGTGTAATAGTGGTAATTAACTCTGGGTCTGCATCTGGATCTGTATACGGATCAAAGTATTTAACGGAAACTGCTTCTGCGGCTTCGTTATAAACTACTTCTGCTGTTGCTGATGTATCATGTTTAAATACGTTTGCTACATTTCCTGTATTAGAAAAGTAATCACTGGTTGTTAGGAATGTATCAATATATGTATCTGATGTAACAATTTTAACGCCTGCTTGGTTACTTGCATTGTCTACAATAAACTTTGCAGTTTTACCTGTTGCCGCATACGGTTCAACTATGTTAAGTACTTCTCCAGTAGCCATCTTTTCTACTACTGATTGAATTAATTTACCTTGTAGTTCTGTTAGTGTTCCATCAAGTAAATCATCCCATGTAAACGCGGTATCATCGATTGCATCAATTTCTGCCGCTGTTGGTAATGTCATATTAGCCATTCTTTTCTCCAGTGTTAAATGCTTTTACACTTGTTATTTATCATTTAATGGCAGTAACTCTACGATATTAGGAAACTCAATTACAAGTTTATGCATTTCTTCCATAGTAAAATCTTCTGCAACTTCGCCTAGCCTAATTCTGCCTACCCTATATTCTGGTGCTGTAAACGGTAAAGGAACATTATGCTCATTGCACCACGCATAATATTCTTCCATTTTCCAATAATCCTGCTCTTCTGTATTCTTAAATTGTGGACCTTGGTCAAAATTCATTGCAAATGCTGGAGCATACGTTGTTTGTTGTCTTAATTCATCTGCATGTTCTGTTGCTAATACTACATCTGATGTGCCAAAACATGCCGCTAAATCCTTGCCAACTGTATTATAATCTAACTCTAAAAATCCCCACATACCCCATGGTAGTTTTGAGTCAAAGTCCTCATCTGTTATTGTTAAGTCTATACCCTCTAATATGTGCGGTCTATAATATTCTTGCTTTGCCACAATAAGAACTTTATCCATATCAGTTGGAACTGTTTCTAATGTGTGTACTAGTATATTAACACGTTCTAGTAGTTCTTGTGTTTCACTACCTTTGCCATGCTCTTCTGTAAACTGTTGAAATATTAAATGTAATTGATTTAGTCTTTCTGGTTGTAAATGTGGCTCTAAATTTAAGTCTAACAAACAAGTTAGCGGTATACTACATAGACCTAACTGGTTTACTTTGTTAATAACAGAGTTCATTTCCTCTGCTAATACACTTGCACTATTGTTATCTTGGTTAAAAGTTTGGTCTATTCTATATAGAACATTACTGTTGGGTTCCGCTCTTGCTATCTCCAACGACTCCATAACTTTCTTTGCTATAGGTGTATCGTATAGTTTAAAATCTAGGTAACGTTTATCATTACCGATTTCACTCTGTAGTATTATTCTCAGTTTCATCTTGTTGAGCCATGTCTTCTTGTTGTTCTGCTAATGCTTGTCTTCTAACATCTTTAATTCCTGTTAAATAATTAAGCATTGATGTTGCATCACTTACATCAAATGGATCGCCGGCATAGTTATCTTCTTTGCCTTGCTCTACAAAAATCATTTCAATATAACCATTGTCTACGACCATTGAATATCTGTGGCTTCTTAATCCAAAGTTTACTGCTTCTTTCTTAACAAGCATACCCATATTTCTAGAAAAGTCACCGTTGCCATCTGCGATTGGTTTAACATTTTCTATACCTAAACTATCTAACCATGCATTCATAACAAATGAATCATTAACACTTAGACAAAAAACTTCGTCTACGTCCTGATCAATAATGTCATCATAGTTTGCTTCGTATCCAGGTAAATGTGTACTACTACATGTTGGTGTAAATGCTCCAGGTAGTGAAAATACCACAACTCGCTTACCACCGAATAAATCTTCTGTGTTCTCACTGATCCAGTCAAAGTCTACTCTGCCTTCTGGAATGCCTCTTCTGTTAAACTGTACCATAGGTACGGTCATCTCTACTGCCATGTCTATCTCCGATTTTTTAAAATGTACTACTAATTATCACTAAATTGTTCAATATCGAATAATTCATGATATTCTTTTAGAACGTCTACCGTTCTTATTCTCTTTAATTTGTCTACGTTGTAAGGTTCTTTAATCTTTTCATTTGTATAATTACAAATGTTATCCCAAAAATTTCCTTCTATGTTTGTTAGTTGTGCCATCATACGTTTTCTGTTTTCTTCTATCTTAGGTCTTGCTTTTAACCATCTTAAATGCATTTCTGATAAAGGTACTTCACACAATGTAGCAATCTCTTTTGAAATTGCTTTTAAACGTTTTTCACTGTCCACTATGTTATCGTAATCTTCACTGAAACCTAACTCTTCTGCTAGTGTATGAAATCCAAGTTTTTTAAACTTTGCAATCATGCCTGGCTGTCCATATAATATAAGACCTTGCCCATATACCATAGGCTTTAACACTTTTTCTGTATAAAAAGTATTCACATTTTCATGGTCTGCTACTGTTTCACATGTATACCATACATAACTATTTTCCATCTGTGGAGCATACTTACTTTCTACTGCACCTATATAAGCATGGTCTCCTGGTATACTTTGCCCAAGTTTGTAATATTTTTTAAATGTATCGAACGTGTCTGCTGTTAATTGGTTTCTCATCATAGGTGCATTTCTTGCCAATATTTGTTTAAAATAGTCTACTGTAAGAAATTTTCCAACACCCTCTGCTTTACCAATCTTATGAAACACTTGTGGTGGAAAAGCACTTACAATACTCTTATACTTCCATGTATTAACTAAAAACAATGCCCAAAGTGCCACAGCCCTAGATTCAGAATAACGTCTATTTAAAAATGTAAATGTGTTTCCTTTTGATGTGTACCAATGCTCTTGGTCCCATGATACAAACTTTAGTTTGCCTGGAACACTTCTGTCTATACCCTTCTCTAAGTCTGCAGTATCTAGATGACCATGCATATTCCATTGTACAACATACTTAACAGGATTTACATTTTCTTTCGATGCATACTTATTAACTTGTTCTTGCCCATCAAAATTATTACCTACAAGTATAACTTTGTCTGCACTTATATCAAATAACTGCATACAAGAATATAGTTGTGGAATACATTGTTCTAGTTTAGGACTCTCATCTGCAAAGTTTATAACTAACGGCTTATTTAATATACCGCTGTCTAACCCATCAAAGTATGCAATCATAAAATCTACATGCTGTGGGTGAAACTCCCATGTTGTTATATGGTTTCCGTCTACAGTTTCACTACGCCCTGGGGTAGGGATAAAAAATGTTATACTCGTTATTTCTTTATTAATCTCTTTTTGCTTACTTGATAATCCGCCTCTATGTACTTCTGTACAGGAAACTAGTTCATGCCCTAGCATTCCAGCTGGCAATGTCATTGTCCAAGGTTCTCCTTGCCATGCATCTGATGATAAATCTACTATAAATTTTTCGCCGGTCTTGTCATGTGTACAATCCAGATACTTGATATCTAAATCCATTGCAATAGATGTCCTAAGATTGCTGAACTAAGTATAAACACTAGTACAGAATTTAAAATTATTAATGCTCTATCTTTCCAAAGTATTCCAACCCAAGTCCAACCTATGGTACCTATTAAACTAAACACTTGATCCATAAATTGGTATTGTGGACCTTGAGCTCTAAATAATACTGCTGTAAGTATAAAGAGACTTGCTGTCCATTTAATATACCAACTTAAATCTTGTTTAGGAGTAGCACTCTTGTAAACTCTATTGCTGTTTTGTATCTCGCCTATTGTGAACTCTTTGCCTGTTTTTGTTTTGACTATCGTGTCCTGACTAGGCCCATCAGTAATTTTAAATTCTTTCTTCATAGTATGCCGATTTGATATTTGCCTTCGTCACTTATCATTGTGTCTGGATTCCATGGTGGATCAAACGTTAGTGTAACTTTAACTCCGTTTATACATTCTACTGCTCTTGTGGCAAACTCTATTTCCATAGGGATAATTTCAGCCGCCGGGCAGTTAGGTGAGGTTAGTGTCATTATGATGTTTGCATCATACTCTTGATTTACTGCTACTTGATATATAAGTCCTAAGTCATAAACATTCAAGTTTATTTCAGGATCATATACCCTACGCAAATTTGCTATAATTTGGTCAACCAATTGGTCTTGCAAATTTTCTGGAGGACCTACTCCTTGTTCAGTTTCTTTATCGCCTGCCATATTCCCTCTACTAATTTAACACAATCGTGTTCGTCATTGTATGGTGCAGTACTAACTCTAAATATGCCAGTACCTTTGTTGTTATATCTGTTACTTGCTGGGTAGGCACACATATGGCCCGTTCTAACACATACATCTGATATGTCTAAGAACCCTGCAATATCACTTGCATTGTAGTCTAACTCTGGATCAACAACAAAACTAAAAACACTTCTAGGATATGGATCTCCAATTAACTGTAGTTCTGGAATGTCAAACAATCCTTTGTCATGTAACATGTAATAAAATTCTGCTTCGTTCTCTTGTATTTCTTTATAGCCGACTTCCATAATCCATTCTGCCGCCGCCCCTATACTGTGTACTCCTGATATATTAGGTGTACCTGCTTCTACTTGACTGACATCATTGTTTAATACATATCCTGTTTCAAAATCTACGTGACTAACTGTGCCGCCACCTATACGTGATTCTACATCAGTAAATCCGCCTCTATGAAATAACACTCCGATACCTGTACCAGCAAACATTTTATGTCCACTAAATGCAATCCAATCAATGTTATTCAGTTTGGTGTCTATTTCTTGATGTGCAATACTTTGACATGCATCAAGTATCACTTCACAGTCATGTTCTTTTGCTATGGCTACCATTTGTTGCCACTTCAACATGTGTCCGCTTAAATTACTTTGTGTTAAAAATGCAACTATACTACCTGGGTTCTCACTACAAACTTCTACCCAATCCTGCATACTAACATCACCAGTGTCTGTTGCTTTACAAACAACTAGTCCATCATTTTCTGTAGTCCTGCCTTGTCTCATCCAAGGTAACGCATTACTGTGATGTTCCAATGCTGTTATAATTACTTTCCTTGCATCATCTTTATAATGCTCTGCAACCATGTTTAAACTTTCTGTTGTACCGCTAGTAAATGCAACCTCAAAAGGTTCGCACCCTATTAACTTTGCTACTGAGTCTCTGGCTTTGTCATAAATGTCTGTTGCAATACCGCTAGTCTTAAAGTCTCCCCTATGTACATTTGCTCTGTAGTTATAGTAATAATCGCTAATTGCTTTTACACTGGTGTCCACAGTTTGTGTACTTGCCGCATTATCTAAATACGTTAAGTCACTATATGCTAGAGCAGGAAAACATGCTCTAATTTGTTTGATTGATTTTGCTTTTTTGTAGGCTTTTAACATAGAAAACTTTCCACTAATATATCTTTGGCACTATCTTTATCAAAACCTCTGCTCTGCAGATAGTACATGTGTTCATTATTAATGTTACTTATCGTACAACCATGAGAACATTCTATTTCTTTGGTATGTATATCTAGTATAGGTCTGGTATGCATTTTTGTATCTTTAGTAAGCATTAAATTATTGTTATTCATCTCTCCGTTGAAGCCTATACTGTATGGACTAACGTCGAACTTTCCTATGAAACTGGTATTAGCCTTTTCTCTTCCAACGTTTTTAATATCTATAACACTTTTGTTATTATCGTTTTGACTTTTCACTAAAACATACTGATGATACTCATTGCCAGCAAGTATATTATTTCTACCTTTTACATTTATATCTACGTGACTGCTACATTTAAAGTAAAAGTTTTCTTGTGAGTACTTACTGCCTTCATTGTTAAAATTAATAGTAACTTTACTTCCTGGATGGCAGACAAATCTACTATCAAAAATCCCCCAGCCGCCACAGTCAACTGTGTTTCTGTCAATTACTAATTCTGCATCTTCCCTAACAATGTATGTTACATAATTCATTTGTCCTGCTTGGGCTTTTACAGTTTCATTTATTTTGACCTTAGTGTTATATTGTACATCAACTATAGTAGTGTTTGCTTCTAGTATAGGATCTTGTGTGCTGTTCTCATAATATATGTTAAGTGGCTTATTGTAGTAACGTTCTTTAGATCCTGTTGGAAATATAATTACGTTTGTAAATGGTGTTAATGCGTATGTTAAATTTCTAAAGTCTTCAGTAGGCTCTATAATCTTAATATACTCATCTTGTTTTTGTTTATTAAATTTAATATTATCTAATATCTGCACACCAAAAGGTTTTTTGCTACCTAAGTCCATGCTAGTTAAAATAACACTATCGTTAATAACAATAGATTGTTCTTGATGTGCAACCCATTCAAATCTTTCTAATGCTTCAACTGGATCGTACTGTGATTGTTTTGCTAATATATCTAATTGCTTTAGTTTGTTTAAATTACTAAAATTAAATTGTTCATGTTTGTTATTAGGGATACCAACTTCTCTAAGATACATTAAGTTGTCTACAAAATGATTATGTACTCCTGGAACTTTTTTTTGATATCCGCTTTGTTCTGCCAATGCAATAAAGTCAGACGAACTAATATAGTCTGCCAAATCTTCTAATTTAAAATAACTTGCAACACCTGTTTGACTGTCTACCAGTCTTTCGCTGTAAAGATTCTTATACACTATCAAACCCTTCCGCAAATATTTTTTGTGCTAATTCTTTTCCGCCACCAACTACATGGTCTTTCTTTAACACAATGATTGCATCTGGGTTTAAACTTTCAATAAGTTTTTCGTAATGTGTTACAACAATAAGTGTATTGTCTGCTGTTCGCCATTCATTTAGTTGTTTGGATAATGCTTTAATACCGTCAACATCTAAACCACTATCTGGTTCATCTAACATTGCTAGTGATGTATTAAGCATCTGCATTTGAATTAGTTCGTTCTTTTTCTTTTCGCCTCCACTAGCATCGGTGTTTAAGTTTCGTTTATCCCACCCTTCAGGTAATCCTAATGATTGGCTCAGTCCTTTAAACTTTTCTAGTGTTTCTCTAATTTCAGTACCCTTAGTGTTCAATGCTTGTTTTAAGAATTGAAAGTTGCTTAGTCCTGGTATGCTTGTTGGTGATTGAAACCCTATAAACATTCCAGCCTTTGCTCTTTCATCTACTTCAAACTCATTAATGTTTTCACCGTTAAGTTCTACATCACCTGATACTTCTAAATCAGGTCTGCCCATAATACTATGTAGTAGTGTACTCTTACCAATTCCATTAGAACCCATAATAATATATGTACGCCCAACATCAAACTCAATGTTGAGGTTTTCTAAAACTGGACTTACTGAATAATTCGTTAATTTTAACATGTGTATATTGTACTACCTTTTGTTTGTGATGTCAAGTGTTATCCGACCGCTCCTTCAAGTGTTACACTTAACAACTTGTTGGCTTCGGCGGCAAATTCTAATGGCAGTTTTTGGAATACATCTTTACAAAATCCGTTTACTACTAAATTCATAGCATCATCTTCGCTAAATCCTCTAGTTGCCAAGTAATACATTTGTTCTTCACTAATCTTTCCAGCACTTGCTTCATGTTCTACAGTTGCAGTACTGTTTTGACTTGTTACATATGGTATAGTTAATGCTCTACTGTCTTGTAACATTAAACTATCGCACTTTGTATAGTTAGAAGCATTTGTGGCTCCTGGGTTTATTTTAACAGCACCTCTATATACATTTGTACTGTCTCCAAAACTAATGCCTTTGGATATAATGGTGCTCTTGGTATTCTTACCTATATGAATCATTTTAGTACCAGTGTCTGCTTGTTGCTTTCCTTTAGTAACAGCAACACTAAAAAATTCTCCTGTGCTACCTTCACCTTTTAAAATACAACTAGGGTACTTCCATGTAATTGCACTTCCTGTTTCTACTTGAGTCCAAGATACTTTTGAATTTTTACCTTCACACTTGGCTCTCTTTGTTACGAAGTTGTAAACACCGCCTACTCCATTCTCATCTCCTGGATACCAATTTTGTACTGTTGAATATTTTATCTCTGCATCGTCCATTGTAATTAGTTCTACACAGGCGGCATGTAAAGTGTTCTCATCATACGCTGGTGCAGTACAACCTTCTAAGTAACTTACATAACTGCCTTCGTCTGCTATAATAAGTGTGCGTTCAAACTGTCCTGTGTTTCTAGCATTAATACGGAAGTAAGTGTTAAGTTCCATTGGGCATTTAACACCTGGTGGAATGTATACAAATGTACCGTCTGAGAATACAGCAGAGTTCAGTGTAGCAAAGTAATTGTCTGTGTAAGGAATTACACTACCTAAATATTTTTTAACTAAGTCTGGGTGGCTTTGAACTGCTTCACTAATACTACAAAACACAATACCGTGTTTTTCTAGTTCTGCTTTAAATGTAGTAGCAACACTAACACTATCAAATACTGCATCAATGGCTACTGTTGGAATAAGGTTGTCTTGTTTAGGTTTACTTGTATCTAATCCAAGTAATGCATCTCGTTCGTGTAATGGTACACCTAACTTTTCAAACGTATCTAAAATTTCTTGTGGAATATCACCTTCTTCAAAGAACTTAGGTGCAGAGTGATAACTCAATGCTTGGTAGTCTATTGGTTCATAGTCTAGTTCTCCCCATTGTGGTTCGCTCATGCCTTGCCATCTTTTAAAAGATTTCAGTCTAAAGTCTAACAACCATTCTGGTTCTTTTTTTAATTCACTAAGGTTTCTTACAACTTGTTCATCTAGTCCTGGTGGAAAAGAATCACTTACAACATCAGTTATAAATCCGTCTGCATACTGTTGCTTTGCATTTATGTCAGCATCTTTCATTATTCTACCTGCTTTGTTTTAAGTTGTAATGGATGTCCGTTGCCTCTAGCAGTTGCTAAGGCTTCAGTAGTTTTTTGTTCTGCTATCTCGAAGTTATAAGTACCAGCCACTGCTTGTCCGTGTTCATGAACAGTTAGTGTTAAGTTTTTAGCAGTCTCTACGTTCTTATTAAAAATCTCAACTAGCATTTTAATTACGAACTCTACAGGAGTATAGTCATCATTGAATACTATAACATCATACCTGGGTGGATATCTTAACTCTGTGGTGTTTTTAGTCTTTACTGCTTCTTGTGTCATATTGTACCTATTTGCTGTGTGGTGGTAATTTTGCTTCTACAAACCACTCATGTTTTCTCTTTACTGGATTATACTTCTTTAATTTTAACTTCTTATTTTCAATTGTCAAGTTTTTTGTTTTAATAAATGTATAATGGTATGTATGATGGTCCCTAGTTTCGCCTTCGGGAATTAAATACAATAACGATTTCTTCTTGTCTTTCTTTGCCATAATAAAAGGGAAGGAGCAAATGTTCTCCTTCCCACATATTTACCGCAAAGTTTAAGTAATTTTAATAGATTGTGGTTTCAGAGCGTCTGGGACGTTCCTAAACAACGAAACAACTAAAATACCATCTTCAAGTTTAGCACTTTGTACTTCTACATAGTCTGCAAGTTTGAAAGTTCTAATGAAATTTCGTTCTGCAATACCTTTGTGTAAGTATTCAACACCTTCTTCATCTAAACACTCTGATGTGCCTTTAATGATTAATGTTCCATCTTCTAATGAAATGTCGATATCAGATTTTTTAAATCCTGCAATAGCAAGTGTTACCTGATATGTTTCATCTTCTAGTTTTGAGATGTTGTAAGGCGGATAGCCTGTTTGTGCTTGAGCGAATGTTGGATCATTGAAAAACTGATCTGCCAGTCTGTCAAATCCGATGCTCATTTTGTATAGTGGGGAAAGTGATTCTGATGTGAATCGTATCTGCTTATTCATAATATTCTCCTATATTTAGCAAGTTAATTTCCACTTTTTAAACCCAATTGGCGAATAAAAAGTTCGCGGATCAGAGGAGCATTCGATAGTGTGTGTCCTGTTCCTCTGTTCTACTTGTTGCACTTGTCCATATCTTATAACTCTTGCCAATTATAAAACGGTTAGTGGGCAACCCAATTTGTTAAGTGTCTGTGCCGTCCGAAAACGTTTCTTACTTAACGGTGTAGTATTGCTACTACTTAATGTAACGCCTCTAAGTTTCTTATCAGTCGGTCCGTTCAACTTACGTTTCACATTCCTTGTGTAGGATTCTTATTAACTCTACATACATTTTAAATTTACAGTAGACTCCAGTCTCTTACGATTCTTTTGCCCTTGTAGTTTAAATTGCAAAGTTATTTATATAACTTATATATTATATAGTGCTTTATTGGCAAAAATCAAGAGCAAAATGTATCTTTTTTAATTATTGTTGATAAAACTAGCATTTTTAATGGGTTTTGCATAAATATTAGCAACTAGGAAATAAACAATAATGTTGTTTCCATATAAATTAGGAGTCATAAAATGGCACAAACTCAAAACGCCGGAGCCGCAGTTGCTCCAGGACACGTAGGTGGAAAGGTTATCGCAGGAATTCAAATAGATTTCGGTGCTGACGTTTCAGCAAAATTGGCAGTAGGATCAGCCGTAGACGCAACTTTAAAAGCAATAGCAAACGAAGGCTTAACAGCATTCGCAATTGGAACAGTAGACGCAGTAGGCGGAACTGGACAAGGACTTAAAGTTCTTTTTGAAGGTGAACACGGAACAGATACTTATGATGGATCAAGCAGTGAAACACTAGCGGCTCATTTAGAAGACGTTATTATCGCATTAGGTACAGTAGATAGCATTAACTTAGCATCAGCAACTGTTACCGCTTTTGAACTATAAGCCTTAAAACTTATTTAAAAGTTAAGAAGGGAGCATTTATGCTCCTTTCTTTTTGACTAAAATACATTAATAGCATAAATACATGTAACAAAACTATTTAGGAGAATTAAAATGGCAATAGCAAAAAATAATCCAGCGGCAACTACTACAGGTTCAGCATCAGAAGTAATCGGAAAAGATATCTCAATCTTTTCTTTAGACTACATCGTTGCTAACGCAAGTACTGGCCCAGATGGAGCTCAACAAGCCGTTCTAAATGCAATTCAAGAAACTAGAGTTATATTAGCGGCAGGTGCCACTAGTAACTCTGATACAGAACAAACTTTCATTATTGAAGGCGAGTTAGATTCAGGCTTAGCGGCTAGAATTGTTGCATTAGGAACAGTTGATGGTGTTGATTTAAGTGGTACTACAGCAACCGCTCAAGCATTATCAATCGCCGTAGGCGCATAATTTAGAATATAGACATTCTATTAAAAAAGCACTCTTAGGAGTGCTTTTTTTTGACTTACTTTCCAGATAAGAATTTGTCTATGTGAGGTTTGAGGTCTGTGATAGGTAGTTTGTCATTGAACTTTAATTTAAAAAACATTTCTTCTTCTTTGGTAAACTTTTTATTCTTAGGTCTTATCCAAACATTAACACAAAATGTCATAGCACCCATAGATTCTAACTTAGGTGAGCCATAGTTCATACGCATTTGAGCATCCATGTCATTGTCATTTAACCACTTAGTAACAGGAATTATAGCATTGTGTACTGCACCTTCAGTTATAAAGTCGTAGTCGCCATCATCTTTAATAGGAGCACATATAACTAGAATACTGTTTTTGTAATCATCGTTAATTTGTCCTTCTAGATAATTCTCAATTTTCTTGTTAGACATTCTTTGTTTCGTTGAGTACTTTTATAATACCCTCATAACGCCTTATATCTTCGTGTGTAGCATCGTTCTTTAATTTATTACATTGCATACATATAATCCAAAAGTTATCTATTGAATCAGGGCCACCCTTGCTTTGTGGTATCATATGGTCAGTACTAGGAGTAGCCACCATTGACTTATCCGTATTGTTCTTACCTAACCCATAATCCAATACATGTCCACAGTTTACACATTCTGGTTTGCATAGTTCTAAGAACTCGTCATAGTCCACACTCCATTTTCGTGCATTTACAAAAGCCCATACAACTCGCAAGTCTTTGGATTCGCATACTTGCCTATAAAGTTCTCTGGTATGATATGTACCTGGATCGTATTTAGGATATATCATCGTCATCTGCCATCATAGGTATATCAATAGTAAAAGGTAATGGCAAAATATCATTGTTTGTTGATTTTTGATATACGTTTATTATACCACTTGCAACTTTTTCTGTATTACCCATACCTTGATAGTTTGTAGGATATTTAAGTTTAAATTCATCTTTTATATCCAAATGCAATCTATTCATATCTTCAAAATGTGCATTACACTCAGCAAAGATATCATCCATTAAATCATCTGTATATTTGTTTGCCTGTTCTAATAGTTCTTTTACTTTTAGGAAGCCCATCATTGTTGCAGTATAAATTTTTTCATTGGGCCAATATATTCGCAGTTTAGTTAAAACTGTATACAAACTATCCGACTGCCATTGTTCATGACTATTATATAAATCTGTTATGTGAGTAATTGAACCTGGGCGTCTAATCTTATAACCTGTTTCACAATCAGCACTAGTGACTACTCTTTCAATTTCTACTGCTTGTTCATGGCCCATTTTAATATGTTGTTCATGTATAAAGTATTGTGCCATTGGTGCTGAATCAACATTTAATGCTAACAGCATTTCTGTTTCTACATTAGGGTCATCGCTTTCTACATAAAACAATGGAATAGGTTGTCCTGGATACTTGTTTATATAAACTAAAATATGTTGTTGCCCGTCTGCTACAAAGTAATTACCTTCGCTATCTTTACGAGCTTGTCCACATGTCACTACATTAGTATTCCATTTCCTATCTAACTTCTTTTGATGTGTAGGTTCTGGATAACGTTGACGTTCGTAATTGATATATACAAGTTCTGGATCTACCCAGGCAAATTGTAATATTTGTTGTGGTATGTCTGTGCCAGGTGTAAATTTACCTGTACGTTGTTTTACCATTCTTGCAACTTGAGTTGCTTTTACTGACCTTACTTTACGACCTTGTGAAGGATCGAACGGTGCCATTGATAGTTTTTTTCCTGTTGCCATTATTACTCTCCGAGTCTTTGACTGTTAATTAATTTTAACTAGTATAGTATATACTATTCTCCGTCTTTGTCAACCTTTTCTTCCCAATGTCTCGCCAAACCGTTTGGTAATGGAGGTCCATCGTTTTTAATTGGTTGCAATTCTTCTTGTTTCTTTCCTTTACCAAAGATGGTTTCCCAATTATCAGCATACTTTTTATTGTCGCTACTGATTTTAGTTTGTATTGGGTCTCCAGTAATATCGTTTTTACTTGTCATAAATCTGCTATTCTCTCTAACAGTTGATCAACTTCAGGATCGTTAAGATGACCTATTACGTCAGATGTAATTTCAGTATCGTAACATAGGCTTCCTTCAGCATCGAGAACTGCTAGTTCCCATAAGCCACTTTTGCCGCCATAAGAACCTTCATGCTTAACAACACTAGCACCATAGCCATTTTTAAAATGGTATAGTTTTTGCCTACCACCCCACGTGCTACCGCTTTTCTTATAGCCATCACTTAAATTGATGTCTTCAAATTTTACTAATCTAGTATCACTGTGGTTCATGTTTCTTTTCCTGTTGTGCAAATGTAAGCTCTGTTTCCCAATTGCTTTTATTTATGTTATAATAGTCTGTGCCTGATTGAGCAATAATTATTCTGCCACTATCCATATCAACACGAATACTATCTGTTATAATTTTTTCGCCATGCCTGCCTATAAATATTCCTTCGATGTTTCCGTTCTTATCTTCTGATCCTAAATTTTCTATAAGGAATATTAATTCTTCTTTTGTCATTTGCCTATATGTTTTATGTCAGTTTTACCAATAACCTGATATGCACCTTTATTATATGCTGGTGCTATAGTGTATTGACTGCTAATATCTTTCTTTTCTTGTTCCCACTTCTCATCAATACCATCAGTCCTTGTACCCTTTGACTTGGTCATACTTGGGTACTTATCATACTCTGATACCTTAGTGTCTTGTACGGGCTTCCTGTTGGGCTTAAATGCCTGTCTGCTACGTGGATCTACCTTAGGTTGTATACCATGACAGTAGTCTACATACTGTTCAAATGTTAATTTAGGCATACCTAACTGTTTATTATGCTTGTTTTTCTGAATCAGTCCAGCCTGCCATTTGGCAATATTAGCCTTAGTCATCTTAGGCTTATACTTCTTATTCTGGATAGTCGTAAGACCTTGTGCTAAATGCATGGTCATACTATTTTTCAAATCCTGGAAATGAATGAGAAGTAAAACTGTATTCGTAGTTACCGTCTGAATAATCAATCCCATCTCTTTCTGAGATGCTGTCAATAACACGATCCATCATCAAATCATGATGTTCTTTATTTACACCAACTGGGTATTCTTTACCAACTGGGTGATCAATGTTGTCTTCATGATGCAACCACATAGCTTCTAAGGCTGTTAGTTTAACAGCAACAGGTATGCTTGTTGCAAGATGCGTCATGTGGATAGTGGTGTTACCACTTCTCGGACTTGAAACAATTTTATCTTTATTTTGTGCGTTTTTATACATTTATGAACTCCTACATTCTTACTTTGTTATATAACTATTATACCACATTTCATGGTATAAGTCAACCTTTTTAGGATTCGTGTATGCCCAATACTCCGGGATTAATCCACTCTGCAAACAAGCCGTTGGCATCAAGAATATCAACTACAACTTGGTTAACACCGAATAGACCAAAGCCCATATCGTAGTAGTCTGCCCAAACAACTGTGTCGTTGTCTTCTGCACTAAGTCGGAAGTAACGGTCGTTGCCGTAGTCATCTCCTACGATAACCGGTGCACCTAAGTTAGATAAGGCAGTGAAAGCCTTTTTGTAATTACGTTGCATTATGCGACCTCCTCGGTCTTATTTTTGTAACCTTTCATCGCTTCTTTAATCATTGTGCGATACTCACCCATTAACTGCCAACCGTTCAAGTCACCAGTTGATTGGATATCAAATCCGTAACCTTCTTTAACTTGTCTGTTAGGTGTATAAGAAACTTGCTCTACAAAACCAAATTCAATTTTGTAGTATTTCTTTTGATGGTAGTTACCTCTTTTGTCACCGTGTATCCAAAAAGTATCATCTTTGCCTTGGACAGGAGTCATTACAGCACCTGTTGTAGCCTTAATGAACTTCTTCATATCGTCTGTGTCTTGATACTCTGAAGCAAGAACAGTTGTGTTTCGTTGAGTAATCATATTACTTACCTGTGTATCCTTTGGCTTCCATTGCCCCTCTAGGATGAATTGTTGTAGAAAGATGTAAGTACTCTTCGATAGTGAAGTTCTTTACAATAAAGTTAACCCATGCTTTCCAAGGCTTGTAATTGCCATATTTGAATCTAGCAATAAACTCTGATCTTGGAGTTCCTACTCTAGTAGGGTGACAAGGTAGTTCATAATACTTAGACTGAGAATGCTCTCCTGTGTACATTAGGTACATTCCGTCCCATGTAAAGTCTTCTTTGTTAAATGTAGTTTGCATATTGTCTTTCCCTTTTGCTTAATATACATATATTATACTAGAAAACCGGGTCCATGTCAACCTTTTTACCACGAATCCTGGTAATCTTTTGGTATTTCGCCCAAAAAAATACCCCGCACATTACTGTTTGGGGCATTATCTAAGCTACCTTAGAAGGATTTGCTAACTCTGACGACAAAAGCGTCTTCATCAACTGCATTGGATCCACTATCTGCTGTGAAATCCACATAACTAGCAACTGCATCTAAGCCCAAAGGCAATTCGAAACTTTTGCTGATTGTGTAGTGATCACCGACAGTATCCAGTGTACCATACGAGACATCCACAAAGTCCATTACATTGTAACTGACTAATGAATAGTCGTTATAATCTTCCTGTCCGATTGTGTGTGAAAGCGTAAGATCGCCGAACGAACCAGATACTGTATACTCGGAACCATCCAAAGATGAATCTCCGCTGTATGAGTAGTCTGTGTATTGTACGCCTACAGAAATCATATCACTTAGTTCGTGCTGATATCCTGCATACATATCAATCTCTGCATCAGCGTCACCGCCTGCAAAGTCGACTTCACCAACCCATACACCGACATAAGCGCCGTTCTCGAAATCTAAATCAATAGATCCGAAAGCAAAGCCACTGCCTTGTGTCTGAGTCTGTCCTCTGAAAATATAGTCATTTCCATAACCAATACTTCCGCCTAAAGATGCCGCATTGGCACCAAACGCCATTACAGACAATAGTAATACAACTAGTATCTTAAATGCGTTATCAATGTTGAATAAATCTTTCATTTTATTCCTCCTTTTTTTGTATACTTTGGCTTCCTAGACAGAATAGAATTACCCTGCCAATTGTCCCAAGCATTATTATATTATACACATTTTTGCAAACATGTCAAGTCTTTATATAAAACTATTGGGAGGATAGGATTGATTGGTACTAGTATTTACCATATCTACAAGGTTTTTAAATCATAAAAAAAGGACCCGAAGGTCCTTTTAATATATCGTAATTACTTACGAATTAGCCATTGCTTTATAACCAGCGGCAATAATAGCTCTTGAAGGCGTACCTAATCTGTACACGTTTCTTGAACGATTTTTTGTGTCAGTCACAACATTCAAATAGATCGGAAATCCTTTGAATCTTAATGATTGAATTACTGCTTGTGGGTTACCAGCACCAAAAAATGATTTGATTTGTGCTGAGGATAGAGTTCTGCCTTCTTGTAAAGCTGATAGAACTTTTTGCTCTTTAGTTAGAGTTACTGTTGATGTAGTCATATGACCTCCTAGATCAATTAACTGCTAAGGAACATTCCTTAACATAGTGTATATTATACAGGTATTAGATTGAATGTCAACCTTTTTCTAAGAATCGTTGCTAACTACACGTTTGCGTAACGAAGTGCTACTAAAACTATGGTCTCTAGGGTTGTATATAACTTTGCAACCACGTTGCTTGGCTATATCTTTACCCGTAAAGTCTTTGCTTTTGTATTCATCTCCTAAAACCCTAACATTAATAGGTAACGTTAGTAGTAGGTCGGTTAGGTCTTTTTCAGTATTGTAAATAATAATTTCATCTACATACTTTACAGCCGCTAGTTGTATTTGTCTTTCAACAATACTTTGTACTGGCTTGTTCTTTTCTGGACGGTCTTCAGTAGGGTCATTTTGTAAACCTACTATTAAATAATCGCAGTGATGTTTGGCTTCTTCAAGCATAACAATATGCCCTGCGTGTAGTAAATCGAATGTACTACAAGTGAATCCTATAGTACCGGAACCTTTATAATCAAGTTTCATTGTCTGCCTTTGCTCCGTTTTCTAATAAAAAACCGTAATGACCTTTAGCAACATACTCTTTGATTCTTTCCCTAGCAACATAACCATAGTTCATTATTTCTTCATCGTGTGGTACTTCTATTTGCACGGTCATTCGTATCATGCCTTTAGGTATTGGAGTTGTTCTAGGTACAGACATTATGAGTAATCTTTTAGCATCTTCTTAAGTTCCAATGCATGTTGTTCTTCCTGACCTATCTGTCCACGTGCATATTCTTCTAAGTAAATACTTGCATCGCTTACTGCTTCTAGTAAGTGTTTATATAGACCAACAGCATGTAATTCGTGTGCTAAACTCTCTTCTAATATTTGTACAACTGAATGATTATGTGACTCTTCGATAGGTGCAATCTGTTGACTTGGATGTCCATCTAAGCCTGTAATAAGTTCGCCTGCCGCTAAGGCATGTGCTAAACTTTCTGTTGCTTGTTCTTGTAGGAATGTTACAATAGGTATTCTATTAGGACCTGTGACCATTAATGAACTGTGAGTGTATCTAATTACTCCAGCCATTTCGTATTCCATAATCTCGTTAAGTATAATACATACTTTGTTCGTATCTAGATCTTGCATTTCCATTTATTCTCCGTCATAGTACGATAGTCTTTCGATATCGTCTTCATGTGTGTCACCACCGTATTGTATTTCTATTATATGACAATTCTCTGTGGTCCTATTAACTATTTGATGCCATTCGTTACGTCTAACTGTAAACGATTCATCTGTGCGTAATGTTCGTAATGTAAAGTTATCTGGATATTTAGGATAAATGCCATGCTTTATTTCGCATTCGCCTTTACTAACAAACCAAATCTCGTCACGTTTAAAATGTCTTTGGTAACTGATCCCTTTGCCAGGCTCAATTATAAGTTCTTTAACACGAACTGCTTCATCTTGAAACAAGTCACTAAACTCGCCCCATACTCTGCGTTCAGTTGGATACTGCCATTCCTTTAATATCCAACTACTGCTGTTGGACTTAATTTTACTGCCAACACCAAATATAAATTCAATACCTTCAACTGTCATTTCTGGTATGTTATCTTTTGAACGGTCGCCGCCATTACAAAATAGTATCTCACGTGAAGGATATGCTTTCTTGGCTTGTTCCAATGCTTTGCATACACTTCCGTCGGAGTCATCAAAACCCCATACACTATCTACCATATCTAATCTGTCGATAATACATGCCCTTTCTTCAAAAGACATAAACGGTCTACCTTTTTTGCGAGTTAACCATTCATCACTGTTAAGTGCTACAATTAACTTGTCGCCTAGTTGGGCCGCCTCTGACAAGTAGGCGATATGACCGCTATGTAAAGGATCAAATCCTCCACTAACGATTACTACTTTCACGAATGAAAAGGACCTTTCTTACGAAGTTGAATTTGTAGTTTCGCCTTCACAAGTGCATGTTTCCTAGTTTTTCTTTTATCTTTCATCCATTTAGTTCCAGTAGGTTCGTACTGTCGTTGAGCTCCGGAGGCTTCCATATCACGTACTTGTTTGCTCCAACGCTTCTTCGCTTGGTCTTTCATACGCTTTCTTTTCTGACTCGGTTTCTCAAAATATTGTAGTTTAGACATAGTTTTTTGGAACTCTGCTTTTTCTAAACGCTTCTTCAATATTCTTAATGCTTTACCAACATCACCATTTCTAACTTCTACACCTGGTTTATAGGCGTCAAGATAGTGTGGCTCTACTCTTGGCTTGTCATCACGTTTTCTAGAATTAAAATCTCTAGTGAACGTTTTATTATTGTTATCTCGATTATAACTCACTTTTACCTCTAAGTTTAATTTTATAGTGTCTATCAATTTCACTATTGCCGTTAGTATACACAAATATAGGATGCAAGTCAACCGTTTTAGGATACTTATTAAATATCACTTGTTGCACATTATCCTGTCTTAACATTGGAGCCCTAAACATTATATTGTGTAAACTGTTTTCTACAATGCTTTTTAATCCTCTCGCTCCAACTTTTTTCGTTACAGCAATCTCGGCAACGTCTTTAAGATATTGCTCCTCAAACTGTAATTCTATTTCATCTAATTCTAATAATTTTGTTACCTGTGTAATACAACTGGATTTAGCATTAGTAAGTATTCTAAACATATCATCTTGATCTAAATCTTCTAGTCCTACAATGTTAGGTAACCTGCCAGCAAACTCTGGAATTAATCCATAGCTGATAATGTCATCATGTTCTACATGGTCCAGCCAATTTATATCTGTTTTCTTACTGTGAACTTTTTGATTGAATCCTATTGATCCTTTCTTTAATTTTTTGTTAACAATCTTATCTAACCCTACAAATGCTCCGCCTACTATAAACAATACGTCTTTAGTATCGAATTCAATAAAGTCATCCATACGCTTTGAGCCGTTAGTGGAAATCTTTACAGTAGTTCCTTCTATTAGTCTTAAGAGTGCTTGTTGTACACCTTCGCCACTAATATCCTTTGTACCGGTGTTAGACTCACTGCTACGAGCCTTTTTATCAATCTCGTCTATGAATACTATACCCTTCTGTGCTTTTTCTACGTTCCAGTCACATGTATTAAGTAGTCGTTCTATCACACTTTCCACATCTTCGCCAACGTACCCTGCTTCAGTAAGTGTAGTTGCATCTGCTATAGCAAATGGCACACCTAATTTCCTAGCAAGTGTTTGTACTATAAGTGTTTTACCTGTACCAGTGCTACCTATTAATAGTACATTACTCTTTTCGATACTGTCTTTTTCATCGCTGTAGTAAGTTTTCTTATAATGGTTGTATGCACACACACTTAGAATCTCTTTTGCATACTCCTGGCTGATTACATATTCATCTAAGTAATCTTTAATTTCTTGTGGGGTGGGGATATCTTCCAGTTCCATGTCTGGAGTAGTATCGTAATCCTCGTTGATAATTTTATGACTTATACTTACACATTCATTACAAATATACGAGTTAGGTCCGGCGATTAGTTTACGCACATCATGTCGTTTCTTACCACAGAAACTGCATTCTAGGTTACTATCTTTATTATCGGACATTATTTTGTGGTATACCTCAAGTTATCTGGATCTGGTTTATCATTATCGTCTTTTGGTAATGGTATAGCCCAAAACCCTAATGTACGATTAACTTCTTCTTCACTTGTCTTTGTAAGCATATTTAATATTTCTTCCTCAGTATACCCTTCTTTATTGAACTCGCTTTCGGACATAATCCTTGCGGCTTCAATTAAGTTGTTAGCATTAGCCTTTTCAACTACCGAAGGCTTAACTGCTAAACGTTGTTCTAATTCTTCTATCTTGCTGTTATCTGTCCTGACTACGACTCGTTCTGCTCCGGGTACTTTAACAATTCGTTCGACGATTCGCTCGGGTCCTGGGACTTCAACAATTCGTTCTGGTCCGGGTACTTCAACAATACGCTCGGGTCCTGGCACTTCCTTTTCGACAATGCGAATTGTCTCCTTCTCGACCTCGACTGGTTTCTCAACTGTGATGATCTTTTCAACTTCAATCTCCTTAGTAACTATTACTTCTTTAATAACTTCAACTGGGACTTCAACTGGTACTTCTACTTCTACTATCTTTTCAACTTGTTTCTCTATTATAACTTCTTTCGGCTTGTCATTCAAGAGTTTTAATGTCTTTTCGTATTTTTCGTTTAAGGATTTAAGACTTTCTTCTAGTCTTTTTTTTTGGAGGCGCTTTCAGCCATTGCTGTAGCGGCATCGTCTGATGCATTTTGTTGTGCTAACCTATCTGCAACTAGTTGTTCTTTTAGATGATTAATTTGCCCTTCCATAAGAGCTCGTTCTTCATCATCTTCAACATTCCCCAAATCTTTATTATCCCATGCCTGTTCTAATTCATTTTGTGGAGGAGGTTCTGTTGGTGTAGGTGGTACTGGAGGTCCTTTGGACTCTAGATTAATTCCGTGCCTAAGTAATGTTTGGTTAGCCGCAATAATTAATATAACTGCTAATGGATCGAACACAAACACCAGTAACAATATAAACAATCGTACTGCTTTATCTAATACGTCTGCACTATCGTCACCGTAAACTAATTGAGCCACATATTTAATAGGCCCAACTTCCTTCTCTAATTCTCTTACTATACTTTCGGCTTCAAACTTTTCATCTTTAATTACTATTAAGCCATCGTATATTGTATCAATTTGTTCGTTGTAGTCATCTACTTTAACTAATGCTTGATCTTGGTCAGCACTACTGCTAGTTCGCAATTTGTTAATTTCTGTATTGGCGTTTTCTATTGTTTTCTGTGCCTGTGCTCTATAATTGTCTATGTTTGATTGTTGAATGTTTATGTCTGTCTGTGCTCTTGTACGCAAATTATCTTTTTCATCTGCTATAGCATCACGTTCTGCTTTCTGTTCTTGTCTTACTTCGTTTGCTTTTGCAACATTGTCAACTGTTTCTGTTTCAGCACTTCTAAATAAGCCGCCAGCATCTGTTTCTGTAGTAACAGTTCCTTGGCTCGCATAACTGTTTACAATGCTATCTAACGGTATTAGTTTATCATCTTGTGCTTTGAGATCAATAACTAGTTGGTCTCTTACACTTTGGATTTGTCCTTGTGCATAGTCAATGTCACCTTGTACTCTTTCCCAAGCACCGTCTCTTATATCTTCCTGTTGTTGTATACTTGAACTAACATCCATACCATCACTATTAAGGAAGTCGGCAATACGGTCTTCAAGTATTGAAATTTTGTTTTCTTCTCTAGCAACTTTACTTTCTAGTCTTTCGACTATAGCAAATGCATCTCCGCTTTCGCCTGCTTGATCCAAATGTGCTTTTGAAAGGTATCCAAATATGCCCATTGATGTTATCAACATTAATACTGCTACAGCAACACTTAGATAACTTTTTAATAGTATTCCGGTCTCGTCCCAATATCTATACAGCCAACTTGCTGTAAGTAATTTGCCTACTTCTAGTACGCCAGCCATCACTGCTATTGGCATAGCGGCGGCGGAGAAAATACTCATGAGCCCTATAATAGAGAACCAAGCGGCTACCCCGGCAATTGCCAAGGCTGTTATTAGTGTTAATATCCCGAATAGCATAACATATATTTATCCAAAGCTAAATACTTATATGGAACTTAATTGGACACATAATAGAGAACTACAAGAGCTGAAATGCTTTATAAACGACCAACTATGGTACACTACTAATAACGGTGGCAATACTATAATTAAACATTATTACGAAGCAGATATTTGTAATCAAACAATACTACAGTTAACAATGGAGCATGATTCTTGGGGTGATGAAAAGTTTTGGCTATCAGAGAATTATCCAGAGCTAGGGCAATATAACCCTATTGACGTAGCAGATGAATTACAAGAGCAATGGATGGTCAAAAATAACTGGCAATCTGCTATGCCGTTATTTGGCATAAGCAGTGATGGTGGATATCTAGACAGGCTTCAACGTACTGATGCTGTACAAGAAGGCATAGACATGACAGCCCACTATCAATCTGAATTAACAAAAACTTGGATTGAGAAAGACTCAGATGGTAATTTTTTTAAACGAGAATGGTGTGATGAAAACAATAGTTTTTATAATATTCAGCCTTGTTGCGTATTTCCAACAAATCCAGGAAGAACACCATTGAGCGATGCAGATGTAAATAGAATAATATCATTAAGTGAAATGGGCCAGCGTTCATAGGACTTACTATTACTAACTGGCTATCTACACAAGGCTTGCGCCTTTTTTGTGTGCCTTAACTCTCTAGGATTACTTGCCCCTCAAGTTTTATCACACCTGTTTCTACTCTAAGTTTTGATTTAACGTCAGCAAAACTACCTTTCTACAACTTGAACTTAATCAAGGAGATCCGGATCTAAAAGGTGACATCCTTTCGTTTTTGTTGTTTAGAGTCTGTACAAAACTAGGGCCGAACCCAAAAATCAGACTATAGAAACTATGTTAGAGGAGCATCTATAAAACGCACCTTTGTGTGGTCATTCAGTTCAACCGTTGCACTATTATGTTCGTGTTCTCTTACTGTGGTCCGTTGTACCCAACATCTTCCATTTGTTAATTCTTTAACAATTTCATCTGCTTTGTCAAAAGCCATTTCAGCAAACCGTTCACAACCTGTGTGTGAAACAAGTCTCATGTCAATAAGATTTTTCTCTTGTAACATTTTAATTGTTTCCATCTCTGGATCGTTTTCGGCTACCAAGTAAGTATGGTCAAACATATATTTCAACCATTCTTTAAGTGGCTTCAATCCACCAAAGTCTACAATCCAATTACTAGAATCCAATTCGTCACCAGCAAAGGTGAATTCAAACTGTAATGCATATCCGTGTATTAAATTACAATGACTTTCTGCTTTCCATTGTCTAAATGCACAACTATGTCCAGTAGAATGACTATAGGTTTTTCCGCTGTAAAATCTCTTATTCATTATAGGCTTACTATTTTAGATGTTTGTTTTTTATATCCTTTGGCAACTTCTTCCATTGTCGCCCCAATAGACATAATGTGGCGTGTGGAAATTTTTATTGTTGACTCTGGTTCTACAGTCATCAAGTACGGCATTAGTCCCAAGCCTTTTTCACTACGCCCAACAATTAATGGCTGTTCGATAGTTACTTCTTTTGTATCTTCTTCTCTGAGAGTGCCAACTAGCTCTTCGCCAGTGCTGAGTCTTAGTGAAACAATCTCACCTTTCTTTACTATATTTACTAACATAAGGAATCCCTTTTAAATTTAAATATTATTATAACGCAATATTTAGACAATGTCAAGGAAATTCCTTAGTTATTTTGGTAAATGTATTATTCGTTTATAATGCCAGCTTCTGTAGGTGTCATGTCAACTATTCCTTCACGGATTAATTTAGCTCTGTTCACCATATGCTTTGCTTGAACCTCTTCCTTACTACCGCCGAAGTATGCTACAGCATGACCTTCTTCGATTAGAATGGATGTTGCAGGTCTCCACGAATCTGTCTTAACATCATATACATCAAAGTCGCCAAGTATTCTACCAAACTTACCTTTCATGTCTTCGCCGTCTTTGTTTATTTGTGTTTTTAGAACACATGTCTCGCCCATCAACGATTGTAGTCTTGCCTTTGCGGCTTTACCGAATACTTTTTCAACTTCATCTGATGTTCTTGACTCTGGGGTGTCGATGCCCATAATTCTTACTCTTTCATCAGTTAACTGAACACCAAAACCTAAATCTATATCTACGTCTACTGTGTCTCCGTCAACAATTTTTACGACCGTGCAATTATACTCGTACATTGTTACTCCTTGTGATTTCAACCTCCATCCTACTGGAAATTGTATAAGAAGTATTTATCGTTTAACTATAGTTTTAATCGTTCCTAACAAGGAATGTATGGTTGTCTATAATAGTTGTTGTAGGATAGACCGTGCTCCAACTTGGTGTTGAAATATGATGATTATAATAATGTGTTGCTCCACCAGAAACATCTCTACTCCAGCCGGCTTGTACTTGAAGAGCAGTTTCAACTGAACGTCTCCAATCACGCATGTTGGCTTCGATAACTTTGCCTTGTCTCGGCTTCTGTCTGTAACGTAATTGCACAATGTCTGTTCTACCGTCGCAGTACCAACTAAACTGGCACATGTCTCTTATTACACGGTCATTCCATGTTTTTGCCTGTAACACAACACCACAAACGGTGTTAGGATATTTTTCGTGTGCTACTCTATTTTGTACTACATGGGCTACCGCTGTTTTGCCTTTCCAGCCTTCGCCTCTTGCTTCATAGTAAATGTTAAGCGACATGCAATATGTTTCTTCTACATTCTTTACGTCCATGGGAGCATTACCTACCATCATAGACAGCATTAGTGTTTTAGCTGTTAATATTGTCGTTTCAAACATAATTGTACCTACCTTATTATATGCATATTATACGTTATTATGTGGTGTATGTCAAGAACTTAAACTGATTAGTTTAAGTAATTACTTATCAAGAAATATCAACAAATGGTATCCTAGATGCTTTTGCAAATGCTTCATCTCCGGTCATTTTTACATCTTCATACCCGGGCATTGGAGGTTTCACCTTTACTATTACAGGAGCACCAACTCGGCTCATATCTTCATTAAATTGTAGCCATTGGCTATCTTCAGGTTTTAACTTTCTGTCACTTACTATTGCATCGACCGGGCATTCTGGTTCACAAATAGCACAATCAATACAAATATCGGGGTCTATTACCAGAGTGTTCTCTAATTCAAAAAAACAATCTACTGGACAAACAGCGACACAGGCGGTATGCTTACAATCTACGCACTCACCTTTTACAACGTATGTCAATTCATTACTCCTATGGTTTAACTACCATTATTTAACCAAATTACACCATAACTCGTCTATTCATTGGTAATAATGTAAATATTATTAACTGTTTGTATGAACCAGTTGACAAGTACAATATTGCACCCCTCATTAAGATGTGCTAGATAGATAAGGAACTAGTTGTTCCAACAAGCAGTCAACAACAACAGAGTCCGGACTCGATGTTTGTTATACATTTATACTTTGCAAGTATAGTTGCTCAGATGCTAGATTCTTAGCCTTAGCTTCGCATTGTATATCGAAGTTGTCCCAAAAGGATAACGCCCATGCATTAGCCTCTTCGTTAGGGTAATAGTCACTGTGTGCTCGAAGTTTTTGTTTCTTAGCACCAGCTTCTAATAGTGCGGGTAAGTTTTGTAACTCACTGTGATTAATTTCTTCACCTTCTTCCAACGCCATTGCTAGTCCATGATCCCTACTATAACTATAATGCATAGCAGGACGTACACCACGCCAACTGTCAATAACTCGCTTAACTCTGTCATCGTCAGGCTGTATGTATTCTTCATCTCTAATCCAATGATGGTGTATATCTAACACAAGGGCAACATGGTCGGCTAACTTTAACGAAGCATCTAAGCCATGACACATTTCGTCATTCTCTATAGTGATTGTGTTTCTAGCAACTTGTGATAACTTAGGCAATATGTCTATAATACCTTTGTAGCCTTTCCTACCTGATATATGTACATTAATTTTAAAGTCTTGGAACTCTTTGCCGTAGCCCATCCAACGTGCCATGTTTGCATGATACTCGAACTCTTCTACAGAACGTTCAACAACTTCCGGGCGATCACTAGCAAGAACACAAAACTGCCCGGGATGAAAAGAAAGCCTAACATCGCGATCTTTAGCCAACTGTCCAACTTTAGCAAATCCTGTTTCCAACATTTTAACGTTAGTAGGATCTTTCCACATATATTTCCAATCATCTTGTGTTGCTCCGGGTAGTTGGTTACTACCTAAACGCACCATCCTACGCTCTGCAGGAAGTGTGCTGACATAGTCTACTAAGTTATATGCACTTTGCATATTATGTTCAACTATGTCTAGCATACGCTCTTCAGCAACAGCTTTAGTCTGTCTGTTAAGCCATGTTATAGTAGTCTGGCGCTCTGTGAAGTTAGATTGTATTTCTTTAAGTACTTTAGGCTTTTGGTCCTGATCTGGATCCATGTACTTACAGCAAAATCCAATACGCTTCTGAGATGTGTCAAACATATAGTAATACCATATCAATTAATTAAGTCCTTATTATACACTACTATGGGATGGTTGTCAACTAAATAGTGCTATGGAATATGATTATTTACTAGCATGTGGAGACAGTTTTACCGAAGGGTGCCAAGAGATTATAGGCAAAGGCCCACAAGGTACATGGCCCGGTATTGTTGCCGAGCATTTCAACATACCATTTTCTAATATAGCTAGAGGCGGTGCAAGTAATACAGAAATAGCATGGCAACCGTTACAATCTAACATACCGGAGTTTGCTAAAGCAAAACGCCCGTTAATAATATTTGGATTAACAGTATCGTATAGGTTGCCTTATATTAACCCATCCACTGGAGTAATTGATACTCAGTACAGTATATTGCCAGAACACATGAAAGATGGTTGGCCCAGGCATTTAAGAGCATTTGCGACAGAAATGCTCTATACCTATTATCCCAACCAGAGACGTCCAATTTTTTTAAAGCACCAACTTGGAGTTAGTATCAGCAATTCAGATCACATAGATCATGATGTCATAGACAGCTTTTTGTTTGCTACTCAGCAATCTATAAAAATTATGATGCAATATAAAATTATTAATCCTAATGCAGAAGTTATGTGGGGATGGATACATAATACTGCGAATAACAGTAGAATTGATGAAAAAATATTATTACCTTACAGAGACAATTGCTTTAATAAACACTTAGATTGGTTACCACTACAACACTTTACCGATGCCGACTCTGAGAAATACTGGCTTGATGAGGATGATTGCCATCCTAACGAAAAAGGCATACAACTATATGCAGACTTTTTTATAAATTTATTAGAGAACAATAATGGACTTTGACGGCATAATTACATGTGGCGATAGTTACACACTCGGGCCTGTATATAGAGGTGAATTATATACAGATTTTGACGTGGACTTTGCTGGAGATGGCTCTACACTTATACGTGAACCTGATAATGCATGGCCCGTCTTTTTAGCAAAAGAACTAAATGTGCCATATATTAATTTGTCTAGGGGCGGTGCAAGTAATACAGAAATATCGTTGCAACCGTTACAAACTACAAGTAAATTTAAAAAGCCTTTAATGATATTTGGATTCACTATAGATATTCGCTATCCATTTTTTGGTAAAGACGGAAGAATTACCAGTCAATCAATCGAAGATAACGACTTTAATCTAGCAGACTCTCTAAAAGAAAATCAAGTAACACTTGCTAAGGATTTTATGCAACGATTTTTATTACCTACTAAAATGAATGGTTACACTGGTATGGATAACTTATTTGTTGAATCTGTAAAGAGAGCAATGAACTACGAAAAACTCAATACTAATGCTACTGTGATATGGGGCGACATACATTCTCATGATGTATGGATTGAGCATAGAAGTCCTGGCATAAAAAAGCATTTTAGCAATAAAACTAAGTCACGTTGTTTTAATAATATCAATAATGGATTTCCATTACAACAATTAACTACAACACCAGACCACAGCTTACAGATAAACTATCATGACAGCCATCCTAACAAAGATGGATGTAAACTGTATGCTGAAACAATACAAAAATTTATTGCTAGTATCTCTTGAAAAGCTGACATCTAGCATAAATACAATTATAGAAAGTTTACAGACTTCTATATAATCGATTATGTAAAACGTTGGAGTAACGAAATGGCAGATACAAATAATTTCTCGTTAAAAGGACTAGGCAATCTTGTCCAGTTTGGAAAACGCGGATTAAAAATTCTAACAGACACAACAAGTGACTATTTCTCTTTCACAGACAATGATGGATCAACTTTAGTAGAAGTACGTGGCGCCAACGCTACAGTGGCCTCTGCATTCCTTACCAAAGGACAATTTGATTCGTCGACCCAAGCTGTTGCTCAGTATGTAAGTACTGAAGTAGCATACAACAGTGGTTCAACAACTTTATTCGAAATACCTGCAGGAGCGATGGTATATGGAGTAACAGTTGATGTAGGTAGCCCGTGGGTAAGTGCAACAGATTCTACTGCAATTATTGTAGGTGATTCTGGAGACACTGATAGAGTATTTACAACAGAAGATGCAGACATGACTGAGACTTATCAGTTCCAAAGCAACTACATGGCTAGATATAGTTCAACAACAGATATTGTTGCTACAGTAACGGCTGGTTCAGCTTCTAGTGGCGTTGCTACTATTACAGTACTAGTTGTAACAGACAGCCTGACTATTAAGGACTTCGGTTCAGTAGCAGATAATGGTAGTGTATAATATATAGATTTTTAATCAAATTAAAAAGATAAATCAAAAGCAATCCTAAGGGTTGCTTTTTTTTGGTTGAAATTTCTATAATCAGATAAATACAAATAATAAACACACATAGGAGCAATTATGTTTGGTATAGGAAAAGATACTGAGTTAGACAGAGAATCAGTATTCGAACAGTTAAAAATCGACGAAGGAGTCGTAAATGAGATTTATAAAGACCATTTGGGCTACCCAACTTTCGGAGTTGGACACTTGGTCCTTGAATCAGATCCAGAGTTTGGGCAAGACGTTGGAACCCCAGTCTCAGAAGAACGAACAAAAGAATGTTTCGAAAAAGACCTCGACACAGCAATATCAGAGTGCGTTGCACTATATGGAGACGGTTTCACAGATTGGCCCGGAGTAGTACAAGAAGTCATAGTGAACATGATGTTCAATATGGGTAGAACAAGATTAGGAAAGTTTAATAACTTTCGCAAAGCCTTAGAAGCACAGGATTGGGAACAAGCTGGCATCGAAGGTAGAGATAGCAGATGGCACAAACAAGTAACTAACCGTGCTGAACGACTAATGGTTAGATTAGAGAGCGTATAAAATGAAACTAAATGATATCATAACTGAAGGAAGAGGCGTTCCACAGAAGCCAAAGCCTTACGGTGGCAGTAATCCTGTTGCAAAGAATATTGAAAAGTTCAATAGACCAGTAACACATAGGGATAAGAAGAAAGAACTTAAAAAGAAAGGACCCGAGTTTAATAAGCATGATTATAATAGTCGTGATATGGATGAGGGTACTTACGTTGCCGCTAGAACAGATATTATATCAAACATTGTAGATAAAATACGTGATAAAGCGTTAGATGATGACGATTTAGTTAGACAGTTAGCTTCTTTAATTAATATGAAAGCTCAACCTCGAGGCAATGCTTTTAGAGCCCAATGGCAACTAGATCCTATAGAAGAATCAGACTTAGAAGAAGGCGAAGAAAGATCCGATATTAGAGACTTAATGATTCCTAAAATAAAAGAATATTTAGAAACAAAAGGTCCGGGATCGTTTATTAGTCTAGAAGATTTAGAAAGCGATTTATACGACTATGCTAGGCAATTAACACATGATGATTTAAATAGTTCAAGAGAACTAAGAAACTTTATGAGTAATCCAGGTGACGAAGCAAGTTCGGCTGTTAGTGAACTACTATCAGGAATGTATCAAGCAGAGTTTGAAGACTATATTACTACAGAAGGATTAGAAGAACAAGATTGCTGGGACGGTTATAAAAAAGATGGTACTCAAAAAGGTACTGGTAAGAACAAAGGCAAACGTGTTAATAAATGCGTACCTAAGGCGTAATTATGCATTGGTTATTCATACTATCATTAAAAGCAATATTATCAAGTATTATAGGCAGTAGCTTTTATGCTTGGTTTAAAAACACTAAAGTAGGTGTATGGTTTCAAGTTAAAATGGACAACACAATGGAATGGGTAGCAAAGAGATACGATATCGAAATCGCTAGTCGAGAAGAGAAATGGTTAGCACAATATCCCCTATTAGGCAACCGCATTGTGCAACTTGAAAAAGAAGTTGCAAAACTTAAAAAGAAAAAATAAATATGAAAATGACACACATAAACCCTGACGTGCCCGTTTGGGAAATTACAGATTTCGATTTGCCTGTAGTAGAGTGGCAACATGACGGTATATTGGATCAAGGTAATAACAATCCTGTTAAAAACCTTAGACGCTTATGTAAAATAGACGATAACAATTTTATAGAAGCATGGAAAAGTCATACCCGACAATTAGAAACATTTTTAAGTGAAGAGGCTGAAGAAATTGAAACAGTTAAACCTCTATGGATGGGAAAGATGAAAGGTATACAAGTTGGAGTTAACGACTTAACTATAATAAATGATTTTCCAGGTTTTAAAATGTCTCGGCATTTAGATAACCGAGGAGTTGTTGGAGTATTAATTATAAATTTACAAGACAACCCCGAAAACAGTAGTACAAATTTTTGGTCACATAATTGGGAAGATAAAGATCCATGGTACTCTAGTCCTACCAAAGCAGGCACAGGTGTGTTTATGTTAAACAGTTGGAATACTAGACACGACATAGACTTCAGTGTAGACCAAGCTGACTCTAGATTAATAGGTTATCAAACGATTGGAATTAATGCACTCATTAAATAGTATCCGGAACTTTATTCAGGCATAAATATTCCTTGTAACATAACACGGAGCAACATGCCAGTAAAATTTTCACCATCACAAACTACTTTTGTAAAAGGCAAAGGCAGGGTAACAACCCATTCATATATCAAACAACAGTCTAAAGAAGACTTAATCAAATACATAAACGACGGACAAAAGAACAAAGTTAAGCAGAAATGCCGCAACGAACTTGTCAGACGTGGTGTAGACTTAGTTTGGACTACAAAAGAATCCCAATAATTTCATAAAAGTGATAAATACTTGTTAAACGAAACCAGGTATTACTATGAAATTACATGATTTATTTGAAATTAGTGACTTTAAAAGGCGTGAACTAGAATACGAACTTAGGCACGAAGAACCTAATAGACATCCTAAAAAAGCAACTGACCAAGCAAAAATAAGAGACGCTAAAAAAAGATATAGTAAAGCAGTTGGCGTAATGAAAGGTAACACCGACGAAGGCATCGAAGAAGCAGAAGGCGATAAGTGTGAAATATGCAACGGTAGAGGAAAGATAGAT